CACGGGCCAGCGCCTCAGTGGTCTTGGACGTGACCTTCTCGCTGAGATCGGCAACCTTGCCCTTGAGCAGGTTGAGCTCCGTGATCTTGGACTCACGGGTCTTGAGGCGCTCCTCGATGGCCTCGATGACATTGCTGGTCTTGACGTACATGGTGCTCCTTCGTTGTGACAATGCCGCTACCCCATTGGCAGCGGCGACTTTTGGGTTGGCGAGCCGGTCGGCCCCCAACGCACAGGGACATGCCCTGTGCGAAGGCGGGCGGCCGGACTACTTGCCGGACTTCTTCATGGTGAAGCCGCCGCTACCCTTGCTGACCTTGGTCCAGCCCCCCATGGTGGTGCCGGAGCGCTGGCTCAGGCGGGCCGGGCTGGCCCCACGACCGAAGGACGCGGAACCCTTGCCGCTGGACGGACGGCTGTTGCCGCCCTTGCTGCTTGAACTTGCCATTGGTGATGGCCTTTCTGTGTTGTGACCCCAATCGGAGTCGGTTGGCGAGCCGGTCGGCTCCCAAGGTGGAGGGACGTGCCCTCCACCAAGGCAGGTGACCGGATCAGCGGGTGCAGTACTCCCAGGTGTAGCCCTTCCGCATGCACTCCTCGACCGTCTGGTTCTGAGTGATGAAGTAGAGGCCCAGGCACAGCATCACGATGACCGTGGCGAGCATGATGCTGACCCAGGTGAGCTTCTCGTTCATGGTGTCCTCCGGATCACGGCCATGACGGCCTCTGGGGTCAGGGGATTCAGCTTCATGATCTCGGGGAGCAGGTGCTTCGGAACCGGGTGGTAGTTGCTCCCGTCATACGGGGCGTACGAGATGTACGTGTTCCCCGTCAGCTTGCTGGTGCAGAACTGGAAGCAGCCCCGATCGGGCGAGCTCAGCAGGTCATGCCGATGGGTGAGGTTGTGCAGCATCGTCCTCATGGCATCTCCTTTCACGGTGAAATCGTCAGAGATCGCTGAGGTAGCTGGTCTCGGGATGGGGGAACTGGTGGCGCAGACGGCCGATGGCGTACTCGCAGGACCAGATGCGGTCCGACTGCCAGTCGACCTCGGGCTGATCGCCGCGCTCCTGAGCCTGCTCCTTGAGCCAGGCATGGTGACGGATGCGGCGCTCGATGCGCGTGATGGCCTCGGCCACGGTGACCGGGGGCATGACGACGTTCTCCTGGTACCACTTGCCCAAGGTTGACTGGGGCGCTGTGTCCAGCATGGTTATCTCCTATCGGGAGTGTTGAGGGTGAGCAGCACCGTGAGGGACACGGGCGGCTTTTGGGTTGGCGATGCGACTTGGCGCTCAATGCTCCGTGCCGACTGACCAGCAAGGTGCATGGCGTACTTCCACCGAGCCAGAGCGGCTTCGGCCTCATTGGTGCCGTACTTCTGATCAGCAAGGACGGCTATGAGGTACTCGCGCCTGAAGTCACGTCTCCGATGGTTGCGGAGCTGTTCGACTTCGAGGGGATCCATGGGATCGACTCAGCCGACTGCGATCGACTCAGAATCGCGCAACTCGAGCAGGGTCGGCTCGATGTGCTCCATGTGACGCAGGATGACGCGAGAGGGATTGGGCCACCGACCGTCCCACCGATGGGCCATCTTGTCGGCGCAATCGGCACAGGTACAGGACCACGGCTTACGGGTACACACGGGATGCCTCCTAGGGCGGGCTGTTGGGCTGACTTTTGGGTTGGCCATCGCGCACACGACTCAGGTTTCACCGTGAAACGCGACTGAGACAGGACATGCGAAAGGGCCCCTCCCCCGTAGGGGAGAGACCCAATCGACTAGAACACCGTCTCGGTGGCACCAGCCTCCAGCTCGGCGATCCGCGCACGGATCTTCTTGGCCTGCTTGGCAAGGGAGGCCAGCTTGTCCTTGAGCGCATCCAACTCATCGTCAGCGGAGACGTGGGACTTGAGCGTGTCCTCCCACGCATCGAGATCACCGGCGAAGCCGTTGAGCAGCGCCTTCTGCGCGGGGATGCCCAGACCCATGCTCGCGTAGCGATTGGTGAGCGACTTGATCCGGCTCAGGTCATCGGCATCGGTCACAGTGGACACGAGACCGACAAGCAGGTTCCGGGTCAGGGCAGACGGATTCGCAGCCAACAGACGGGGCAGCGACTCGTCAATCGCCTTGAGCTTGCGCTCCACCGTGGTGAAGGTGTTGCCCGTGGCGAACTGGGGCAGGTAGCGGAAGGCAGCGACCTCCCGCGTGTGGAGCGTGCTCTTGCTGTCCGTGTGGGCAGCACGCGCCACGGCGTAGTCCTTGAGGACGGTGTCGTTCATGATCACCCTTTCAGAGTGAAACAGGTGCTGTGCCATAGGTTCCCCCATTGTTGTGGGGTCACTACAGCACAGCGCGCCCCACGCGGTGTGGAGACGCGTTACTGCGCGAGCACCCTGTGTGCCCGCCAGTGTTGTGCATGGGATAGTTGCGTGTGTGCCGCTGTCCCATTGTTAGGGGAGAGTGTGAGAGTTTCACGGTGAAACCCCCGCGCGGCATGACGGATGCCCTCCGCGTGGGAGTCTCTCCCTCCCCTTCCATAAATATTCAGTATGGACCCCCCACCATTAGGTTAGAATTGGCTGGAGTGTTGCCAATGCGAACCCACGCTCAATGCGTTTCGTGATCCGTGTATGCCGCGATACATGCGTTTTCGTATAGCTGTATGCCGCGATACCGGCCACGCCCGCGCCCTGCACGCTCCCAGTTGCCTTTAGGATAGCCACTCACAGACCACGCCCACCCGCCAACCAGCGATATGAACATTGGCACAGCACCCACCACACCTCGGAAACACCCCAGCTGACACGGGCACGTTCCAGTGGACTGTTCCAGCTTCCCGGAACCGCGAGGTGGTTCTCCGGTACAGGGGCGCAGAGGATGTGGGATGTTGGGTGCATGGCCAAGATGAACTGGGATCGGGTGGCTCGGGAACGCAGTGGGTCGCAGATGGACTTCACCGAGAAGGCGCCCAAGGAGGAATGGGAGAGTCGCCGGGCACCTCGGTACACCACGGAGGAACGCCGGGCACGGTTCATCGCGCGCAACCGCAACCTCAACCCCAGGCAGTTCCGATGATCCAGTGGGGCGAGATGGAGGTGCTCCGGGAGGGGCGCGTGGTTCGGGAGCTGCGTGCGGGCGTGGACCATGTCCTCAAGGCCCCCGGTCCGGTGGTGATGGCGCGGTTGTCGGGGCGCAACCACGGGCATCAGGAGCATGTGGTGCACCCAGGGCGATTCGTTCCCTCGGGTTATGGCGTGGTGGTGTTCCGCATGGTGGGTCAACCAGTGCAGGTACAGCTCGGACGCGCGTTCCTCTACTAGCCCAAAGCGCAGGAGTTGGAGTACATTGGACTCCTACACTCTGGAGGATCAATGGGCTGGCCGTGGTACTGGTATGCGGGTGCGGTGTTCGGCACCTACGTGGTGGGGCTGGTGCTGTTGCCCCCTGTCTTACGGATAGCGCTGGTGCTGGCGCTGGCCCATCGCAAGCTGCGGCACCGCATGTACCGAGTGGGCCTGGAGTGGCGTCGGTTCCGTCGGGACACGCCCAGCTACCGCAAGCTCCGGCCCACCTGGCGCTACCGGCTGCGATACCACGTCTCCAAGACCCGGGAGCTGCCACGTCCCACGTTCAAGGGGCAGCCGGTGGTGGTGCCCGTTCCCGAGGTGCGCCTCAGCCATCGGCTGGCCTATCGGGCCCGGTCCGAGTGGAACCGGATGCGGGATGCCGTGGCCCCGGTGGTGCTGCGCCGGGACGGGTATGCGTGCGCGTGGTGCGACACCCCGCTGCACGAGGACAACTGGAGCATCGACCACATCATCCCCCTCTCCAAGGGTGGGTCCAACGAGATGCACAACCTGCAGGCCATGTGCCGGTCGTGCAACTCCCAGAAGGGCGATCGGGTGGATGCCTGGGGCAGGTTCTGGGACCGCATGTTCGTCTGAGCAGCCCTGACAAGCACGGGGTGCGGCCAGTAACTTTGGACCCATGGCAACCACCAACGTGCGCGGCAACGCCCCTGCGGGTGAGACGGACCGGTTCTCCCGGATGTTCAAGAACACGCCCGCACTCCCCTCGGGTCCCTCCCCGGTGCTGGCCATGCCCGGCACCGAGCGCCCGCTGCACCACCAGCCGCTGTCCCAGCCCGAGGTGCCACCCACCGCGTCGCCCACCCACCTGCACCCGGCGGTGGCGTTGGACGACCGGGCCAAGAACGCGCTGCTCAAGGTGTCCCCGGGGGCGCAGGCGGCCCAGCCCGCCCGGTCGGCCAGCCACCTGACCGAGAACGAGTTCGGTCAGGTGCGGGCTCGGTCAACGGGTCCCACTCCGCTGCATCTGCGTGGGGTGGAGCCCCCGGAGCCCAACATCGACCGGGCGGGCTCCATCTCAGAGCTGTCGCCCACCCAGATGGCCGGGTTCAACGCCGAGCCGTTCTCGCCCGGCCCCGGGCCCCGGCGCGCCCGTGGTCCGATGGACTCCCCGCACTGGCGCAAGCTGGACCTGGCCAGCAAGGCGGGCATGGGGGCGGAGATCCGTCCCACCGAGGGCGAGGCCCATGGCGGCCGGGTGTTCTCCAGCATCGACGCCATGCTCGAGGCCCGGGCCAACCCGGACCGGGCGCAGGCCCTGGCGCACAACCCGTCCCGTGCCAACATTGAGGAGCCCACCAAGGGCGGCACCGGGCGCATGGCCACGTCCATCGCCAACCGGGTCAACGAGGAGCTCAAGACCCGCACCCTCAGCCACCAGGTGGGTGACCCCATCCCGGAGCACCCGGCCAACGAGCACCTGGCGGGCCTGGCGGGCAACATCTTCGAGTCCCCGGAGGCGGGTCGGGCGTTCATCGGCCGCGCGCACGAGATGGCCCGGGCGCTCAAGGTCAGCCCGCAGTACCTGTCCCCGGCCCACCTGGGCACGGTCACCCGGTCGCTGGTCGAGGAGGGCCACGCCACCACCTGGGACTACGCCAACACCCAGGCGGCGCGCAAGGAGTCCTTCGAGAAGGAGCAGACCGTCAAGGACCGGCTGCTCCGCACCCGGGGCGCCATGGAGTCCCGGGACACGGCTGCCGCACTGCTCGAGTCGGCCAAGGACCGGCCGACCAGCCCGCATGCCTCCCCGGTCGACCTGAGCGGGCTGCGGGGCAGCGGCCGGTTCGGCAAGTCGGGCATGCCCGCCGGGTACCCCACGTCGGCCACCGGCCTGCGCGGCGGCGCGGATGCGGCCTCCTCGGGCGGCAAGCGGCGCACCGTCAGCCTGGACGACACCCGCGAGTTCGAGGACACCGACCTGGCCAAGCGGGAGGGCGGCAAGACCGTCTACACCCCGGACGAGATCCGGAGCATGGATCCGAGCAAGGCCGAGGAGCACCTGTCGGAGGCCCAGCTGGGCCAGGTGGACGAGAACCTGGCCAAGCGGGTGCAGCGCGGGCAGACCCGTGCCGCGTCCGCGCGCGTGGCCACGGCGGTGGCCGAGGGCAGCGATCCCAGGGCGGCGCTCAAGGGCGAGGGCTTCGTCCCGGGGTTCTCCCCGGTCGAGGAGACCGTGGGCGCGGGCCGGATGGGCAAGAAGGTCAAGCCGGGTGCCAGCTCCGGGGTCTCCCGGGAGCAGGCGGTCGGGTCGCTGTCCCACGAGGAGGACTTCCTCGCCGGTGACGTGCCCGGGCACGAGGACGTCTACAACAAGGCCCGCGAGCTCGATGTCCGGGCAGCTGGTCAGGCAGCGGCCGTGGAGCTCAGCCAGCGCAACGCCAAGAATGCCAGCGTGGCGGCCAAGCACGCCCTCGGCTCGATCAACACGTCCCGGGCGCTCACCACCCGTCGTCGCGGTGAGATGTCCGAGGCGGCGGAGAACCGGGCCCAGGCCGGGTACGTGCAGCGCCGCAACGCAGTGGACACCCTGGCCGAGCAGGTGGAGACGGCATCGGCGGCCATGAGCACCGCGCAGGCGCTGCACGGGTCGCGGAGCAAGCACTTCACGGACGCGCTCGCCCTGCACACCGAGCTGTCCGGGCGCCTGGAGCAGGCCACCTCGGAGCCCAAGCGGGTCACCCGAGCCACCAAGGTTGTGAGCGGGGTCGGAGCCAAGGAGCGGGTGGCTGCCAACCAGGAGCGCATCCGGGCCGAGGGTTCGGTGACGGAGCTCCCGGCCAAGCGGGTCGCTTCCCAGAAGCCGAAGGGGTGGCGCGGGGCTTAGCCCGGTGTCGTCTCCGCGTCGTCAGTAATCTGGGCCCGTGGAAGCTCTGCAGGCGTACAACGAGCACGCCCGTAGTGGCCTGCCCGGGTACGCTCTGGTGAACGCGTACCCGAACGGCGCCACCTTCGGGGACAAGTCGAAGATCGTCGACCTGCAGGACGGTCGGTTCAAGATCGTCAGCCCGACGCATGGCTACGACTACACCTTCGACACGCTCTCGGACACGCTCACGGACAGCGCGGGGACTCCCCTGCCCCCCGGCACCATCGTGGACGAGCAGGCGTACGCCACCCGCAATGTTGGCGCCGACAAGATCCAGGCGGTCGGGAAGACGACCGAGGAGCTGATGTCTCCCATCCGGCTGCTGCAGCGGTACATGGCCGCGCAGGACATGCCACCGGGGCCGGATCGGGATCGGGCGGTGAGTGACGCCCTCCAGAACCTCCAGGGCACCCCCGCCGCCGGTGGGATCCAGTACAGGGGCGGCAAGACCGTCCCGATCGACTACGCCCCCGAGCCCACGCCCGGGCAGCCCACCATTGATCCCTATGGCCAGCAGTTCGGTCGGGAGGAGGGTCCGGCAGCCCCGGCAACACCGGCCCGGCACCTGGTGGAGTCCCAGGCGTGGAACGACATGGTGGGTCAGCGGGCCAACGCGCACATGCTGGTCGGCTCGGACATCGTGGGCGAGGGCAAGGCCAACTCGACGCACACGGTGCCCTACGACGACGGATCCGAGGTCACCTACCGACTCGGCGAGCCGTACAACAATGAGGAGACCGGGACTTCCGGATACAAGGTCTTGGGGTGGAAGGTGCACGTCCCCCACCTGGTGGGTCAGCCAGGAGAGGCGCATACCTACGAGCGGGAGCACGTCCACCGGAACCAGCGGCAGCCGTTCATCAAGGGCCTGAAGCACAAGCTCACCATCACGGGCGAGGACGGCCAGGACTACTCCTCGGACGTGGACAGCCACGACATCGGGGAGGGAACGGAAGCGCCCCAGGTCTCGGCCCGGTACGAGGAGTCGCAGGCGCGTGCCCGGGCGCGCGGGATGCTGGAGTACAACGACGAGGCGTACGCCGCCGACGTGAAGCGCCAGGAGGCCGAGGCCCCGGTCAACGAGCTGTTCGACAAGGCCCGCGACTACGGCGGCCTGCCCGAGGCCATGACCGCGCTCCCGGTGCACCGCCTCCGTCAGCATGGCGTCCAGATGGGTGAGGGCACCTACGAGGCGGGCGGGCTGGCGAAGCTCACCGGAGACGTCGTGGGCAGGAACGAGATGAAGACCGGGGCGGAGAAGCTGGCCGAGCTGGTCAGTCAGCACCAGGACTTCCACCCGAACAACTTCAACGAGGGTGGCGGCTGGTCGGTGGACCCTGACCGGATGGATCAGGAGCCCTACCTCAACTACCACTGGCAGAAGATCATGGGATCCCTGCGGCGGATCACCAACCCCGAGCACTCGGACAAGTACGACCCCGACACGGTGGCCTCTGCCAATGATGCCCTCCGGAAGATCACTGCAGAGGGCGGCCAGGAACACCAACGGACCACTGGGCGCAGCTGGCTGGCGCGCATCCAGAACAGCGCGCGGCGCAACGCCTCCCCCGAGATCGAGGAGCCGATGAAGGAGCGGGCCACCCCGGGGCGCAAGCCCACGGAGCCGTTCCCCCACGAGACCCCGATCACCGTTCACGGCGGCACCCTGCGCGTTCAGCACTCGGAGGGCGGCAAGCGGGTCTCGAAGCCGTTCGACATCACCGAGTCGCACCCGGAGATCCTGGGAGCCACCACGATCGGCGAGCTCCACGAGGCCCTGAAGTCCACCCGCGTGGTCAACCCGGCCCTCGTCATGAAGGAAGCGGCCGGTGCGCGCCCGGAGGAGCGCAGTCGGGGCGGGGTCGCTCCGCACTCCGCACTGATCGAGGCCACGGTGCACACCCCCGAAGGTCCGAAGACCCTGCACCTCAGCGGCAACCCCAACACCACCCAGTACCGACCCGACAAGGGAGAGGCGTCTCGAGCCAAGAAGAACCGGGGCCAGGTGGCGTTCGGCGTGTACCACCCGATGACGAACACGGTGCTGCACGACCCGAAGACCAAGGAGCCGCACGTCTTCATATCCCGCCAGGCCGCCTTGGACGCCGCAGCCCGGAACCAGGCGGCCGGGGCGCACGAACAGCATGTGGTCATCCCGCTGCACCACCCGCAGGCGGCCAACCCCCGGCGAGGGCTCCCGATCATCACCCCGCGTCCTCCTGACTCATTGGCACGGGAGAACCTTCCCCGGGAGACGATGGCGCGCGAGGAGGGCAAGTCCTACGCCCCGGAGTCAGCCTGGGGAGGGGAGTTGCACACCGGTGGCATCGCCGCCTTCCACGCCCAGAAGAAGGCCGCAGCGGAGGTGACAGCAGAGGGGGCAGCCCGTGAAGCGCCCATCCAGATGGCCCAACATGAGCGGACCCCGATGGGGCGCCGGGGGCAGAGCTTCCAGCGGGTTTAGCCACCCCAAGGTTGGGCGCCGTTCTCTAGACTCGCTCTCATGGGTGAGGTTGCGGCGCGTCAGGGGCACAAGGGCTCGCACGGCCATTGCCGCAAGATCCGGGAGACCGACGAGATCATCGTCTACCGCTGCAAGGGCTCCGACAAGAATGGCGGCCGCGAGCAGGACGTCACGTACCACAAGAAGACTCAGAAGACGACGACCACGGACTCCGCCCGGGCGGACTACGAGAAGGACCACGGCAAGCTCGACAAGGACACCGACGTGGACCACAAGGACAACAACAAGGACAACAACTCGAAGTCCAACCTTCAGGCGATGAGCCATGGCAAGAATGTGGCCAAGCGGAACAAGCACGAAGCCGGGAAGGACTGACATGGCGGCGACGGCGAGTTCAGGGTCCGGTAGGCCCACTCGGGTGATCCCCGGCAAGGAGGCGACGCTCCGGGAGAGCGCCCTGCCGGACGCAGCGGGGCTCCTGCAGCGGTTCGCGGCGTCTCGGGGCGGACGCGCGGAGCGGATGGCCGATCGGGAGCTCTCGCTCACGATGCAGGGCAACCAGCACGCCCACGAGCAGGGCCAGCAGCTCCGGGCCTACCAGTTCGAGGCGCTGCAGAACCTGAACCGGGACTACACCAGCACCGAGGGCCACGGGGTGGACAAGGCAGCCCGGCATGCCCAGGGAGCACGACTGGCCGGGGCGCACAATGTTGAGGGCCTCGATCCGCACCCGCACACGTACCACGCCCCGGCTGATGTCGGCCCGCGCAACACGGAGCCGTTCGGCCAGGTGAACCTCGGCATGCCGGGAGCAGCATCCCGGTCACCGAAGACGAGCCCCCTGCAGGAGACGGCCCAGAGGGCGTACGCCGAGCGGGTGGATGAGGGCAACCAGCAGCGGGCCCAGGCCCGACAGGAGCAGCAGGCTCGCGCGCACCCGGGACCCACGAGGGGCCCGGGGAACACTTTCAGCCCGGTCGGCGGCCTGTCCAGCTCGGACACCGGGGCACCCCTGGAGGGGAAGCTGGTCCCGGCCAGCGTGGGTCCGGGTCCGAAGCGTCCCATCCCCATGGGAGGACCGATCGCGCTGGGAGGGCCGATCGCCCTGCCCGGTCGGGAAGGTCCGGAGCACGTCGGTCCCAACAGCTCTGGCGGCCAGGTGTTCAACATGGGCCCGGGGTCCCACCGGGGCAAGCAGGTGACCCACCAGGGGCAGCAGTTCCAGGTGACCTCGAAGGTTCGGGGCCACGACAGTCACTGGCACGCCCGCCCGATGGGCAGCGCCAATGATGAGTCCGTCAACGAGTCCGAGTCCACGAACAGCATGACCTGAGGAGAGAGATGACTGCCCTGACCAAGATCGAGATCCTCCGGCCGCTGGACCCGCAGCCGGAAGACGGCAGTGGCCCGGGGTTCATCTCGGCCGCCGACATCAAGAAGGTCGTCGGGGACCTCTACGACACCTTCGCAGCGGCCCCGTCCACCGGGGACCAGCTGGCGATCCTCGAGTACTACGTGACCGCCCAGCGGAAGATCACCGGGGAGCTGATCCGGACCTTTACCGACGCCAACGGACAGCCGCGCACCGGGTTGTCCACCGACGAGGTGGTGGCGCGGCTGGTGCATGTCCTCTCGGCATACCGGAACCCGTCGGCACCGTTCCTGGAGCGGGGCGAGGGTGCGGCCTACTCCAGCCTCGGGGCGCTCAACGCGGATCGGCGCTCGAACTTCCCCACCAACTGGGCCACCATGGATCCGTCGTGGACGGCCACCCTCGATCTCGCGGGCGTTCCCACCACCGTCTGGTGGAACGGGGTCGCATTCGAGATCGTCGATCCCGCCGGTGCTCCCGAGACCGGGCAGTACAAGGGCGACCCGACGGCTCTGGAGGACGGGGACATCTTCCAGTGCGTCGATGTGGACCTGATCGACCTCAAGGTTCTCCATGGGGCCGGGTTCCAGGGCGGGGTCAGCTCGGCCGATTTCACTGTCAAGGATGTCACGGGGGCGTCCAAGGCATTCCGTTGGAACGCAACCCTTGCTCATCTCGAACTGGTCATCATCTAGAAGGCGTAACCCATGATCGATCCTCGGAAGATTGAGGTCGCACTCATCCCCTTGGGTCCTCTTCCGGGAGATCCGGATCAGGGCTACGTGGATGTGGTGGACCTGCGCCGGGTCCTCTTCGACCTGATGGCGCTGGTTCCGGACGCCGCAGCGGTGTACGGGCCCTACGTCCGAGTGATCAGCACCCGACCGGAGTACGAGCGCCTGGAGGCCGAGGCAGCTGCGGGTGGACTCCCCGCAGGCGTGATGGCGATCGTCAACAAGGCGTTGCTGTCCCCGGCTCCGAAGTTCGATGCCGTTGTCGTATGGGATGGAAGTCGGTGGGTTCCCCTCGAGGGCGTGGTCGCGCCAGGCGTTCAGGGCCAGGGGATCCACATCACCAATGTTGTGCGGTCCGAGTCCATGCTCCCGGGGTGGCCCAATGCTGGCGTCCCGGCCGGAGACGCCTATCTGGTGACGGACTCCGGTGAGCTGGCCATCTCGGACGGTTCGGCGTGGAACATGCTCTCCAACCTTGTGGGTCCCGAGGGACCCCAGGGCCAGCAGGGTGTTCCCGGGCCCAAGGGAGACACGGGACCGCAGGGCCCCCGTGGGTTTGATGGGAGAGTCGGCCCCACCGGACCCCAGGGCACGCCCGGTGCGGACGGGTCCGGGGTCACCATCCGGGGATCCGGGACGTGGTCCTACATCACTACGCTCCAGGGCTCTGTCGGGGACATGTGGATCCTCACCGACACCTCAGGCGCTCCAGTGGGCCCGGATCATCCGGCCGCCATTGGCGATGGCGTGGTGTGGGACGGATCTGCGTGGCAGAACGTCGGCCCCATCCGGGGACCCCAAGGCCCCGTCGGGCCACAAGGGGAGCAAGGACCTCGGGGAGAGAAGGGCGACACCGGTGATCCGGGAGTCGACGGAGTTGATGGATCCGAGTGGATCTTCGGTCGGGGCGCACCTGCTCCCACCATTGGGGATCAGAATGACGCCTACCTGGATACGACCACCTGGGACGTGTACACCCGCGAGATCATCTCGCTGACCGGAGGGAACTGACATGGCGTGGGCCAAGGCAGGAAACATCAAGGGCCCACAGGGCGATCCTGGACAAGCGGGAGCTCCCGGTTCCCAGATCTACACCGATGTGGCCCTCCTCCCCCCGCATGATCTGGGGGCAGAGGGCGACTACTTCTTCTCCGAGACCACCAAGGTGCTGTTCGGGCCTCGAGGCGCAACCGCATGGCCACTCTCCGGAATCTCCCTGAAGGGCGAGACCGGTGATCGGGGCCCCGGTCTTTCGATCGAAGGGTCGGTCACCAATGTTGAGGACCTTCCCGCCGACTCCGTGCCGGGGAACATCTACTTCGTCACCAGCACCGGCGATATGTGGATCTCCACGGATGTTGCGGCCGCTGGCGCTGCAGGGCACCAGAACCTGGGACAGATCCAGGGACCGCAGGGTGACGCCGGGTCCACGATCCTCTCGGGTGCAGGTGTCCCCGCTGCCGATATCGGCAGGGACGGTGACTACTACCTGGACCTGTCGGGCAAGACGCTGTACGGACCCCGGACGGGCGGAACATCTGGGGCGTGGGGCTCTGGTCTGTCGTTGGCCGGTCCTCAGGGCAACGTCGGTCCGCAGGGAGCTCCGGGAGCTCGAGGCAACGGGTGGTTCATCGGGGCCGGGATACCCACCAATGTTCCCAACGCGGTTGTCGGCGACCTCTACCTGGACACGGCCACTGGCGACGTCTACAACCTCGTCTCGTAAGGACACCCGATGGCATGGGAGCAGAAGCTCAACATCAAGGGCCCCAAGGGAGACACCGGAGACACCGGTCCCCAGGGCCCCCCTGGAGGCACGGGTCCTCAGGGGCCCCAAGGGATCCAGGGTCAGGGCATCCGCATCCTCAGCGCGGTCGCCACAGCGGGTGATCTTCCGACCACGGGGAACCAGCCGGGTGATGCCCATCTGGTGACGGCCACTGGTGATGTGCACATCTGGAACACCGACGGCCAGTGGCAGGCGATCGGCCACTTCCAGGGTCCTCAGGGAAGCCAGGGCCCTGTCGGTCCGAAGGGCGATACGGGCAACACCGGACTCCAAGGCCCCAAGGGCGACAAGGGTGACCCGGGGATCCAGGGAATCCAAGGTGAGGTTGGCGCTCAGGGCCCTGCCGGGCCGAAGGGCGACAAGGGCGACACAGGTGCCCAAGGGATCCAGGGCGAGGTCGGTCCATCGGGAGCCACGGGTGGAGTCGGTCCCCAGGGACCCAAGGGCGATACCGGAGCTGCCGGAGCCGACGGCGCTACGGGTGCCCAGGGACCCAAGGGCGACAAGGGCGATCAGGGCAACCCCGGGATCCAAGGCCCTCCTGGCAATGATGGGGCCCAAGGTCCCAAGGGTGACACGGGCGAACAGGGCCCCACGGGCCTTCAGGGCATCCAAGGTGTTCCTGGAGCTGATGGCGCCACTGGTCCTGCAGGTCCCGCTGGTCCGCTGGACATCCTGACCGACGTGACCGCCCCGGCTGACACCCCGCCCGGCAAGGTGCTCGGGACGACGGCAGAGGGCGCATGGGGTCCGATCGACCCGCCTGTCTCCGGGATGCCCGTCGGCATGGGCTTCGACCAGACCTCCATCGACCCGTGGGTCAGTGGCTCGGGTGTGGACCGGGGCACCATCGTCACGCACAACGGCGACTACTACTTCGCCCTCTCGTCCGACAACGCTGACACCGAGCCCGGCACGGATTACGGTGCGATCTGGTTCGAGTTGTCCGGCCACTCGCTTGCCGAGTGGGTAAGCATCCTGGAGGAGACCGCCGCTGAGAACGCTAGGGCTCTCAACGGAATCTTCAGTGCGGCTATGCCCGGCATTTGGGAAAGCACCAACAGCTACTCCGTCGGGGATTACGTCGTTGACTGGGACACCCGGAGCATGTACCGCTGCATCGCTGATGGCTCTTACGGTCAGGAGTTTCCGCCCGCTGACGGTGTGAGCAACCAGTGGTGGACGCTCTCGGGCGCGAGCGTGTGGGACGCACCATCGAGCGGGCTGCCTGATATCCCCGGCCCGCTTGGGGGGACGTGGCGGATCAGCGCCAACCAGAATCCCAGTCAGCCCGGGGAGGCGACGCTGGAACTGCACGGCGGAGGTACGCAGGTCGGTGTCATCGCGTTCCATTCGGAGGATCTGAATGGTCGGATCTGGACGCGAGCAGAGTTGCAGTCGCTGTTCCCCGATGACGGCACCGAGCATCTGTGGACGTACTACATCGGCATGGACACCTACGAGGTGGCTACTGCCACTGTGTCGTGGATCAGTGGCGGTGGGTCTGGCGACTACTTCTCGCTGACCACGACGAGTTACCTTGACCCGTCGCGGCCCAAGCCAACGGTGATCCCGCCTGCGAGCTCGCTGATCAATGTCACCTTCAGCGGCGGTGTCCCCGACGGTTCTGTGCTCACCCTCGACAACGGTCAGCCCGTGTGGGGCGACACGAGTGCTCTCGTTGGTCCTGCTGGCGCCCCAGGTGCAGTGGGACCGGCTGGACCTCAGGGCAATGATGGGGCTCAGGGCCCGCAGGGCACCACCGGGCCGAAGGGTGATACCGGTGACACGGGTCCCGCTGGCCCGACGGCCGTGTCCACTGATGCGGGGAACCAGTCGAAGCTGGGTACTGACAGCCTGATCTTCACCCCAGCAGAGGTGGCGATCCAGGACGCGGAGCCGACGAGCCCAGACATCAAGATCTGGGTGAACCCGTCGGCGGCAGGCAGTACTGGCGGCTTCCTGCCACTGACCGGTGGGGAACTGTCCGGCGAGTTGACGGTGGCCGCTCACGGCATCACGGTCAACTCCGACGGCAACGCCTTCTTCGCCATCGAGCGCGGCGACGGTGGTGATCTTGCCCAGTTCGAGTTTCGCAGCAAGGACACCGGCAATCAGGACTTCGTGCTCGGCACTACCGGTGCGGGCGCCAATCGGCGCTTCCGCATCTACACGAACGGCAAGGAAGTCGATGTCCTCCAGATCGACCGGAGCACCGGGCACATCAGCCTGCTCAACGGGACGGACCTGATCCTCGTCAACGAGCCCACTGCCGCCAAGCACGCCGCGACCAAGGCGTACGTGGACTCCCACGCGGCGGCGGCTGTCGTGTCCCCAACCGCACCGGCCTCCCCCAAGTCGGGGATGATCTGGGTCCCACAGGTGACCTGATGCGGCTGTTGCACCGGTACAACCACGGTCTGGTCTGGGCGGTCAACGGGGGGTTCTTCGCCCCACCGGAGCGCCAGACCCAGTGCGTGTCCTTCCTGCAGGCCGACGGCACTCCGGCGCACCGCTGGACGCTGCAGGGCGGCGGGTTCAACTTCTGCTACATGATCCCGCTCAACGTGATCACCGGGACGGCGAACGGCAAGCAGATCTGGGCTCGCGGGGAGTACCGGACCAACTGGGACGCGCCCGGTTCGATCGGGGGTGTGTTCGCCTCCGAGTTGGCCGGGGTCAGCAAGCCGATGTGGGTCGCCGACAGCAAGTGGCGTCCGTTCCAGGCACCGCTGGCATTCATGGATGGTGGCATCCAACTCTGGTGGTGGGGCACTGATGGGGTCAACAAGGACGGCTGCTGGGTCGAGGTCCGCAACCTCACGCTCTGGGACGAGCCGACCCCGGCGGGTTGGGACGGGGTCCAGTGGGTCCCGCAGCCGAAGGGCTGGGACGGCAACTCGTGGGAGCCGATCGCGGCTCACGACGGGGTCCGCTGGGTGGGGGCCCCCGAGACCCACTACGAGGAGGACTGGTCTGACTGGATGACGGTGGGGTCATCGGCGTCGTTCTCCGCCCCAGCGGCGTGGTTCACAGCCGGGGTGACCCACTATGACAAGGGTTTCCAGAAGGTGAAGTGGCGGTACTCGATCAAGGGCCAGAAGATCCAGTACCAGGGGTTGGCCCAGTTCACCCAGGACTGGGTGGATCTGCTGAATCCCACCGTGGTCCGGTCACTCATCATCTCCTGCTCGATCCCAACCCACTACGTCGGGTCCTATCCGAACGGGCATTACGAGGATGTGATCCCGAAGCCGACGGTCAACGCGATGTCCTATGGGGTGGCCTCCCCGGACAAGACCGCGCTGTTCTCCGGGGTGATGGTGCGCTTCGACGCAGTCCCGTCTCCACCACCGGCTCCGGATGCGATCTTCTCGTACAACATCCACCATGACGTGCACCTGCGGTGGTTCAACGGCCAGGAGCACATGCCTGTCGGGGCGTGGATGGGGATCGACGCGGTCTTCTACTTCGGAGATGAGCCGACATGACGTGGAGCCCATGGATGGCGGTCAAGCCCGCCGGGTATGTCGGGGAGAAGCCGTACGCCACGTTCGTGTCCGGGTGGGTGCCCTACGCGAGTGGGATCACGGGTGGGACCGCCCTGTCGAACGGCGTCCATCCCGGCGCTTTGGACCGCGTGCCCGCGCTGGCCCGGGATGGGAGCATCGAGACCGAGTGGCACTCCGACGATGGCCCGGAGCGCTGGATCGGGATCGACTTCGGGGCTCCGACGACCATCGCCGGGTTCACGCTCCGGCAGCGGTCGGCTGCCCAGGCCGGACCGTCCAACGGGCACTTCTTCAAGACCGTCACCGTGGACCACTCCGACGACGGCGTGACGTGGATCCCGGGAGCCACCACGACGGTCCCCGCCGAGAAGGTGGCGGCGTCCGCGCTGGTCAGCCTTGAGATCGGGTCCGTCCACACCGCCCGGTTCTGGCGCGCCCGGCAGACTGGCCCGAACGCACTGGGGATGAACTGGTTTGTGGTCTCCGAGATGGCGTTCTTCAACGACCACGGAGCTGGTGGGTTCCAGCGTCCAGCGTGGCGGTATGACCCGGATCTGGGGTACATCGAGTACCGGGGCCTGTGTCAACCGGCTGAGGACATGGCGGCTGGGTCGAAGAAGACCATCGTCTGCTTCATGGACCCAGGTCCAGCGCTGCCCAAGATCATGTTCGGGATGATGCACTGGGGGATCAGCGGTCTGGGTTTGATTGCAACCTGGGGCGACGTGTTCCGGATCGACAGTGGGCGTGACGACACCCCGGGCGCTCACCACTATCTTGCCTTTGAGACCACCGGGGCCCCGTCGATCCCGAACCAGATGTGGTTCTCACTGGCGCGGGTTCACCGGTCATGTGCGAATGACCCAACGTGGGGGCCGTGGATCAACGTGGGGACCGAGGCGATCGCCGGGTCGCTGGTCAAGATGGAGTACGCGCCCGGGTTCCAGGCGTACCCGGGATGGGTGGGGCCCCGCTGGCGCTGCTCACAGGACTTCCGCAGGTGGCAGGTGACTGGGCTGGTGCAGCCCACCCGCGCCTTGGCCGGGACGGTTGACACCCTCTTCCACGTCACCCACCCGCAGCCCCATGACGGGGCCCAGTTCCTGCTGGAGTCGATGGGCATGTTCCAGTGGGCTGGAGGCCATGTCGGGTCCCAGCGGGTGGACGTGATCAAGACAGCGATCGGGCACGACATCTCGTTCGTGATCCCGAAGGCGGTGAGCCCCGGGTACGTGGCCATCGACCTTGAGTACGAGTTGCCCCCACCACGGCGGCTGGTCCACACCTGGGACTTCAACACCGGACTCGACGGATGGGTCAAGGGGTCCGGCGGGATCATGGGCGGGACCTACCCCGACATCGTGTGGCACCCGAACGGGCACGCACAGGTGGACACTCCCGAGGCATCGTTCATGGGGGGCCCGGGGATCATCCACCTTCCGGGCGACGCTCTGGCTGCCGCGATGGGCGGGACATATGCCGGTGGGGACTACGAGTTGCGAGTGACATGGCGCTCCGACCTGTTCGCGGGAGCGGCGGACGGCAATGCCAGCATGACGATGATGCTGGGCAACGCCACCACCATTGCGGTGGGGGACTTCGCAGCCCAACCAGTGTTCATCACCTCTGTTGGGGCCTTCAGCATCATTGGGTCCGGGAGCGGGATCGACCTGGGATGGATGGTGCCCGGTGGACTGTTTGGATCCCCGACGGCTCGCTACAGGATCTATGTTGACTCAGTCGAGCTGTGGAAGGTCTAGGAGGAGCGATGGGTTACAACGAGATCGCCGCTGCGGCGGTTGACATGGATCTGCGATCGAGGATCGCGGCGTGCATGGCGCAGGAGGGGTACTCCCGGATGGGGATCCCCGCGCTGGTGCTCGCCGATCGGGTGCAGTGGGAGTGTGCCGGACAGCCGGGATGGGGTGAGGCGTACGCATCGGCGGTCGCCGCGCTGATGGACCGCCCGGGATGGGAGCCCGCAGTGATCACCGACGGGATGATCCTGTCGGCGGTGCAGGGGATCATGGGCAACCCCACCGTGGTCCCGATGGACACCAACCCGGCTCCTGCCGCACCACCCGCCCCGGTGGAGGAGCCCTCCGGACCGGCGGCACCGCAGGTCTGACATGAGCACCCCGACCACGACGCTCTGGAACGACTGCGAGGGCGGCACGCCCGGGCAGTTCGTCACCGCGGACGAACAGGGTTCGGGGACGCCGTGGACTACGGTCAGTCCCAACCTCGTGCCGTACACGGCGGACGGCAAGAACGGTATCGGGGTCAAGGCCGAGGGCAACGCGACCGGGCTCCTCCAGTGGAACATGGCAGCCCCGGTGACCAAGACGGCGATCGGGTTCTGGTTCAAGCCCGGAGCGGCACCGTCGGTGGATGCGCGGCTGTGCGACATACGCAACTCCTCCTCCGCTGGGACCGTGGGCGGGGTGCTCTACACCACCGGGGCAAACCAGCGGTTCCGGATCATGCAGGGATCCTCCGGACTCGCCACCGGTCAGTCACCGCACCTTCCGCCCGGGGTCTGGTACTGGGTCACGATGGGTTGGGACACCGACGCGAGGACCGCCCGGCTCAGGGTCTACGACACTGACGGAGCCCCCCTGCACGACTCCGGGGCCGTTGCCATCACGCCGCCCTTCGCCGACTTCAGGGTCTTCAGGTTCGTGCGCCCGGTGTCCTATGACCCGGGCCCGAGCGTCTTCGATGACTTCCAGTGCAACATCGGGTCTGCCGAACCGTTGCTTCCGTGGCTGCCCGCACCCCCGCCCGTGGAGCCACCACCGACAGAGCCGCAGTCCACAAGCATCCGCGCCTCCTATCTCGATCCGACCACTGGGCGGTTGGTCCCTCTCGCTGGCGAACAGGGCGCCCAAGGTCCGAAGGGTCCGACCGGGCCCCAGGGTGACAAGGGACCTCCCGGCGCGCCCGGTGTCGGCCCGGACGGCGACAAGGGACCCGTCGGCGACAAGGGACCGACCGGGGACAAGGGACCCACGGGCGCCGTCGGTGCCACCGGAACGGTGGCCGGAGCGAAGGGCCCGACCGGAGCGCAGGGGCCGACAGGTCCGGCCGGTCCGCAGGGACCGCAGGGTCCGGGCGGTGGGCAGGGCCCGTCCGGCGACGCATCCCAGCGGTACCGCATCGCCATGGGCTCGACCATGGTGACCCCGATCGCCAACACCTACACCTACAAGGACGAGTCCTACGGTGGCAACAACTACCCGTCCGGCGACCCGGGGCTGGTCATCACTGGGGCGTCCACCGTCATGGGCTCCACGGTGAAGGGTGTCAGCGTGGACACCCACTGGGCGACTGGGTTCCGGGTGTGCGTGCTGCGGTCGAACAACACTTCGACGTGGATTCACTGGGTGGTCTGGGGGGCGATCTCGTGACCAACATCATCATGGCGCGGGACGTCAATGGGAACTTCGTGGAGATCGATCTCACTGGGCTTCCCGGGATCGAGGGCCCGATCGGGGACAAGGGTCCCGTCGGGCCACCGGGGGATGCGGCAACTGGATCTGGTGACACGCCGGGAGCAAAGGGGCCCACTGGGGACAAGGGACCGACTGGGGATGTGGGACCGAAGGGCGACACCGGAGCTCCCGGTGCCGTGGGACCGCAGGGTCCCGCTGGGGATCAGGGGCCAGCGGGCCCGACTGGTGGTGCAGGGCCAACAGGGATCCAAGGACCGGGAGGGGCACAAGGCCCGGCCGGGCAACCGCAGGGCGTCACGTTCCGCATGGGGTACGTGGACGTCAACCCGACGGCGAACACCCCCACCTCGGCCAACGTGTCGTTCAACCCGCCATTCGCCCAGCCCCCCGTGCTCATCGCCTGCGCCAGTTCCACGGTGCCCGGTACCGTGAAGGCGGTCGGGGTGAGCACAGGCCCGTCCGTGTCCGGCGGCACCGTGTGGGTGTACCGCACGAACGGCACGAACACTCGGGTCAACTGGATTGCGATTGGGGTTGGCTGATGGCCAACATTGAGTACCGCGACCCAACAACGGGACAGATGGTCCCGATACCTGTGGCTCCCGGTTCGCGTGGGGAACGGGGTCCGATAGGGCCGAAGGGTGACACCGGTCCCACTGGCCCCAGTGGCGGGACCATCAAGGGTCCGACGGGTGACAAAGGGCCGACGGGTGACAAAGGTCCGACGGGACCGGAAGGTGATCGCGGTGCTGCCGGTGGAGTAGGTCCCGTGGGCTCCCAGGGACCTCAAGGCCCCGGAGGCGGGCAAGGTCCAGCAGGCGGGCAAGGTCCAGCAGGAGGAACGGGTCCGGCTGGGCCGAACCACCCGTACTCGATCCGAGCAGGCATGGCATGGGTCAACGGTGGTGCTGGTAACCGAGAGGCGCGGGTCAACTTCTCCAGTCCGTTCAACAGCGTCCCCGTCGTCGTCGTCAGCATGAGGACCAGCACACCCGGCGACATCTACGTCAACGCTACTGTGAGCGCGGTGGACGCTGCCGGATTCACAGCCCACGTCAACCGCACGAACGCGACGGACTGCCTCGTGGACTACTTCGCGGTGGCACCACGATGAGGAGGCCCTGATGGCATCACCGTTCTCTCCCGGCACCCGGGTCGTCGTCCAGTGGGCTGAGTCGAACTCCACGATGACGGTGGACGTGATCCAGTCCAAGAGCCCGGACCGCCCGGACGACCTATGGGTTCCTCTGGGCGACCAGTTCGTCCAGTTCTGGGATGCCGAGTTGGAGAGCTACTCACCATTGTTCCTGTCGGCCGACCGAATCGAGGAGGTTCCGTGAGTGACGAGACCGTGGTGGAGGTCAAGGACGACCTCTGGGACGACTTCGATCCCCTGACCACTGAGGGTGACGACGTCGTGGACGAGTTCCACGAGTCCGACGTGGAGGGTGACCTCGATGAGTAGCCCGCATGACCGGATCACCCGGTCCGGAAAGACGCTGTCCCGACGCGTGTGGGCGCTGCTGGAGGACGTGGAGAAGGAGGTCGGGCTGCAGCTGACCGTGCTCCAGGGGTCCTACCACTCCGGCACGTCCGCCTCTGCTGGGACCCACGATGGAGCTGGTGCGATCGACGTCAGCGTCCACGGGATGAGTGAGTCCACCGCGATCAAGGTGTGCACCGCGTTTCGCAAGCGGTTCGGGGATGCCTGGTTCCGCTCTCCCAAGTACGGCTGGCCGTCCCATCTCGGGGGACCGCACATCCACGTCATCGTGGCTGATGAGCCGGGGTTGTCCTCGGGCGCCAAGAATCAGGTGGCGGCGTACAACCGTGGCCAGAACGGCCTCGCGTCCCACGCCCACGATCCGTTCCCCCGTCCCGCCCAGCACCACTTCGAGATGGGCGGCTCGTCATCGACGCATGTCTCGTCGGGGGCGGCCGTGAAGCTGTCCAACCTCAAGTTCGGGGCGCGCAACGACGACGTGAAGGACCTGCAGCACGCGCTGCACATCACTGCCGACGGGTACTACGGGCCGCAGACCGATGATGCGGTTCGCGCCGACCAGCGCTCCCGTGGCTGGGCCGCCGACCCAAAGGGCCACTCCTACGTCGGTCCTCGGCAAGCGCAGGCCCTGGGCCTGCACGTAACCTGAGCACAACTCACCCAAAGACAAGGAACAGTGATGGTCACCGTACTCGCCACGTATCTCGCCAAGTCCCTCACCTCCTCTGACGGCAAGATGTTCGCCACCTACGAGCGCAGTTCCGGCCAGGGTGCCGAGGTGATCCTGCTTCCCGTCGAGGACCAGGCTGCCGTGCGCCTGGGCAGCATCCACGCCCTGCTGCTGGAGGAAGCTCCCACGCCGACGGAGATCGCCCAGGCGATTCCGTTCCCCGTTCCCAACCCAGTGCCCCAGGCAGTCCCGGGCGCCGTTCCGGGATACGCGTACACGATCCCCGTGGCACCCGTGTCTGTTCCACAGCAGACTCCGTACAAGGTTCCGGTTCCGGGTCCAATGTTGGTGCCCCAGCTGGTGCCGTACATGACCCCGGAGCAGGTGGAGCAGATTCCCGGGCTGGTCCCGATGAAGGTGCCGGTTCCCAACCCGGAAGTTCCTGAGGCCATTCCGTACATCTGGCCGGAGCAGTCCCACAACGTGCCTGCCGCATGGGTGGTCCCGCCGAGCAACGTGCCCCCGCTGCCCTACGTGGTGCCGCCGCCCATCGTGAACCCGCAGAGCACCCCGGTGCTGGTTCCCGGGCGCATCGCTCCCGAGCTGGTGTCCGACCCTGCTCCCTCGAACCTCCCCGTGGATGTTCCGATGCGCGTGGACCAGGATCCGGACGTGGGCTACCTCACCGCGCCGGTCAAGGACCGTCCCGAGGGTGCCGTGGTTGACAAGGACACCAACCCCGGCGAGAAGGACGTCCCGTCCCAGAGCAAGGAGAAGATGTGACCGCCACCGACGACTTCATCTCCCTCAAGGAGACCGGCGTCCACAAGATCCGCACCAACACGGACGTGCACATCGACATCGCCGGGCACACCAACTGGGAGGCCGAGGTCCCCAGCGGGCGGCACCTGCTGGCGCTCTACGCCAACGTCGATCTGCACATGCTCAACCAGACGCAGCGCGACGCGCTCTGGTACGGCGGGATCCGCACTTGGTACAACCAGATCCCGGAGAACGACATCACCGGGCTGAACGGTCCGATCCCCTGTGCTCGGTTCGGAGACCAGCACCAGCTGATCGCACACACCTGGCCGCACACCGTGGACCGCAGCAACTGGGAGTTCTGCCTGCGGCTCTACGCCTTCGACGCTCACGGGAACCTGATGAACTTCGAGGTCGAGCTCGAGACCAGGGAAGTCAAGATCATCGGCGACAGGTGACCCTTGCTCCGCCGCGCGTTGGCCGCCCTGCTCGTCGGGGCGGCCAATGTTGTGTCTCGGGTCCTGTTCCTCCCCTTCGATGAGGACGACGAGGATTTAGGCCCTCGTGAGGCGGGCCCGCGCCGTTAGTCTGGGCCCATCAGTCTGGAGGGATGGCGCATGTCCAATCGGGATAAGGCTCTCGGGCTTCTCAAGCCAACGTCCGGGGAGACTGTCGCGTACCTCAGTGCCAATGACCTTCGTCAGGCCATGGACCTCGTCTTCGACGACATCGACCTCTCGCACGTCGAGATCATCCCGGTGTTCCAGTTCGAGTCTGAGATCCCCACGAGTGACGCCCTCGGGAACATCATCTTCGTCACGGAGACGAAGTTGGCCTACGTCTGGGATGGCTCCTCCTTCCAGCCCATGATTGCGGGCGGCACCATCGGCCCGATCGGTCCGCAGGGTCCCAAGGGAGACCGGGGAGACCTGGGAGCCCAGGGACCTCCGGGTGCACGTGGGCCTGACGGACCCGCCGGGCCGCAGGGCCCCAAGGGAGATGTCGGTCCGATCGGCCCTCAGGGTTCTCAGGGGCCCAAGGGTGACACCGGGGTGGCTGGCCCTACGGGACCGCAGGGCATCCAGGGTGATCGTGGTCCGATCGGCGCGCCCGGGTTGCAGGGCCCGCTCGGCCCCAAGGGTGACACCGGCGCCACCGGACCTCAGGGTCCCCGAGGCTTCACCGGTGAGCAGGGACCTGCTGGTTCTGGGGTGACGATCAAGGGCACGTTGGACGCCACACGTCCGGTGCCTCCGGCTCCGAAGAGCGGTGACATGTACATCGCCGGGGCGACTGTCCCCGCGGGTGGTTGGCCGGGGGGCTTGACTCCCAACACTGGCGACGGGCTTCTGTTCGAGGATCCGGACTGGGTGAATGTTGGGGCCATCCAGGGGCCCAAGGGAGACAAGGGCGAGCCGGGTGCTGACGGGCGCCAGGGTGTCGATGGTGCGCCGGGCGCCAAGGGCGATACGGGCGCGCAGGGTCCTGCCGGTGCGGTGGTTCCGCTCCCTCAGGACATGCTCTCGTCCGAGGCGGCCAACGCGGCCAAGATCTCTGCCGGTCGGCTGTACGTGGCTGACCTGGGCGTCAAGCAGGTCCGAGCCGGTCTTGGTCTGGCGGGCGGAGGGGCGCTGTCCACCGACCCCGAGCTCAGGGTGGACATCGGCGGCGGTCTCAAGCTGGTGGCCAACAAGGTCGCCGTCGATGTGGGCACCACCGGCACTCAGGTGGCGGCCGGGAACCACGGCCACGCCGATCTGGCGAAGGCGGACGGGACGACCTCGTTCCCCGCCCTGCGGATCATCAATGACCCCACCGCAGAGCTGTTCCTGCAGGTGGCTCCCGGAGGGCGTGGGCGCATCAGGTTCGACGGGGTGGCCCTTCTTCAGTCGGCGGGAGTCGGTGTTCTGGCGGTTCGGAACGTGGGGGACAGTGGGTTCGGCAACCTTCAGGTGGCGGCGCCCACCTCTGCCGATCACGCCGCGACCAAGAAGTACGTCGACGACCGGATCGTCGTCCAAGCCACCCAGCCCACGGCACCGGCCGAGGGTTCCGTCTGGTTCCAGATCTAGGAGACGCAATGGCTGACAAGAATGACAAGCTCTGGACCGAGACGCTCGATGCGTACTTGGAGCCCGGTCCAGGAGAGTCCTACTCGTACATCACGAAGGAGGATCTCCGAGCCCTGTTCATGGCGCTCTTCGATCAGGCAGTGCAGGGCGCCGTCGGTCCCACCGGTCCCCCGATGGATCCGGCAGATCCCACCACCATCGCCGCCGTCAAGGATGCGCTGATCGCAGACACCGCGTTCATTGACGCCGTGAAGGCCGCCACCACCGCTCCGTGAGGAACCCACCATGTCTCTGAAGGACGCGCTCGCGCTCCTGGACAAGTCACCGAGTGACCCGGAGTACGGGTACATCACTCGCCGCGACCTCCAGAAGATGGTCGAGCTCATCTACGCGGACAAGCAGCCCGGCCCTCCTGGGGTCGGGCGGCCCGGTCCGCAGGGCAAGCGCGGCCTGCAAGGCAAGACGGGGCCCCAGGGACCCCAGGGTGTCCACGGCAAGGGCGACCCCGGGGATCCCGGACCCAAGGGTGATCAGGGCCCCACCGGTCCGGCAGGGCCTCGGGGCCCGGTGGGTCTGGCCACCGACGCCATCTCGGGGATCGTGGCAGCTGCATCCCCGGAGCCCGCTGACGCGGACAAGGTCTACCTCGTGGTGGGCCCCGCTCCGAGCTGGGCGGGAGATGCGGGCTCGGGTGATCTGGTCGTCAAGCATGACGGCGTCTGGCTCAACATTGGCGGCCTCAACACCTGGAGGCTGTCGGAGGATCCGGCCAACGTCCTCCAGGTCGACGACGACGCATCGCTGCTGCACACCGACTCCGATCACCAGGGGCTGCAGACCAGGCTGGACGCGGCGACCGTTCAGGCACAGCTCGAGCAGCTGATCGCCGATCGTCTGCCGCTGTACGGCGGAACGCTCACGGGCTCAGTCCAGGCGCCCCGAACCACGAAGCAGGATCCCGAGACCACCTTGGTGACTCGGAGCTACGTGGACGAGCACACCTTCCCCAAGGACAACGCGGCCCTGGTGGCCGACAGCCTGGAGGTGCAGACCCTTCACGTTGAGGAGCCCGTGGCCCTGCGCGTGCGGGAGGCCACTGCTCCGGATGACGCTATCCCATTGGCACAGGCCGAGGGTGTGTTCTCTCCCATTGATCACACGCATCCGGGGATGCTCACCGACCAGACCGGGGTGCTCAACTCCGGCGACGAGCTCGAGGGCAGCTTCTCCCTCGTGGGGACGTTCCAGTTCGGGCCGGTGGTCCTCTCGGCTCCCGACAAGGCCACCTTCTCGCTGATCCCCGACAACGATCCCGATCGCGCACTCAGTTGGGACGGGGGCACCGGTGTCTGGTCCCTGGCCGCCCCGGTGTCCGGCCAGGCCAGCCTGGAGTCCCGGGGCCCCATTGTTGGCTTCGCCGCGCCCACCACCCCACTGCACCTGACCAACAAGAAGTACGTCGACGAGAAGATCATCGAGGCTCAGGGCGAGACCCAGGTCCGTCTGGACACGGATCTGAGCACCTTCCGCCTGGACGTGCTCAACCTGACCGGCGCCGCGATCACCAAGGTCGAGAAGATCGAGCTCCAGGTCCGGGATCTCGAGACGGCGGCCGCCAAGAAGGTCAGTGCGGATCCGGGCAACATTGCCATCCTCGGCAGCGACCACCTGATCTTCGTCCCCGCCTCCTCTGGGGGCTCCGGAGGGTCGGGGGGAACCGGGCCGCAGGGGCCTCCCGGCGAGCAGGGACCACAGGGCGTCCCTGGAGAGCAGGGGCCGTCCGGTGTGGCCGGAGCGCTTGATGACCTGTCCGACGTCGACGTCTCGACTGCTGTGCCAGGGATGCTCCTGAGCAAGAACACGGAAGGCGACTGGGTCGGATCTCCGCTGCCCGCCCGTCCGTTGAACTGGCTCACCGACGTTGCGGCCCCGGCCGATACCCCGGCGGGAAATGTGCTGGGCACGTCCGGTGAGGGTGTGTGGGAGCCGCTGTCACTGGCGTACATCGAGGAGCAGATCGTCACCCCGCTGCAGCAGCAGATCGGCGATCCGCGTGCGGTGTCCGTGCACACCGATCTTGTGGGCTACATCAGCGAGCTGGATGCCCGGGTCGGGGCCGTCGAGGCGACCACGGTTGAGATCGCCGCCGATCTGCACCTGTTCGTGGACAAGTACGACCCGAACTACATCTGTGTCCGGGCGGACGCCCTTCCGGCTGGGTCGCAGGACATCGATCTGGCGCTGGCAACCACTCCAGGCACGAATGGGCAGATCTACCCGGATCTCGCAGCCATCTCCGGGGGCGCGGCGGTCTGGGCCAGCATGGAGAGCTCACCGGGCAACTTCAAGCTGGGACGCATGCAGACCTCTGACGGAGCCAATGTGTACGGCTCCACGCTCAAGGAGTGGATCCGTCGGGCTTCAGTCCTGACCGTCCACCAGAACAACACCGACCCGGCGAACCCGGTGCTCGTGGTGGACAAGGTCGCTCAGCCAACAGCAGCTGGGTCCAGCTTGAACGCGCTCACGAAGACCGAGTTCAAGGCCCTGGTCGCTGGGGCGACTGACTGGGCCACGTTCCAGACGGCGGTGGCGGCACTATGACCATTTCCGAGGAAGGCTGGAGGTGGCTCCGCAGCCTGCCGGTATTGGTGCTCGCAGTGCTCCTCATGCTCGGGGGTGCCTACGTCTACAAGCAGGACGCCGTCAACGGTGCGGCTCCGGCCGCGCTCATTGGCGCGGGACTGGTCATCCTTGGGGTGTGGGCGGGTGTGGAGGTGTACCGGATGGACCGCGTGCTCAAGAAGGCTCCCGATCCTGAGCCTGAACCGGAGGCCCTGGATGAAGTGGGCTGAGTTCCTGACGTACGCGGCCGAGATGCGGGGCCGCGAGGATCCACTGCGCTACCGGGTGCACGAGCTCAAGGACTCCCAGGACGTGGGCACACCTCCGCCACAGTTCGAGATGCCCGCCACGTATGGTGATCGCAACATCTCCAATGATGGGGCGGTGACCAAGTCCTGATGGGACTCCAGCGGATCCAGACGGTGCAGGCCCACCCGGTACCCAAGGTGATCGGGTCGGCCGGGGTTCCCTGGGAGCCCCAGCTATTCCATAGGCCAGAGCGCATGGCGCCCGCGCAACCTGAGGGGTTCCCTCCGGGGGCCACGGTGCAGAACGGCATGAAGGGCGTGCCGCTGTTCTCCTGTGACTCCTGTGGAGAGGTCGTCGCTGAGACGGAGATCCCCTTCCATGATTGTGGGTTAGCCGAGACAGATGACGACGACTGACGAAACAATGAGCGGCAGAACGCCTCAACAAGGAGACTGACATGGCACAGACCAAGCGTGGCGGCGAGCTTCCTCTGGACGCCGGTGCCGATGCCACCGACACCGCCGACGAGCTCGAGACCAAGGTCGAAGCGCGCGCGGACGCCACCGGGGCAGACCTCGTGGACGACGACAACCTGGAGCTCGCCGACGTTGCTCTTCTCGGCCAGCTCATGGAAGTTACCGCGACGGGTCAGATCCTGGATGAGGACGGCAAGGCCGTCGCGGCTCCGACAGCGGTTGTCGCAGCTGATGGCCCCTCGATCGTCGGCAACGCGGTCGTGTCCTTCCCCTCCAAGGACGGAGTCGATCCCGCGCTGGTGAACGTTCTCGCCACGGTGCTCAACTTCCCGGTGGCGACGGTGGCGAAGTCCAAGGAGCGCGTGCTCAAGCCCGCCGTGAACACGGCGTACGTGCCATTCATCGACACGGTGTCCGGGGTTGTTCGGGAGGGTCAAGTTCCCACCGAGAGCGGAGTCGGTCACAAGATCGCGCAGATGCCTGCCATCGGAGATCGGAACCTGGAGCTGAACGACGCGTTCTTCGAGCTCTCCACCGGGCTCTACTGGATCGTCACCACTGCCGGGGATCCCATCAAGGACGGGACCGCCAACCGCACCCTCCCGCAGTTCAAGGCGTACCCCCCGGTCGTCAAGGAGAACCTGGACGACTGGGATAAGGTCTGGGCGCCGCAGGGTCCCTCGTTCGACTACGAGGCGGCGGCGACCAAGAGCTTCACCGCTGTCGGGGCGCGTTCGGTGGCCGTTACCCTCCCGGCAGACCCGTCCAATTTCGGATCGTGGGATGAAGCTGTGGTGGCGGGTGCGGCCAAGCGTCTCCTCCCGACGGATGCCACCTTCGTCAGTGGTGCGGTTCCGCTGAAGAAGTGCGACACGGACGCGGAGTGGGCGGCCAAGTTCGAGCAGATGTACGTCAAGGGCAAGACGGCTGCCGTGATCGGGACTGGAACAACGGATTCTCCGCAGTTCCCGGCCAAGCCGGGAACCGTCCATCCCTCGGCGGTCAGCGCGCTCATCGCCGCGTTCTACGAGACCCTGGACGCCCGGCCCGACGCTGTGGTCCTCAACAAGGCCGGGGATGCAGCGGTGTACCTCACGGGCGTGACCGAGTCTGCGATCGCCAAGGACGTCGGCCTGACCGGCGATCTCAAGGGTGGGGCGGTCGCTCCTGTCCAGGACATCAAGCCGTTCGGTCTCTACGACGGTGGGAACCTGGTTCTCGGGGATGGCAACTCCGACGCCGAGATCAAGGAAGACATTCCCGAGATCTAGGAGTACCGATGGCCCGCAAGGCCACCTTCACGCCGACCGGGGCCCGCAATGTGGGCCCCGGTATGCGTGTCACCCCCGGTGGGGAGACGTTCAAGCAGGCGCAGGCGCGCCAAGCTGGTGGCAAGGTCTCCAAGGCGCAGTTCTTCCCCAACGAGAAGGTCACTCCCGAGAAGTCCTACGGCTCCCAGGTGCTGCAGGACCTGCACACCGCTCAGGTGTTCGACACCTATGCCGATGGCACGCGCACCACCCCGTTCGAGTTGGGCCTCGACCGGCAGGGCATGACCGACTACGTGACCATCGGCGACGACTACGACGCCAACAACATGGAGTACAACCCGGACACCGGGCCCGCCACCTGGACGGGCACGGCCCCGGTCGATGAGACTCCGGCGCCCATCTCGATCGCACCCACGTCCACCATCAATCCCGATCGGCCGCGAACAGTGGCGGCGGGCTACACCCTCAACCCGGGCAGCCAGTCGGACGGCAAGCTGACGGTGATCTTCCGGGACGGCACCTTCTACAACTACTACGACGTGGCGGTGACGACGTGGCAGGCGTTCAAGGCCGCACCGTCCAAGGGGCGGTTCATCCGGACGTTCCTGGACAGTCACACGCGTGGCATTGCCAACGCTGGCTCCGTGCCTCAAAAGCAATCCATTCACAAGGCCGCTAGAGTTGCCCAGAAGACTCTGCACAAGCAGCGTCCACGGGCGTCCGGCAAGCGCACTGTTCAGGTGCCTCGCCAGACTCGGAGGCGAAGGGTCAGCTAGTGCCCGAGGTCCACAACATTGGACGGCTGTTCACGCACAAGTTCAGCTACCCCAGCACGGACTTCCCGCTGATCGATCGGGGCAAGACCCAGGAGGTCACCTGGCCGTATCGGGTGTCCCGCCCTCTCGTCTTCCGCTTGCCCAAGCTTCGCCACGGTTTCGTCCTCGGCTGGTGGGGTCCCCGCCTGCCCGAGGATGTGGCCATGGATCGCGCACTCAGTGGGGCGCTGATCGGGTACACGCCCACGAGGGACTACAGCCGGGAGCAGGCGGAGGAGGATTTCGATGTGGTGGAGGAAGAAGCCGCTGAAGGTCACACACGACGTCGCTGCGAGGCGTGCGAAGAAATTGTCGACTTCGGACCTTCTGGATTCTGCCCAGAGTGCAATGAGCTCGGTTAGCCGTAACCTTCGATCAGGCAATGTTGACGAGGCCGAGTTCTACTCGGAGGTGCTCGTGGTGATCGTGAGGGAGGTCAAGGCCCGTGGATGAGACCCTCGTTCTTGACGCGGACCAAGAGGCCACCATCCAGGAGGGTGAGGGATTCTCCTCCGAAGAGGATCTGGACGAGTTCTCCGAAGAGTTCGTCGAAGACCTCATCGACAAGATCCTCGCCTTCACCTACCTGCTGGCCGGGCACCAGCTGCACGCCTACCAGGTCCCGTTCGCCCGGCGCATCATCCGCTCGGTCGTCATCAATGATGGGAGCCTCCTCACCGCTCTGGCGGCCCGGCAGTCGGGCAAGAGCGAGATCCTGGCCAACGTGGTCGCTGCGCTCATGGTGCTCCTCCCGAGGCTGGCCAAGATCTACCCGGACCTCCTCGGCAAGTTCGCCACTGGCTTTTGGGTCGGCATGTTCGCCCCGATCGAGGCCCAGGCCGAGACGCTGTTCGGCCGCACGGTCACCCGGCTCAGCTCGGAGCGGGCCCTCGAGATTCTCGGGGACCCGGAGATCGACGACGTGACGGCCAAGAACCCGGGCGTCACCCGGGGCGTGCAGCTCAAGAGGTCCGGCTCGGTGCTCATGATGATGACCGCCAACCCGCGCGCCAAGATTGAGTCGAAGTCGTTCCACCTGATCATCATCGACGAGTGTCAGGACGCCGACGACCTGATCGTCTCCAAGTCGATCTCCCCGATGGGCGCTTACTACAACGCCACCATGGTGAAGACCGGGACGCCAACCACCAAGAAGAACAACTTCTACAAGAGCATCCAGATCAACAAGCGCACCGCCGTGGCCAAGGCCAGCCGCAGGAACCACTTCGAGTGGAACTGGCGGGACGTGGTGAAGGTCAACCCCAACTACAAGAAGTACATCCGCAAGGAGATGCTGCAGCTGGGCGAGGACTCGGACGAGTTCCAGATGTCCTACAATTGCGTAGTGGCTGAGACCCGAGTCCTGACCGCTGACCTACGATACGTACCTGCTGGTGACCTCGTCGTGGGTGACAGGCTCGTTGGGTTCGACGAAGAGCGCCCCGAGAAGGGGGCCCATCGGCAGTTTCGGGAGTCGGTCGTGACGAGCACCGCTCGCGTGATCCGGCCAAGTTACCAGGTGACGTTGGACGACGGAACCGAGGTCACGTCATCCAGCGGACACCTCTGGTTGGTCTCCACCGCTGGGAGGCGCACCGAGTGGAAGACCACCGAGGACCTGCTCACCACCGACCGTATCTTCAAGTTGGTCGATGTGTGGGGACACGACCACGACTACGAGACCGGGTACCTCGCGGCGGCGTTCGACGGGGAGGGCCACTTCCTCCAGCGCAAGGGGCAGACCGTCATCGGGTTCTCCCAGAAGGACAACCTCATGCTGGCCGATGTGCGCGAGCACCTCGCCGCCAAGGGTGTGCCGACGTGGGACCGCGTGAAGCCGAACGGCACCAACGGTGACGTCCACAACGTGTTTGTCGCAGGCGGTCGCGCCGGTGCTCTCCGCTTTCTCGGCCAGATCAGGCCGCAGCGTCTGCTGGACAAGTTGAACATCGACCTCCTAGGGTCCATCGGCAGGCACGACCACGTGTCGCAGCGCTTTGAGCACCCACTCGTCGTGTCGAAGGAGTTCGTGGGCGAGATCGAGCTGGTCGCCCTGGAGACCACCACCAAGACCTTCATAGCCGAGGGTCTCGCCTCTCACAACTGCAAGTGGATGCTCGACCGGGGCATGTTCATCAGCCAGTCGGCCTTCGAGTCGCTGGGCGACACCAGCCAGCAGATCGTCCGGGGTTGGAACCAGAGCCCGGTCGTGGTGGGCGTGGACCCCGCGCGCAAGGTTGACTCAACAGTGGTGACCGTCCTGTGGGTGAACTGGGACGCCCCGGATGAGTTCGGCTTCTTCGACCACCGGGTCCTGAACTGGCTCGAGATCCAGGGTGACGACTGGGAGGAGCAGTACTTCCAGATCGTGAACTTCCTCGCGCCCTACGACGTGCTTGCCGTGGGCGTGGACTCCACGGGTGTCGGCGATGCGGTGGCCCAGCGCCTCAAGCTCCTGCTCCCCCGCTCGGAGGTGCTGTCCTTCGGCTCCAACCAGGCGGAGCAGGCCAAGCGCTGGAAGCACCTCACCTCCCTCATCCAGCGACGCTCTATCGGATGGCCCGCGCACGCGAAGACCCGGCGGCTGAAGGTGTACCAGCGCTTCATGCAGCAGATGCTCGACGCGGAGAAGAAGTTCTCCGGGCAGTACTTCACCGTGGAGGCCCCCAATGAGACCGGGGCCCACGACGACTTCGTGGACAGTCTGGCCATCGCGGCCTACTGCACCGCCGAGATGCACATCCCCCATGTGGACGTATCCGTCGCCCCATGGTTCAGCTGAGGAGAGACGATGCAGGCAGTGGTGAACCAACCATCCAGGTCGGCGTTCTGCAGGTCGTGCGGCAAGTGGCCCGCGTGCGGGTACGTCGATATCGACCAGAAACACGCGGGTCGGCTCTGCGAGGAGTGCATCGCTGCTGCCAAGGTTGGGGCTAAGGGCTGACACATCCAGTCGTCTGCGCCAGAATGGGGCGGAGACCCTACGTCCAAGGAGTACCAAATGGCCATCGCTCCGGTCCCCAGCTTCCCCGAGCGCACCCCCACCTTCTTCGACCAGAAGGTCGGGGAGTCCATCCCCGGCAACGAGGGTCCCCACCTGTTCCAGGAGGGTCTCGGGTCTGACCCGGACATCCCGGCCGACTTCGTGACCGGCATCCGCCAGGGCGAGACCCCGGCTCCCGGCCGCCCCAACCGCAACGCCCCGGTCTTCATCAAGCCCCCGGCTGAGACGATGAAGCAGCGCGCGCACGCAGGTTCGGCGTCCTGGGTCGAGGCCCCGACGTTCCTGCGGGAGTTCGTGCAGGGGTCGTTCACCAACTACGACTCCCCGCAGTGGGAGCTCGAGATGGGTTCCGAGACCCGCCTGCACCGCGCCGCGCCCAACGTCGTCCGCGACTGACAGGGGCGTTGGCCATGGCAATGGTCAACACCCGGAACTCCTCCATCCGCCAGCCGGAGCCGGGGGTCACCGGTGTGGGGCAGAAGCACAAGGAGCTGACGCCCACCAATCCGCGCTTGTGGAACATCGTCGTCATGCAGGCGAAGGCCAAGTTCCACAAGTGGCCATCCCCGGCTGCGTCGCACTGGGCCCACGACAAGTACAAGCAGATGGGCGGCCGGTTCAAGTCCGGTGACGACGACACTGATGAGAGGGCCAAGAAGCTGGCCTCCCATCAGAAGATCGAGAAGGCCAAGGACGACGGCGGCGACGCGGACAAGAAGACGAAGGACGAGAGGGCCAGCGGGCGCAAGAATCCCAGCCGCTCCCACAAGAAGAAGCGGTAGCCTCCAGCCATGTCCATTGACTTCGCGTCTCCATCATTCAGGGCCGGTTCTCAGGACCTGACGGTCTCCATCTCACCATTGGGGCTCGTCGAGCTGGCCGATGAGGAGTTCGAGATCCACGGGCCCCGGCTCAACCGGTACAGCCTGAACTGGTCGATGTACCTCGGCCACCACTTCGGGTACCGGCGGGAGACCGGCGAGAGTCAGAACACCTACAACTACTACCGGGCCTTCACGGACTTCATCACCCGGTTCACCTTCGGCAGGGGCGTGCAGTTCTCCAGCCCCAAGGAGACCGACGCGATCGTGCCCGACGCGCTCAAGCGCGTGTGGGAGACCGACAACGACAAGATGAAGGTGCTCTTCGAGATGGGCACCTCGGGTGCCGTCTCGGGCGACTGCTTCGTGAAGATCGCCTACGAGGAAGCCTGGGAGGACTCGGTCGGGATGACCCACCCCGGCCGGGTGCGCCTGCTCCCGCTGAACGCGGCCTACTGCTTCCCGGAGTACCACCCGCACGATCGGTCGCGGCTGATCCGGTTCAAGATCAAGTACCGCTTCTACGGCACCAGCCCCCAGGGCACCCGGTCGGTCTACACCTACGTCGAGATCCTCACCGAGAACGCGATCGAGGAGTACGTCAACGACGAGCTGATCGACAGCCGCCCGAATCCTTTGGGTCGGATCCCGGTGGTGCACATCCCCAACATTCCGGTGCCCAACAGCCCGTGGGGTCTGAGCGACTGCCAGGACATCATCAACCTGAACATGCACTACAACGAGGTCGCCACCGACGTGGCCGACATCGTGAACTACCACGCGGCGCCGATCACGGTCATCGTCGGCGCCAAGGCGTCCCAGCTGGAGAAGGGCGCCAAGAAGGTCTGGGGTGGTCTCCCCAAGGAGGCCCAGGTCTTCAACCTTGAGGGTGGTGGGCCCGGTCTCGAGGGCGCGCTGAAGTACCTGGAGATGATCAAGCGCTCCATGCACGAGATGGTGGGCGTCCCTGAGACCGCACTCGGTCAGGCACAGCCCATCTCCAACACCTCCGGCGTGGCGCTGAGCATCCAGTTCCAGCCATTGATGAACCGCTGGCAGCAGAAGATCGCCCAGTACGCCGAGGGCCTGCAGCGCATCAACGAGATGATCCTGCTCACCCTGGTGGTGAAGGAGCCCGAGATCCTGGTCTGGGATCCGACTCGGGACCTCCCACTGGAGGAGGGCCAGGTTCCGAAGCTCGACCCGGCGGACATGATCTCCTACCAGTCCACCGTGCACTTCCCGCCGCCGCTGCCCCTGGACAAGCTCGTGCTCCTCAACGAGATCCAGATGAAGATGCAGATGGGGCTCGAGTCTCGTGAGGGGGCGCTCCGAACATTGGGTGAGGAGTTCCCCGAGCAGAAGCTGAACGAGATCCGCAAGGAGATGATGGACGACGCCCTGGCCGACGGTGCCCTGGACCTGCTCAAGACGCAGATCCAGAAGGAGGTCATGGACATCACCGGGATGATGCCGGGGCTCGAAGGCGGCCCCGCTATGCCATTGGACCCGACGATGGCGATGACCGGAGACGGCGACGTGCTCGGCGACGGCATGGTGGGCAACCCGGCGTACGGCGTCCAGGATCAGGCCGCCATGATCAATCTCGAGGCCGAGGCCAACATTCGGAACACGCTGGTCACCAAGGCGTACGGAACCAAGCTCCCTGCACGGCAGTCCCCGGGGCAGGACGATCGCGGCGCCACGTCCTGACCTGTATGGCGATCCCCAATGTTGGGTCATATAGTCTCCCTTGGAGAAACCCAACGGACAAAGGATGACTAATGCCTCCAGAGTTTCAGGCCGCGCTTGACGCCCAGAACGACCAGTCCCTTCCCCCGGAGTTCCAGGCCGAGCTGCAGCTCGAAGCCACGGAGGAGCCTCCAGCGGATCCCAAGCCCGTCAAGACCTTCACCCGCGAGGACGTGACCAAGGCCCGTCAGCAGGAGAAGGACAAGCTCTACCCCGAGATCACCAAGCTTCGTGAAGAGGTTGCCGAGCTTCGGAAGGTCCGCGAGGAGGCAGAGCGTCAGGCCCAGGAGGCCGCCCAGCGCGAGGCCGAGGAGGCCCGGCGCAAGGAGGAGGAGGAGATGGACGTGCGTGCCCTCCTCGCCAAGAAGGAGGTCGAGTGGGAGCAGAAGCTGCGCGCGGAGCAGGAGGAGCGGGAGCGCGCCTTCGCCCTGTTCGAGAAGGAGCGGCAGTACACCACCGTGCAGCAATACCGGGCCCAGCAGATCGACTTGGCACGCGATGACATCCTGCCAGAGCTGTTGGACCTCGTAGCCGGGGATACACCCGAGCAGATCGATGCCTCAATCAATGGACTCAAGGAGCGCAGTGCCCGTATCCTTGACGCGACTCGCCAGGCGACCGGTAGTGTTCGGCGCGAGGCGACGGGAGCGCGGGTGACCGCACCTCCCGCCACAGATCCACTGGACAACTACTCGGGGCAGCAGTCGTTCACACCGGAGCAGATCCGGGCCATGTCGGTCGAAGAGTACGCGCAATACCGCCAAGCTTTCGGGATGTCCGGAGGCGGGCGGGGGATGTTCAGCTAGACCCCACTCTTCTTCCTTCGACATAGGAGTCGTCCCTCATGGCAGGTTCAGCCATCACCGGTACCGGCAATCTCGCCGCTGCCCCCACCGCCTACCCAGGCGCCAACGCACAGCTCACCCAGGCGATCCAGACCATCTGGTCCAAGGAGATCCTCTTCCAGGCGATGCCGATCCTTCGGTTCGAGCAGTTCGCCGTCAAGAAGACCGAACTCGGCGTCGCCCCCGGCCTCACCGTCAACTTCATGCGGTACAACAACCTCCCCAGCGCCACGCCGCTGGTCGAGGGCATCCGCATGCAGACCTCGGCGCTGACTGCCTCGCAGTACAGCATCACGGTCTCGGAGCACGGCTTCGCCGTCTCGGTGTCGGAGCTCCTGCTCAACGCCTCGTTCGACGACGTGATGGCCTCCGCCTCCCGTCTGCTCGGCCGCAACATGGCGCTGTACCTGGACACCCAGGCCCGCGACACGCTGATGACCGGCACCTCGGTCGTCTACGGCTACAACCGCAAGGGGCTCGGTGCCGTCAACAACTGGTACGACCCGGGTGAGGTCGGCGATGCCACCACGGTCGTCGGGACGGCGACCGATCCGTTCAACCTGACCACTCACGCGGTGAAGGACGCCGTGGAGACCCTGGCCAGCAAGAACATGCCGCGTCTGGGCGAGACCTACGTGTGCTTCGTGCACCCGCACCAGTCCCGCCGCCTGCGCGACACGCCGGAGTTCATCGAGGTCTCGAAGTACGCGGCCCCGGGCAACTTCATGATCGGCGAGATCGGCCGGCTCTACGACGTGGTCTTCATCGAGACCACCCAGGTCGCCAACAATGGTGGCGTCTACGACGCCATCGTGATCGGTGACAACGCGTTCGGTCACGCGATCAGCCTCCCCGTGGAGCTGCGCGACGGCGGGATCCTCGACTTCGGCCGAGAGCATGCCCTCGCCTGGTACAGCATCTGGGGTCTGGGCAAGATCACCGACGACGCGATCGTCCGGATCAAGACCAACTAGCCCCCCGGTAGCGCCGGGAACGCTCCCCGTCGAGACTGGGTTGATCGCCAGTCCGGACGGGGAGCGGGGGACCACTTTCCCCAATGAAGAGCCCCGAGGCGGCCCTCGGGGCTTCTTCATGTGTATGGTGTGCCTACCCTGATCCCCTGTAGCTCATCTGGCAGAGCGCTCCCCTGTTACGGGAGAGGTGCGTGGTTCGAGTCCATGCGGGGGAGCCCAATGCTCTATGGACCCATGTAGCATCCTCTTGTCCCCCCAATAGAGGAGAAACGCATGGCAACACGTAAGTCCCCTGGAGACTTCACCGGGCGTCAGTCGGAGCAGGCGGCCGCTGCCGCGCAGGAAGAGCTGCTCGCGCGCAAGGACCAGATCGCCCTCGCCCAGCAGGCCGAGATGGAGATCATCGAGACCGACGTGTTCGACCCCAAGACCAACGAGAGCCTCGGTGCCTTCGAGGTGGTGGAGATGGAGATCATGTCTCCGGTCACCGGCAAGAAGGAGGACGGTCAGGTGATCATTCGCGTCATCGAGGACATCGATGACATGGTCCTCGGTGTCGGCAACCACTACACGTTCAAGGCGGGCCAGAAGTACAAGGTCGACAAGCATGTCGCCGACCATCTGGACCAGTGCGGGTACCTCTTAGGTCGTATGTAGGATGTGATATACATACCTCATGGTTAGGGTATGTATCCACGAAGACGACGGTGACTGCTCTTCCCCCGGTTCATGGAGACTGAACCGGGGGATGTGCCCCAAGCATCGGGGTCGGTACGGGACTGCGGGTGCCCCTCCCTCTCAGCGCCCTTACGCCAAGCTCTCCACGGAGGAGCGATTCTGGGTTCGAGTCGACAAGACGGAAACCTGCTGGAACTGGACCGGGCGGCTGACGCCCTCCGGGTACGGTGAGTTCGCGGCGGGCGCGGGACAGTCCAAACGCGCGCACGTCTACTCCTATCGGCTTCACAAGGGTGAGGTACCTGAGGGCAAGATGGTCCTGCACTCGTGCAAGGACAACCGCCGATGTGTGAACCCGGACCACCTTCGGGCGGGCACTCCACAGGACAACATGGACGATCGTGAGAAGGACGGCAACGTCCCTAGGGGCAACCAGCACCATGCGACCAAGATTCGGGACGAGGACCTACCTCGGCTCCGAGAACTGAGAGAAGGTGGGATGAGCCTGCGGGCGCTCGGACGTGAGTTCGGGGTCACGCATCGGGCCATTCATCAAGCTCTCCTGACGAGAGGAACATGACATGGAGGAGAGGCTCTCCCCGCTGAACCCGGGCTTCGAGGTGCTGCAGCGCTTCACCTTCCATCCGGCCACACCCCAGACGGGTCCGCGTCATGACGCGGTGCGCGCGGAGTCCCGGCAGTTCGCCGCGTGGATCCTGGAGAACATCCCGGACTGCCGGGAGCGGAGCCTCGCGCTCACTGCCTTGCAGGAGTCAATGATGTGGCTCAACGCAGCGGTGGCCTACCGGGAGTAGGCTGTGTCCGCCTTCTAGACAAGGGTGGGTGAAAGCCCGGGGTCGGACTTTGGCGAGTTGGATAGACGAGGCCCTTGGGCAGGACCCGGTGTTGACGCACCGGGTCCTCATCCATGTAAGGCCCCCATGGGGCCCGTCGTCTGAGGGATGATGGGCGGCATGGAGATGTCAGACCTGCTGTTCGCCGTGCGGCGCCAGATCTCCGATCCGGAGAAGTCGTTCCTGCAGACGATCGTTGCCGTTGGCGGGACCAACCGGTACACCCTGGACTACTCGCCCGTCCGCGCCAACTCGGTGGCAGTGCACCTGGATGGGGTTGAAGTCTCCGAGGATGTGGCAGTCGAGGAGCACACCGGAACCCTGATCTTTGATCACCCGCCGAAGAAGGGCGTGACGATCGCCGCTGCTGGAGTGCACACCCGGTTCTTCACCGACAGTGAGCTGGAGAAGATCTGCCAGGACTCGTTCGAGATGCACACGGCCAACCGGACGGACGTTTTGGGTCGGACGCTCACCCTGTACAACCTTGAGCCGCTCGAGGACCTCCCGCTGCAGATCCTCTGCGCCATCCAGTGCCTGTACGTGCTGCTCACCGATGCCTCATACGACATCGACATCAACGCTCCCGACGGCGTCAACATCCCTCGGTCCGAGCGGTACCGCCAGCTGTACGAGCTGCTCCAGCTGCTGGAGGCCCGCTACCGGGACCTCTCCTCCAACCTCAATGTTGGGATGTACGCGCTGGAGGTCTTCACCTTCCGGCGGATCTCCAAGCGCACCAACCGGTACGTGCCCGTCTTCCGGCCGCAGGAGATCGACGACCGTTCGATGCCTCAGCGGGTGCGGCTGCCCATCCCGACGTACGGCGGCAAGATCGTGGACGACGGGATCCCCAACCACGACATCACCATGCTGCGGGGCGACACCGTGGTGGAGCCCATCAAGATCGAGACCTACATCCCCGAGAAGGCCCGGCTGCGCGCGCACATCAAGCGCTACCGGGGCTCGAGCGTCATCGTGGCTGAGTTCGGCGTCACCCGGGTGGACGAGCACAACGTCGTGCTCACCCTCCCGGCCAACCGGTCCGAGCAGTTCCCGGAGAACATGGTCTGGGACCTGCAGATGGAGCTCCCGCCCGATGGCGGAGGACTCAGCTCTGACTTCGGGGATGACTTCGAGAAGCGGGTGATCACAACCTTGGTGGGCGGGTGGCTGTACGTGCCCAAGGATGTGACCGTCCCGCGCATGACCGACTACGACGAGCCCAGCCTGGCCATCGAGCCGGGTGTGACGCCGATCAGTACCGGTGCCTCGTGGGTTCCCCAGCCCGCAGGGCCCGGGCTGTGAGGGGCGGCGGCGGCAACCTGACGGGCCGCTTCACCACGACCTTCGAGGTGGAGTCCATCGGGCAGGGCATCACCCAGGATCTGCAGAACCCGGTGGGGCAGTCCGTGCTGTGGTGGGTGTTCAACCCCGATGGCACCCATGTCGATCCCACCTATGACGTGGGCGACTACTGGAACCGTGGGCGGGTCTGGTTCACGCCGATCGAGCTCCCCGTCGTGCTGGCCACCATCGAGCAGGGCCCCGGCGGCCACAACGAGCGGGGCATGTACACGGTCGACTTCCTGCGCCTGGTGATCAACACCCCGGAGGTCCTGCCGTACCTGCCCAACATTGTGATGGAGCCGGACAAGCACCTGCTCGACCGCATCGAGTACCGGGGCGCCCTGTTCCAGCCGACCACGATCTATCCCAAAGGCCACGTCCAGCACGACATGGTGGTCATCCAGGTGGAGGCCGAGCAGATCAAGGACGAAGAGGTCGTCAACGATCCGCAGTTCAATGGCACCCGGGTGTACCCGGCACCGTTCTCGGACGAGTTCGCTCCTCGGGAGTTCGAGTCCGAGGTGTTCCCGCCTCCATCGGAGTTCAGCCAGGACTTCGACCCGGACGACTTCGACACCACGAGGCGCGAGATCGACGTGGTGGAGCAGATCCCGCGCTGGGGCGCCCATGTGGTCTACGAGCACGACATCTACGAGGGATAGCCCTGACATCCCACTGTTGGGCCAATACGCTGATCTCGTTGGGCGGGCACTGCGGTCGGCCCATCGCTGTAGATGCGGAGCGTGGCCATGGCACAGGACTTCGGCGGTAGCGCGCCCGAGCTCGTGCCTGAAGATGTCCCCGACGGCTCCGACTACCTGCTCATCCAGGACCGAATCCGTGAGTTCCGGTCCATGTCCCAGACCAGCACGCTCGACCGGCTCTCCAACATTCGGGAGGACCAGCGTCTCGAGCACAGCCTGTTCGGGCATCTCGTCGCCAACGGTTGGCCCTCGGAGATCGCCTTCCGGGTGCGGATCATGTTCGACGGCCTGAGCTACGTCCCGATGGCTCCTCGGTACCTGCACGAGAAGGTCGCGTTCTACGAGTACGAGTCAGAGCTGAAGGGCGCCATCCAGCGGTGGACCAACGCCCACGCGCTCGAGCTCGACCGGCTGTCTGAGGATCAGGCACTCGTCGACTCCCAGTTGGCGGTGATGATGTGAGGATCCCCGAGAAGTTCCAGGCGCCGCTGTACCCCAACCTGTCCGAGGGCTTCGTCCTCGATGAGGACCGGGCACTGCATCGGTACCTGAAGGAGCCCGCCCTGCAGGTCTGGGATGCCACGGGCAACCCGCGCAAGGTTGGGGTCTGGTTCGGCCATCCTGATCGGGAGATCCGGGAGCAGCGCTACCCGTACATGATCATCTCGCTCATCGACATCACCGAGGCCAGCAACCGGACCATGTCCGGCGTGCGGACCTGGGAGAACGCGAGCGTCCCGCTCTGGGCCCTCCCGGAGAGTGCCTTCGTCGGGGAGGACGGGCAGGTCTACAACGGAGCTGGGCTCTGGAACGACATCTGGTACGACAAGAGCTCCTACCCGCTGAAGATGTTCGCGGAGAAGCCCATCCCGGTGCAGATCGACTACACCGTCCGGGCGTACTCGAGGCACCCCCGTCATGACCGGGAGATCATCGGCCAGTTCCTGAGCCGGAAGCTCAACTACAGGTACTCGTGGCTGCCGATGGCCGACATCGACGGCACCAACCGCCGGATGGAGCTGCTCAATGTTGGCCACTCCGAGACCATGGAGATGGGCAAGCGACTGTTCATGAGCGTGTTCACCGTCCGGGTGGACTCGTTCATGCCCGCCGGTGACGTGCTGGTGGTCGAGGGCGCAGACGTCCTGCGGGTCCTCGGCACCCTGTTCATGCGCGAGCGTGACCCGGAGTACGGACCCACCGTCATCAAGGGCGGGTGGATCAATGAGCGTCCTGAGGAAATCGACCCCTACGAAGGAGTATGAACATGACCAACACCTACGGGCGTCCCGGGGTCACAATCACGGAGGTTCAGGCTCCTCGTGACACCGGGTTCACCTCCAACCTCGCCTCCCGGGCCGTGCTGCTGGCCGACCTCGACCGGGGTCCCGTCATCCCCACCACGGTGGGGTCGTGGCACGAGTTCCGCACCATCTTCGGGGACTGGGTCGACAACCAGCCCCGGACTGCGTTCGGGCATCGACGGAACGCCTCGGTGGACGCCGCGTTCCTGTTCTTCGCCAACGGCTCGGCCGGGGGCTCCCCGCTGACCGTGCTCCGCGTGGCCAACCGGGACGCCGAGTTCTCCCGTGGGGAGATCCTCGACACCACTGGTCAGGTGGTTGTGAGCGCGACGGCGATCGCCCCCGGACTGTGGGGAGACCGGCTGAAGGTCACGCTGTCGGGCAACTACGGCGTCGCCGGTCCGTTCGACCCGGCCGACTTCACCAACGCCGACTTCAAGACCCCGTCCGGGTATGGCGTGGGCACGCTGGAGGTCGTCGTCTCGCTGAAGGACAAGTACGGCGTCGACCAGGTCGTCGAGCGCTTCCCCGGGCTGAGCCTGGATCAGACCGATCGGCGCTACGCCGAGTTCGTCGTCACCGGCGCCTCGTCGTACATCGACCTCAAGGTTGGGGCCGGGAAGCTGGAGATCACGGACAACCGTGAGGTCGTCCTCCGGGGCGGCAGCGACGGACAGAACCCGGCCGACCTGGCCGAGACGCTGCACTCCCTGGACTTCTACGAGGGCGCGCTGGCCATCTCGTACTCCGGCCACTGGAACCAGGCCGACCTGGCGCTGGTCTCGCAGTACTGCAAGGAGCGGGGCGACTCGTTCCACGTCATCGACACCCCTGACCTGGGCTCCAGCGTCAGCAACGTGGCGGACTGGGTCAACGACCTGAACGACAAGAACGCCTACTCGGCCGCGTACTACCCGCCGGTCATCATCAACGACCCGGCAGCGGGCCCCAACAACATTCGCCGCCAGGCTCCCTGCGGCGGTGCGGTGCTCGGGGTGTTCGCCTCCAACGACGCCAGCTACGGCATGTGGAAGACCCCGGCCGGGGTCACGGCGGGGATCCGGGGCATCGTGACCCCGGCCTACCGGTTCACCAACCCGCAGCTGGACGAGCTGAACACGCTCATCCACCCGGTCAACCCGATCCGGGTGGTCACCGGCGTCGGCCCGTGCATCATGGGCGGCCGCACGCTGGACCAGACCCACGCCGATCGGTACGTGGGCGTGCGCCGGTCGTTCTCCTACATCCGCTCGCGGTTGCAGGCGCTCACCGAGTTCGCGGTGTTCGAGGTCAATGGCCCGGACCTGTGGGAGACCATCAACATTCGGCTCGAGAACTTCCTCGGCCTGTACTACCAGCAGGGTGCGCTCCGGGGCGCGCGGGAGTACGAGGCGTTCTATGTCCTCTGCGACGGCACCAACAACAACTCGAACACCATCGCGGCAGGCGAGGTGCACATCGAGGTGGGCGTGGCCATCGAGTACCCGGCCGAGTTCATCGTCATCAAGCTCACCCACAACCAGACCTCGGTCCGAGTCGACTAGGAGATAGCGAATGGCCACTCAGCAGCTCTACTTGAACCAGAGGTCGCACGCGGCGTCTGACCCCATCCGGAACTTCCGGTTCATCGTGAAGTTCACCCCGCCGGACGACGCCCTGAAGGACGCGGTGAAGTTCAGCGCCACGCTGGGCTTCATGGCGGTCTCCGGTCTGGCCATGACCACGGAGGCGATCCCGTACCGCGAGGGTGGGTTCAACACCACGGTCCACTACCTCCCGGGTCAGCAGACCTTCTCCCCGGTCAGCCTCCAGCGCGGCGTCAACCTTGGCAGCGCCCAGAACTGGAAGTGGTTCCAGCAGCTCTTCGACGTCGGCTACGGCAAGAAGGCCGACTCCGGGGTGCTGACCGGCAACTTCCGGTGCACGGTGAGCATCTCGGTGCTCGGGCACCCACAGCCGCTGATCAATGACCGGGGCTACAACGATGGCCGGGGCAACGATCCGGTGGTCCAGAAGTTCTACCTCATGAACTCCTGGATCACGAACATCTCCTACTCCGACCTCAACGCGGCCGACAACGCCGTGCTGGTCGAGCAGATCACGCTGGTCCACGAGGGGCTTAGTGTTGAATGGGCAAAGCCCATCAGCTCAACAGACCCGACATGGAATGCCATTCCGCGTGGGGATGTCTAACCACATCTAGGAGAATCCGTTGTCCACTGGCATTGAAGAGGACCTGCAGGCGATCGAAGCGGCAACCAAGCCTGAGACCCCCATCCCGATGGCGCCCGAGCCGGACTGGCTCGAGCTCCCCGTGGGGCTTCAGACACCGGCCGGGGTTGTCACTCGAGTGCAGGTGAGGGAACTGAACGGATTCGACGAGGAGGCGGTGGCGCGGTCCAAGACCATCGGGGCCGCGCTGCTCACAATCTTGGAGCGCGCCACTGTTCGGATCGGGGATGAGCCTTCATCTCCGGCGCTGCTCCGGGAGCTGTTCCTCGGCGATCGTCTGGCCATCCTCGTGGGGATCAGTCGGTGCACCTGGGGCGCCAATGTCGTCATCGACCTGGCCTGTCCCTTCTGCTCGGAGAACAACGAGATCGACTACGACCTCAACGATCTGTCCGTCGTCCTGGGGTCACCGAGGGAGGGGTACTTCGACATCCGGCTCAAGTCGGGGAAGTTGGCCTCGTGCCACTGGCCCAAGGGAGATGTGCAGGAGGCCCTGGCGCACGCGGACATGGACAACCAGGCGGAGTTCCGGACGGTGCTGATCAACCGGTGCGTCGATGAGCTGGATGGGATCCCACTGTTGGGGGATGCCGCTCGGACCCTGTCGGTGCGGGACCGGAAGGAGCTGGTGGAGGCAATCCAGAAGAACGTGGTGGGACCCCGGTTCGACCTCACGACGGCGAACTGTCCGTCCTGCGGGAAGGAGGTCTCCGCCGTCCTGACGGTCGGAGATCTGTTTCCACTCTGAGTACGGGTCGCTGTTCGAGGAGATCGAGGCGATCACCAAGATCTACCGCTGGACACCGAGTGAGTGCAAGGCCCTGACCATCAGGGAGCGCAGGGAGTGGGTGGCATGGGCTGCCTACCGGATAGCAGAGAGGGAGTGGCGGAATGGCTGACAACCTCCCAGCCGCTCGGGCCAGTTCCGCCATGCAGCCCATCAACAGCACCACGGGGTTGGTGAACAACTCCGAGAAGGTCAAGGACAACCTCGCGCAGGCCAAGAAGGACGCGCGCGAAGTCCAGCGGATGCTCGGGCAGAGCGCGGGCGGGCGCGGCGGGTTCGCCACTCCCCAGATGATCATGGGCGGCCCCAATGGTGGGGGCCCCGCGATGCCACCCCCGGTGGGACCGGCTGCCGCCGGGATGTCGCCGGGCGCGTATCGGGCATCCATGGCCGCCGGGATCATGTCGGCGAGCGCCAACGCGGTGGCGGCCGGGGTCGGTCTCCTGCCCAACGCGGTGTCCGGGATCAACCGGCAGCAGATCAGGTACCACACCGGGGTCATGGCCGGGGGCTACCAGGCGGGCCTCGGGTACGAGTCCGGAGTGCAGGCGGGCATCGGCAACCGGGTCAGCGGGATCAATGAGATCCAGCGGACAGCGGCCGTCGCCTCCGGAGCGTTCCTCGGCAGCTCCCAGGCTCAGAACCTGGGCAACTTCGGCGGATGGGCTGCGCTGACCCTCGGGTACGACAACAGCGCCGCCGCTCAGGCCCACCTGAACTCGGTGAGCAGCGCGCAGTACCAGAACGCCTCATTGATGGCAGGCGTGCGGACCACCGACGCTCAGGGCAACCGCATCGTTGGGGAGCAGGCATACGCCAGCTGGTACCGGCGCCTCGGCTTCGAGAACATGACGCCGGAGCAGATGCGCCGCTCCCTGCAGGTGGGTGGCGCGGGCCACTACTCCCTCTCGCAGGTCTTCCAGGGCGAGGACCTGGAGATGGCCAAGACCTACATGCTCAACCGCCGCTCCCAGGGCACGGGCTACTCGATGGCCACCCCGGGGAAGGAGGCCACCGACCGGAACGTCAACCCGCTGGCCGGGATTCTGTCCCGGGTGACTGCGGAGGACAAGTACGTCGAGGCGGGCACCAAGGACGCTGTGGCGGGCTTCGGCATCATGAACGGGGCGCTCGAGACAGCCACCGAGGGGCTGACCGCGTTCTACCAGGCGCTGGGTCCGGCCACGGCCCTGCTGCAGCAGCTGAATGGCGCGGGCGTGGGGTGGAACAACTCCTTCATGGGCAACGCGCTCAGCGGTGCAGGAGGCAACCTGCTGGACGCTGCCGGGGACGTGGCCGACGTGATGATGCTTCGCTCCATGATGAAGGGGAAGGGCGGCGGCCGGGCGGGCAAGGCGGCAGGCAGCCTCGTGTCCAAGATTGGTGCCAAAGTTGGCGGTCGAGCTGGCCTAAAGGCAGCGGGGAAGACAGCTGGGAAGCTGGGATCCCGGGCCATCCCCGGCCTGGGCGCCCTGGTCAGCGGCGGGTTCGGCTTCATGGACGCCAAGAATGGGGAGGGCTTTTGGGGCGGGGCGTTGGGCTCCACCCTCGGCGGGGCGCTCGGCGGCATGCTCCTGGGGATCCCCGGCGGGCCCGCAGGCATGGCCCTGGGTGCCCTCGGTGGCGCGGCGGGTGGGTTCGTCAGCCACAGCGCGGGCTACGCGGCCGGATCTCTGTTCAACGGCGGGGCGGACTACTCGGCGGCCTCCGACGGCACGGGCATGGGCACCCAGCGCCATGCCGAGGGCGTGTGGAACGTCTCCCGTGCTCATCTGGCCAAGATCCACGAGGGCGAGACGATCCTGCCCGCTGATGTCGCCGAGAGCTTCCGCTCTTCTGTCCAGAAGCACATGGGCGGTGGAGACCAGCAGCAGCGGTCCGGTCAGGTCAACGTGTACGTCGAGCTCAAGAACGCCTCCTGGGGTGAGGCCCAGCGGCTCGTGCAGACGGTCAAGGAGGCTGTGGAGACCTCCCAGTCCCTCAACGCGCTTGCGAGCGTCTGATGGTTGCCCCGGTCCCCTCCCAGACGAGGATCACCACGCCGTACGGGCAGAAGGGCTCGTCATGGTCGTCCGGGTACCACACGGGGTGCGACTTCGCGGCGCCCGCAGGTCGCAACGTGGTGGCCGCGCGCCCGGGCATCGTGGAGATCAAGCCCCAGGGGTGGGCCGGACCCAACATGGTGATCGTCAATGTTGGCGGCGGTCAGAAGGACATCTACGCCCACATGAGGTCCAAGACCGTCTCCGCCGGGCAGCGGGTGCAGGCCGGGCAGAAGCTGGGTGAGGTCGGCACGCTGGGCAACTCCACGGGCAACCACCTGCATTTCGAGGTCCAGATCAACGGTCGATCGGTGAACCCGGCCGGTGCGATCAAGTGGCGGGAGGGCATGGTCCTGCCGCCGCCTCCGGAGGAGGACGGGTCGGCCTCCGGGTCCACGGGGTCGTCCTCTGGCTCTGGCTCTGCGGGATCCAGCGAGGCGGCCGGGAACTTCGACGCGGTTCGGGACCTGATCGACATCCAGCACCTCCGGCGCCAGACCGTGTTCAACCCACCGCTGTGGGACAACCTCCGGCAGGCCCGGATGTACAACGCCCAGCTCAAGGAGGGTCAGGGCTCCCAAGATTGGTGGAGCGGAATCCACGGTCCTGAGGCGTTCGGCAAGGGGTGGATCACCCGTGACCCGGCCGCGCTCGAGAGCGTGGCGGGGCTCCCCGAGCACGACCACTACGAGGGCCCGATCGATCCGGAGACCGGAGAGGTGGAGGAGTTCGCGCCGAGCACCATCCGCACCGAGGTGATCCACGTCGACAACTACCGACCGAGCGCCGGGCCCTTGTATGGGTTCCGGTTCCTGTTCAACCCGGGCACCAACTCGGAGAACTACGCCACCCCGTCCGGGGTGGACACGGGCCAGTACCTCGCGGACGTGGCAGCAGCTGACGCGCCACCTGTGGTGCAGAACACCGGGTCCTCCATGACGCTCAACCTTCTGCTGGACCGGCAGATGGACCACAAGATGTTCTCCCTCTACGGGATCAATGACCGGGCACGGACTCAAAAGTTCTACGAGGCGATCGGGATCCAGGGGTGGAACGAGGACGACTACGAGGGCCTGCTCAAGTACGGCACCATGTGGGACCTCGAGTACCTGTTCCGTTGCGTCAACGGCCAGCCGCCCGGAGCGACCATGTGGCACGGCCGGAAGACGTCCGACTTCGGGGTGCTCGTGCCCTACCCGGTGCTGGTGTCCATCGGTGACGGCCCCAAGGTTCGGCGCATCCGTGGCTCGATCATGCAGGCGTCGTTCCACCACACGATGTTCGCGCCCGGGATGATCCCGATCCGCACCCAGGTGTCCTTGGGCATCTCCCGGCACTCGGACTCCTGGTACACCAACGAGAGCACGGAGGGCGAGAGCAAGGACGACTCGGCCGCCGGGTCCTCGGGCAGCGTCACGGTGCCGGGTGTCGAGGGCCCCGCAGGAGGCGTGCACATCCCCGCGCCCACGCCGGACAACGTCCCCGGGTACGGATCCAGCAAGCCGGGATCCCGTCGGGACCAGAACATTGCGATCGCCAAGCCCATCTTCGACACCTACCGGTCGAAGTACGGGTGGAACGACGCCGACTGGACGGCCCTGATCAAGCTCTGGGACGGGGAGTCGAGCTGGAACCACCTGGCCAAGAACCCGTCCTCCAACGCCACCGGGATCCCGCAGGCCATTCCCCGGTGGCACCCGGAGACCAACAATGACGCGTGGAGGAAGACCCCGGCCAAGCAGATCGCCTGGGGCCTGGAGTACATCCGGGTGAAGTCCCGCGAGTCCAACAAGGGCACCCCGTACGGGCGCCCGTCCCGCGCCTACTCGACCTGGCTCTCACGGAAGCCGCACTGGTACTGACATGGTCAACTTCCTCCCGGACACACCAGCGCCCAGCTATCCCATCAACACGCCCGATTGGGCCAATCCACCGACGGGTGAGGTCACTCAGCCGGGCACCAGTCCCACCGCGCCCGTGGAGGGTGAGGCGTACCCGCTCCCCGGGGACACCAACCTTCGCAGGCAGGACGGGGCGTACCTCAAGTTCAACGCCGCCATCCCGACGCAGCTGCACTCCCAGTCGCTCTACAAGGGCCGGGTCCCCTACGGCAACGGGGCCAAGCCCATCTACCGGGAGGCCGGGTTCAACGAGCGTGGGATGATCGTCCGCGACTTCAACATGAACGAGCGCCTCAAGGCGGCGGACTCCGGATGGGCCAGCACCTCAGGTAGGTGGGGCTTCCAGTTCCACTACAACCCGTCGGAGATCCAGGAGTCGTTCACGGCTCCGATGGACATCGCGTACGCCGACTTCATCCGGGACATCGCAGCCAACCCCCTGCTGCTGATGTCGTGCAACACCGGGGCCACGATCACCGTCAAGCTGCTGCTGTCTCGAGCTGAGGACATGCGCGTCCTGCTCCGGGACGACTGGCAGCAGCAGTACCCATTGTTGGACCGGCCCACGGAGGAGGACCGGGCCGAGATCCTGGCGCGGGGCACCCAGTACGACATCGAGTACCTGTTCCGGGTGATCAACCTCGACCCGGTGAACACCTGGCGGGAGGAGACGTCCGACTGGGGCATGCTCATGGCCACCCCGGTGATCATGAGCGTGGGCGACTCGGAGGGCTGCCGGAAGTACCGGGGCATCGTGGCGAGCATGAGCGTCCAGCACCAGCAGTACGCGCCGGGCATGATCCCGGTCTACTCCTTCCTGTCCATCAACTTCCTCCGGACCACGGACATGTATGGCCTGGCCGGGTACACCACCGTTGGCGCCGGATCAGACAGCGCGGTTGCGGGCAACATTCCGGGTGATCCCAACAGTGGCCCGCAGGGCACCGGAGCGGGGCAGGTCCAGGGCCCGGGCGTAGTCCGGCAGAACTGGGCGATGCCGACCAAGTCGGACTGGCTGGTCTACCTCGGGTTCAAGACCCGGGGCGCCACCAACTATGCCCTCGGGGCGCACACCGGGATCGACATCTGGGCTCCCAAGAATGCCGACTCCTCAGGTGGTCTCCTGTACGCCGTCGATGACGGGACCATCGCGGCCATCCACCAGGGTGGGGCCCTGGGAACCGAGCTCGTGCTCAAGACCAAGGCGGGCCCGTACGCCTGCTATGGGCACATGCAGGGGGTGGCATCGGGCATCAAGGTTGGGATGTCGGTGACGAAGGGGCGCCACATCGGGTTCGTGGGCAAGTCCGGGATGTCCTCCGGAGCTGCAGCTCATCTGCACTTCGAGGTCCGGAACGAGGTGGCCTGGAGGAAGTCCTGGTCCGTGTTCCAGGATCCGGCCATGTGGCTGCTCAACAAGAGCTCCCAAGGTTGGACCAACAAGAGCCCGCACGCCCTGAGGAGATGACATGTACCTGAACTCGCGCTACGTGACCGGGGCGGTCAGGTCTGCTGACCTCAACGGTGAGGTGGTCTACACCGTGGATCGGGAGTTCCCCATCCAGGGAGACTTCCTGCTGTACCGGTGGAAGGCCGGGGACCGCATCGACTGGATCTCCCAGGCCCTGGGGATCCCACGCCTGAAGTGGTGGATGGTGCTCGACGCCAACCCCACCCTTCGGTGCCCCACCATGATCCGGCCGGGTGACGTGATCAAGATCCCGAGGATCGTCACATGATCCCCAGCCTTCATCTCCGCAGCGAGGTTCGCTATCCCGCCTCAGTGACCACCGGGTTCCTGGGCGGGGCGACCCATCTGCAGGTGTTGGAGGAGTGCGGCAAGCACACGATCTTCGTGGTCAGGCATGCCGGGCACGCCAAGTACGCACAGGAGAGCCTCCGCTCTGGCGCCCCGATGACGGTCTCGATCACGTCGCGCAAGGGGCGGCGCCGGTGGCACGGGTACGTGGACTCGGTGACGCCCTACGAGGAGCCGGGATCGAACGCCCCGTACACCCGGGTCGTCGGGGTGGGGCTCACCTACCCGCTCAAGGAGCCCACCAATGTTGTGGCGGGCAAGGTGCGGGATGGCCAGCGTCAGATCATCCGCCGGAACGGACTGGTGCCGATCGTGCGGGGCCCGGACTCCGAGCGGCAGATGCTTTTGGGTGGGCGCTCCCAGTGGGAGGTGCTCGCCGAGACGGCCAAGGAGTACAGCCAGTACCTGTTCACCACCGGGACCACGGTCCATGCGATGCAGCTCAAGGACATCATCGACATGTACCGGCAGGAGGCCGTGACGCTGGTGTGGATGGGCGGGGCCGCACACTCCACCAACCAGTTCGTGCTGCGCCAGTTCAAGATCCCGACCACGGACAACACCGGTGCCCTTGGGGTAGTTCCTGATCACCGCATTGCCTTTGGGGTAGATCCGCACACCGCACGAGTGACCCAGCGGGAGGAGGGCGACTCCATGTTCTCCCGGTACCCGGGATACGTCGCCCAGTCCTATGGGAACGTGGTCGATCGTCTGTCCGGATCCACGGTCACGCATGTGGCTCAGGCTCAGGGCACCGGGCACATCGGGATCACGGCCGGGAAGCCGGTGTTCGTCCGGGGATCGGATCCGGGACCGTGGTGGCTGGTCAACTCGGTCTGCCACGAGTACGACATGGAGCAGAACGCCTACGACATGAGCCTCGAGCTGCACCGGGCCGAGGACCTCCGGAGGTTGAGCCCGGAGGTCTTCGCACCTGAGCGCAACATTCACCGGGTGGGCGACTTCGGGGAGGCCGTCAACCTTGAGAACGAGCCGGTCCTGTACGTGCCGCCCCAGCGGGTCCGGGGCGCGACCATGTGGCGGGAGGGGGCGCGATGGCGAGCACAGCGCTGACCGGGCTGTATCGAGGGGTCGTGACCGACGCTCGGGATGACTCCGGTCTGGCCCGACTCAAGGTCAGCATCCCGCTCATCACCGGGACGGGATCGGTGTGGGCGTTCCCGTGCTTCTCGGACCCCGATCCGAAGAAGCGACCTGAGGTACGCACCGGGGACGGGGTCTGGATCATGTTCGAGGGCGGGGACCGGGCGTACCCGGTGTGGGTCGGGTTCTATGGGACGAGGGCCCCATGAGTACGAGAGGATTGGCGCCATGGCGACGTACCTGAAGTGGCCCATGCAGTTGGGTCCTGATGGGCGCTTCGTCGTGGCCCGAACTCCCGATGAGGTGTGGGCCGGACGAGTGAGCCAGGTGCTCTGTGCGCGCATGGGTGAGCGGGTCATGCGGGACGACTACGGGACCAACCTCGTCGCCTCATTGTTCGAGAACGCGCTGATCCAGCCCGAGGAGTCCGTCCGGGAGGCGCTGAAGAAGTGGCTCCCGCACATCAAGGTGGAGTCGGTGTCCGTGAACCAGGTCCAGGACACGTACGAGGTTGAGGTCATCTACACGACACCGGACAGCAGCCTCTTGACGACCACGGTCGGGATTGAGAGTCCTCATGAGTAACCCCTTCGACTACACGGACCGTGACTACGTGTCCCTCCGCAACCAGATGATCACCTTCCTGAAGGACCGGGTTCCCGGGTGGAGCCCGGATCCCTCGGACTTCGCCTACTCCCTGGTCGAGGGCATGTCCTACATCGGCGACATGATGAGCTACTACGTCGACCGGGCGGCCCAGGAGTCCAACATCCTGACGGCCAACAGCCCGCGCAACATCTACGCCCTCGCCAGGCTGTTCGGGTACTCCCCCGGTCTGGCCGTCAGCGCGTGGTGCCCGGTGGAGCTCACCAACAATGGGACCCAGACCGTCACGGTTGCCGAGCACACCATGGTGGGCGCGCAGTCCGGTGGCCTCGCCTATGAGCTCCAGTCCGAGGTGACGCTCGAGCCGGGCGACTCCCGGGTGCTGGATGCCTGGGAGGGCAACACCCGCTACGTCGAGCTCGGGGTGTCCGATGGCACCGGCAACCAGCGGTTCCTCCTTCAGGACACCGGGGTGGATGGGCGCCTCGGCGCGCTCGCTGTGCTCACCCAGCACCCCGACGACGCCACCCGACGCGAGTTCTGGACTCATACCGAGCTACTTCTGGACAGCCCATCCGGGGACTACGTGTTCAGCGCGGTGGTGGATCCGGATGGGACCACGTACATCGCGTTCGGGGATGGGGTGGCCGGTCGGGTGCCCATCAAGGGGTGGACCGTCGGGGTGATGTACCGGATCACGAATGGCTCGGCTGGGAACGCCCCAGGAGCAGACCTCACCCGGTTCCTCGTCTCCTGGGACGACCCGGCGCTCGCCCAGTACTCCGACGTCACGGTGCACTCCCTGTCCTCCCCATCGGGTGGACGGGACCTGGAGTCGATGGACTCCATCCGCTCCGGCACGGTGAACCTGACCAAGACCCAGCGTCGCGCGGTGACGGCCGGGGACTACGAGGCGATCGCTCGTGCCGACTCCCGGATCCTCGACGCGCGGTGCGAGTCCTCGGTGTGGTCCCGGCCCACCATCTGGATCGCGCCTCGGGACCAGTCCCTGTACGGGTCTCCGGAGATGCTGGAGGAGCTGGTCCGGGTGACAGAGGATTCCCTCACCAAGGTTGCCCTGGCGGGAGTGGAGCCCGTGGTCCGGGCGGGCAGGACCCTCGACTTCGGGGTGGAGGTGGAGGTCATCGCCGCCCCGTCGGTGGATGTGGACTACGTGGCCTTTGCCGTCCAGGAGGCCCTGTACGCGAAGTTCTCCTACGAGAGTGGGGTGTTCGGCGAGGTTGTGTCGGCGGACCACATCATTCGTGCGATCAGTGAGGCCATTCCCACGTCGGTGGTCCAGTTCGCCCGGGTCATCGGGTTCTCCACCGGAACGTCCTCGGTGGCGGAGATCGATCCCGACCGGAACGAGATCGCCGTGCTGCCCGATCCATCCTCGGTCGTCGTCACGGTCACCAAGAACGTCACCACTGGAAGGACTCGATTCTGATGGCCAACTCCTTGTACCCCGGTGCGTTCCCCCGGTGGGAGCCCAAGATTCAGGGTGAGGTGGTCGAGTCCGATCACGTCAACAAGCTCCAGTACGAGCTCGAGGCCACCCAGTTCACGCTCGGGCTGTTCGTCAACGAGACCCCGCAGGATGCCAAGCGGGTCTGGTACGGCAGCACGAGCGCCCACCCGGTGGGCACGCCCAACTTGTTCATCTCCTACGACGGCACCAGCGACCCGCTCGTGTGGCCCTCTCTTCACGAGCGGATCACCAACATTGAGCGGGCGGCCCTGAGGGACCTGGACCAGAACTACGTCTCCCTCCTCGGCGCCGGGGTGGTGGATCCCACTCGCAACGACTTCCGCCCTCCGGGTACCGGTGGGGTGGCCATCCTCCAGTCGGCAGCGGACGCCCAGCCTGCCCTCGCCATCCTGGATGCGAAGAGGTGGTCCTCGGACAAGAACTGGTCCGCCAGCTCGGCGGTGGCGCTGTGGAGCTCGGGCGCGATCACGGCGCAGTCCGTGGTCCTCGACTCCGAGCACACCATCTCCCTGGACTCCAAGACCGGGATCGTCCGGGTGGGGCACGAGATCCTGCTCTCCCCGGGGTCCCTCGGGGTTGGCGGCAGCTCGTTCACGGTTGGGACGGCGGCTCCGGTCCTGTCCCTGGTGATCGGCACCGACGAGACCATCTACCTCAACAACGCCCTGATCAAGGGTCGGGCCCGGAACGTGTTCCGCATCGCCGACGCGTCGGACAGCACGGTGTTCCTGATCGACTCCGAGGGCAACGTCACCTGCAAGAGCATCAACGGGGACACCCTCGACCGGCCGATCGAGTTCGATGGACTGACCCTGGACAAGAATGGGCTGGTCTTCCACGCGGGCGGGGAGTACCGCCCGAACGGGCTGGTCTTCAAGGATGGCGGCGGGCTCAGCCCGACCACGCTGACCCTCGAGGGTGGCAGCATCACCTCGAAGAACAAGAACCTCGTCGTCGACACCGCGCTCGCGGAGTTCTCCGGCGGGATGATCGCCCGGGGCATGAAGACGTGGCTCTACAACGTTGGGGGCACGATGTTCATCCCGGTGCCGCCGTACAACCCGGGCGGGCACACCGCTGCAGCCGAGGGCCGGTACGCGTCTCCGTCCGATCGGGAGAACAGCAACGTCAACTACCGGCGCAAGATCGTCATGGACTTCGTCGGTCCGGCCACTGGTGCCGTCGAGATCCAGCTGTCGGTGGAGATCCGTTCGTTCTCGAGGCCCACCTGGGTGTCCTACGAGATCTTCGAGAAGGCCACTCCCACCAACGTCATCCTGGCTGCCAACGATCGGCACGGGTGCGTCAACAATGGCGCCCGGGCAGTGGCGGAGCAGACGGACGTGGATCAGGTCCGGTCGGCGAACTTCCACGTCGTCGGCGGCCTGACCCCAGGCCGGGAGTACCAGCTGCGGGTGGTCTGCCGTGCTGCGGACCCCGGGTACTCGGAGCGGAACCTCCGGTGGATCCAGGCGTCCGGGTGCCGCGTCATCATCAAGCCGCTCATGACCTCGCTGGTCACTGGGGAGATTGCGACCTGACATGGCCAAGTACCAGGACTTCGGATACGGCGAGGACGTCTATGGCGACCGCGTCCGTCCTGAGGTGGCGGTCAAGATCACCAACCTTGGGTACGACCCCGAGGGGTTGAACGGCGCCGACGTCCTGGTTCAGGTTGGCCCTATCTCCTGGGACTACCCGGGCAACTCCCGCGTGGTGGTGCTGAAGAGCTCCACGTACTTCCCGCCCAACCCGGACCGGTTCGCTCACTGGACCGACGAGGGTGGGGACCTGAAGCTGGTCTTCGAGGACCGGACTCCGGTTCTGGTGGACGAGGAGCTGCCGTCGGGGCGCACCTTCTCCTTCCGCTCCGGTGACGCGTCTTTGGGACCCGTGGCGCCAGGAACGGTCCTGTACCTGTCCGTCTACGTGTCGGAGCCGCTGCTCGACCCGGCCACCGGCGACTTCGTGAAGTGGCTCCCCTGGGACTACCGGGGGCGTGGGTGGAAGGTCATCCCCGGCAACTACGGCGGCATCATCAACGGGATGGACGCACTGCCCCGTGGCGTCATGACCGGCGGGATGATCTACGGCGAGCACATGATGAACCCGCAGACCTCGTTCATGGCCGATGTCGGGTACGTCCTGGACACGATCATCACCGATGGCGAGCTCATGGTGGACACCCCGGAGCGGATCCACCCGAACATGGTGCTCCCATTGTTGAGGTCCTTCGGCATGGGCCCCACCGAGGAGGCGTTCTTCACCGACCGGGTGGTCAGCCACCGGCTCAAGCACATCCTGGCCAACTACCGGCAGATCACCATGGCCAAGGGCAGCTACGCCGGGCTCGAGCGGTACGTGGAGACCGTCACCGGGTTCCCCACCCAGGTGGTGGGGCCGCTCAACCTGCTCCTCGACCGATCGGACACCTGCCCGGACAACCCGTGGAACATCCCGTCCAACACCCCGGCAGACGAGTACAGCGTCTCGGCCGAGGGCGGGGAATGGACCTCGATCCCGTGCGTGGGGTACGAGGAGAACTTCCAGAGCCAGTGGCCCATCAACCGGCTGCATGAATGGGTGGACGTCTGGGAGGACGTCTACGACGGCGAGGGCGTGTGGTTCGACGAGTGGGACTCGTTCGACTCCAGCCCCGCGATGGGCGTGCTCCTCAATCCCCCGCTGATCCCCGGGGTGGACGACCCGTGGTGGGACTCCCGGTTCCCGTCGCCTGCGGTGGGGTGGGTCCACCGACTCCAGCCCCGTTCCGGGGAGACCCTGCGGTTCGGGTCCAAGAAGATCAATGGCCAGTTCGTCCCGGAGTTCGCCGCCAAGGCCACACCCGGGCAGCTGTACCAGTTCCGGTTCCGCTACTACGCCTCGGCACCGTGCACCATCTCGGCCGACATCGGGTTCCTCGATGATCAGGGAGATCCGCTGTACAGCGAGAACCTGGCGGTGGACACCGTCCACGACGGCCTTTGGGATGGCGCGCTGTTCGAGCCGGTGCTCGCCCCGGCAGGCAGCCGGTACGTGGTGTGGAGCGTCAATGTCACCGGGGACGCAGTCGTCAGCCTGGGGTGCATCTCGCTGTCGACGGGGCGCCCCTACGCGTTCCGGGACCCTCGGTCGGTTGCCGTCGTCATGGACACCGGGGTCTCAACATTGGTGTCCGGCATGGTCGTCATGGATGACACCACCGCGGTCATGGACGACCCCAACGTGACCATGGAGGCTCGGGAGCGCGACCCCTCGGGGGAGTCCTCGCTGGATTCGTTCGAGCGGGTCCTCATCGCCAAGCTGTACGGGACCCTCCCGGCCTACCTCCCCAGTGGGGTGGGCGCTCAGATGATCACCTCAGACGACCCGGAGTTCAGCCAACTCTGGGTGGGCGAGGTCGAATACAGTTGATCCAATCTAGGAGGACTCCATGGCAGCACTCACTCTGACCTGGGACAAGGGCAGCCCTGACGGTACCGACCCCGTCGCCGGGCAGCCGGGCCACTTCAAGTACGTGGTCTGGCTCAAGGCCGGGGTCACCCAGGCCAACGACAACATCGCGGCCATGAACGCCGAGATCGAGACCCTCAAGACGGACGTCGCGGCCCTCAAGGCTGCAGCCGCAGGCGGGTAAGACATGGCCAGCCGGTTCCCCGACGCCCTGGATCCGACTGGGGCAGCACTCCTTCCCAGCGCCACGCTGGACGCGTCTCAGCACACCACGCTGCACCAGAACGCGATCGACTGGGTCCTGGCTGTACAGCGGGACATCGGCATCAAGATCGCGGGCGAGAAGACGGGCTCCCTGCGTCTCCGCATCGACGCGCTGGAGAAGGCGGCCGCCACTCCCATCAATGGGGCGTCGGCCACCAGTGTTGAGGCCACCTCCCCGGCGAAGGCCCTCTGGGACGGAGCCACGGGGCAGCTCACCTTCGAGATCCCTCGAGGTCGGGATGGCACCAACGGAGCCCCGGGCAAGGATGCATCGATCGTCTCCGGGGTACTGGCGGAGCGCCTCCTGGCGCCCAACCTTGGCCCTCAGGGCATCGACGTCTCCTTCCCAGCCGGATCGTTCACCACGCCGCCCAAGGTGCTGGTCTCCCCGGTGCAGAAGACTGTGGGTCAGTCCGCTGGGGGCACCACCTCCAGCGTGAAGACGGCCACGGCGGGGTCCTTCCGGTGCTACTCGGGCAACTCGCCCTACGGGGAGAGCGCCTCGACCACCTGGCAGGGCGACAAGACCACCTTCCTCGTCGGCCAGTTCTCCACGTCCAACGGCAACCAGAGGGGCCTCGTGCTCCTTCCCGGGGGCTTCGCCCTGCCTGCGGGAGCCCAGCCCACCAAGCTCCAGGTCACGTTCAAGATCGGCTCGGCGGCCGGGCATGCGCTGGACTCCATCACCTTCCGGCCGTACAACAACGTCGCGGCAGGGCTTCCCGGGTCGTTCAACCCGGCAGCCACGCCCAAGCTCAACGTGGTGAAGAACTTCGCGTCGGGCACCACGCATACCGTGGATCTTCCACTCGAGTGGGCGGCCGGGTTCGCAGCCGGGACCTACAACGCCATCGCCTTCGGTCCCAACGACACCGCGAACGAGGCCAACTACGGCGGTGTGGTGGGTGCCTCGGTGTCCGTGTCCCTCACCTACACGCTCACCACGCCGGGTTCCACCCAGGAGGTCAACTCCCGTCCGGTGCTCGCCGGGGTCCGCAAGGTGACCTCGCAGGGGTTCGTGCTGGTCCTGGAGAACATCGGATCCCAGGCTGAGACGGTCGAGGTGAACTGGCTCGCGGTCTGATGCCTATGGGATAGGTGGGTGTATGGTGGGCTAGTCCAACCCACCATAGGAGACCAATGAAGTACTGCATTGTTGGCGCACCCCAGACCGTGGACCGCGCACTGGCCACGGCTACCCTGTTCGACCTGCTGGGAGATCCCTCCCTCTGGAGCGAGAGTCACGAGATCGTCTTCTTCAACTACGACGGCGAGAACTTGGACTCCTGGGCCCAGGAGATCTTCGACGTCATCGACGTCCCGGTCGTCACCGACTTCGACACCCTGGAGAAGGGCTGGGTCGTCCTCGGCCCCACTGATGAGGACCTGGTCAAGGAGGCCACCAAGGTTGGTGCCACCTACCTCGCCCTCGACGACGGGCTCATGGAGCTCGAGATCGTCCCCGACGAGCCGGAGGTCGAGGTCGTCCCCGACATCCCGTCCGATGTCGGCCAGGAGGGGGACCACAGCGATGGTCCCGAGCACATGGACATCCCCAAGGAAGAGGAGCCCCCCGTGGCCGAAGTGCTGCCCGAAGTCCCCGCTGTCCCGAAGCGCCGAGCGCCGCGCAAGAAGGCCGCGCCCAAGGTGGTCGAGGAGGCCAACCCCGAGTTCGAGAAGGCGGTGGATGAGGCCCTCAAGGTTGCCGAGCCCGTCACCCTGTCCAAGGAGATGATGGAGCCGGAGACCCTCCCGGTCACGCAGGCGATCGTCGAGAAGGCGATCACCGTGGACAGCATCCGCGAGAAGGGCAAGGTCGGGTTCCGGGACAGTGGAACGACCGCCGCTGCAGCCGCCAAGGCCGAGACCCGCGACGAGAAGGGCCGCCTGCCCGTCTCCACCGACGTCTACATGGAGGCCCACCTTGAGGGCTACGTGGACGGCATGGTTGAGGCCGAGCGCATCGCCGACAAGGCCAAGGACGTGGTCATCGAGACCACCATCACGGAGAGCGTGCGCCCCGAGGGGTACGTCACGTACAACTTCGGGGATCCCGCCTGGCGCCCGCAGCGGGGCATCGACGCCATCCTTCGGGACCTGATCGGCGTCATGCTGGAGATGGCCGACGAGGACCAGCTCTGGCAGATCGCCGCGTCCGTTCGGGGCGTGATCAAGTGAGGCGTCGAGATCGCATTGGCATCGCCGCCGTCGCCGGGCTGCTCCTCACGGTTCAGCTCACCGGGTGCAGCAACCAGACCGTGCGCGACCTTGAGGGCGTGCCGGTGCAGGACCCGGAGAAGGTCGAGTTGTTCGTCAACGTCGACCAGTTCCCCAACATCGTGGCGATCTGCGTCCACGGGGCCGGGTTCGCGGCCACGACCCGCGACGCCTCCCAGGCAGCCCTCCAGCGCGTCCCGGAGTGGGACGCCTCCGCTGACGGGTGGTGCGGCAAGTGACGGAGGCAACAGCGCGCTGCGGAGTGGACGTGATGGTCGGCGTGGTTCCCGGTTCCCCGGAGCCGGAGTGGTCGCGCCAGTGGTTCATCACCAGCGAGGAGTGGTACGCCAACGACGGAGAGGATCAGGCGCACCTGCTGTCCGACCTCGCTGGGAAGGCGAGCGCATGGGCCACCTACGCCATGCTCCAGCCAGAGCGGTTCAACTGGGTCAAGATGGAATGGGTGTGGTTCTAGTGGACGCGCTGGTAGCCCTGATGTTGCTCTGGCTGATCGTCCTGAGCGGGTACGTGATCTGGAAGGGCAAGACCGGACCTGTCGGGCTCATCGGGCAGGCGGGCGCCACGGGGGCACAGGGCCCTCCCGGACCTGTAGGGATCGTGGGGCCCATGCCTTCTGACGCCGACATCGAGCGGGTCGTCCGCAAGGTCATGGGGGAGCAGCAGTGAGGACTATCCACAAGATCGTGCTGAACGTGGTGGACGACCAGTGGATCACCATCCCCAAGGGCTCGGTGATCCTCTCCGTCGGCGAGCAGCGGGAGGCCATCTGCCTCTGGTTCGGCTGCGAGACCAATGAGCCCGAGCTCGAGACCCGTCACATCAGCATCTTCGGGACGGGCAACCCCATCCCGGACGGCCCTCTGGGGACGTTCCTGGGCACCGTGATCGCCTTCGGCGGCGCACTGGTCTGGCACGTCTTCGATCGGGACGACCAGTAGGTGTAGTCTCACCCGCACAAATGAAGAGGGACCCCACTCTGTCGGGTCATCACGCCGACGGGGTCCCTCTTCTCAATCCGCGAAGATTGAATGGAGCAATAGTACATGACTCAAGTACGAATCCTTCGGGATGACATGGGTCGAGTGGTGGTGGACTTCCCCTACGACCCGAACGTGAACACCCTGTTGAAGCAGCACGGCTGCTGGTGGGACAAGAAAGAGCACACATGGGTGGTCCGCGCACCCGCCCCCACTCCGCAGGTCAAGTACCTGCTGAAGCAGGCCAAGGTGAGTCTCTCGGTTCTGCATGCCCGGAAGATCGTCACCATCCTTCTGGACGCGGGATACCCCGTACAGGTGGGGGATCGAGACTTGCTTCCCACGAAGGCGGGCTACAGCGCGAAGCCCGCTGCGAGGGATGGGGGGCCTACCCGGTTCTGAAGGATGCCTCCGTGTTCCCCCTGGGCCAGCTAAGGCGCTGCGAGTCAACTAACCCGGGACGCTGGCACGGCGCTGATTCAGTTCACCACCTCGCGGCAGGAGAGCTATGTCCTCTCCCGCCAAGAAAACCTGCCCCCGCCTGCGGCGGAGGGCCCTTCGGTTACGGGGGTGGTGAACTTGGTCGGATCCTTCGGGAGCGGGTAGGCGAAGCGGGGTGAGCGAAGCTCACCCCCGGTGTTTGGCCAGAGGTGTCAGGAGATGGAGGGGAAGTGCCCTACGACGTGTTCAAGGACGATCCGCGCTATGCCAGAGACAGGGATGCGGCGGCCGGGAAACGTCTCAGGTCCATTCGGCGGAAGGACCTTCCTGTGTCAGAGTGGTCGGTCAAGGACGCGGTGGACGAGTTCCGCGAGCGGTATCGGAACAAGTACCCGCAGCACAGCCCGGATGAACTGGGAAACTACGTCACGCTGGTGAAGATCCTCGGCAAGCTGAGGAATGAGGGCGTCACCGTCCAGCACATGGTGCGGGCGATCGACGATTTCTACGCTCAGCACTTGGATCGCGGCAAGCGGGAGTACCCCGCGTGGAAGAAGTGGCTCTGGAAGGTTCGGGACACTCGGCCCAAGGATGAGAACGACTACGTCCGTCAGCAGGAGAAGCAGCATGTCGCTTCGGTGAGTTCCGAGAAGCCTGTCCCCAACCAGGGTCCATCCGTGGAGGATCTCCGTTTGAGGTTGGAGGAGTACCAGACCCGGTTGGATGTCGCTCTGGAAGACGAAGAGTTGTACTTGGCCAATCATGGACAGAACTCAATCGCTACCCTAAAGTTGCTCGTAGATCGAACACGACAGCGGATTGAGGAGGGAGCATGAGCACCATGACACGCGGCGACATGCTCGCCCGTACCGAGTCGGACTGGGCCGGTGCCCGTCGGCAGGGGTACTGGGAGATCCCGGTCGCTCTCCGAAACGCAACCCTGCTCCGGAAGGACAAGGGCCGGTGGGTCAGCTCTGAGTACCTGACCGACGAGCTCTACGACTGGGTCCTCACCAACGCGCAGTCCCTCACCGAGAGCATCTTCCTCGTGGGCGACCACGCGGACGAGTACGCGGCCGCCCTCGTTCTGGACCTCGTCCGGCAGGAGGGCGTCTACGCCCGGTACGGCTTCGAGGAGTACCTCGCGTGGACCGATCCCAATCAGGTGACGGCTCATCGTCGGGACAACCGGGATGACCGGGAGGTCCGTCGGTGGTTGGAGTCCGCTCGCGTGCTGGTCACCGAGGTTCGGGATCCCGCTGACCGGATGTACTACACGTCCCAGCGGGCACTCATCGACTCTCGGTCCAAGCGTGCTCACCGGAACATCACGGTCCTGTATGCCACCCCGAGCAACTACTCGATGTGGGATGGGATCGACCTTGGTCTGGGCATTGCCCCGATCTTCGTCAACTGATGCTGCACAACGACCTCGACGACACCGCTCCACCACGGTGCCTGGTTCACTCCAGCACCGTGGTGGATGCGATGCCCGCCGTCACCGGCAGGTTCTTCCCCAAGGTTGGCCACCAGATGATGCTCCACGACGTGGACATCGCCCTGGTGAACGACCTGCGGGATCGAGGCTTGAAGATGGTCCTCTTCGGCTACGAGGACGACCCGGTAACCCCAGAGGAGGTCATCAAGTTCATCGACCACTACAGCCACCCGTTCAATGAGTGGTTGGTGTTCGCGGACCTGACCCAGGCCATGCACTACGTGGCCATGCAGAGCGACGTGCGGCACATCATCGACCGCCGCCGTCCGTTAGCGTTCGGGGCCCGGTCGCTCAACGTCTAGGAGTTGGATCAATGTCGGATCAAGATGCACGGCTCATCAGCAGGATCGCTCTCGAGCGGGATGTGGACACGCCCCTGCGCCGGGGCGTCACCAAGGACACCTTCAAGAGCCCGGACTACCGGGACGCCTTCGACTTCATCTGTCGCCACAACGCCAAGTACAGCGAGGTGCCCACGGGCGCCATGATCAAGCGGGAGTTCCCCAGCTTGCGGCTGGTCAAGGTTGAGGACGGGCTCGACGCGGTTGTCGATGCCAGCCTTGCCGACCACCGGCACCACCTCGTGTTCCAGATGGTGGAGCGGCAGGTGGCCCTGCTGGAGAAGCGCGGGTCGGCCGACGACATCCTCGCGGTGGCGATGAAGACGATCGCCGAGATCGAGGGCGCGATGACCGACACCGGCATCGTCAACCTGACCGATGACCCGGTGCAGCGGTACCACGACTACACGGCCCGGAAGAACCGGCCGGGCGGGCTCCTCGGCATCTCCACCGGGTTCCCCACCATCGACAAGGCAACGTTGGGGCTCCAGCCCCAGCAGTTGGTCACCATCATTGCCGCGCCCAAGACCGGCAAGTCCCAGCTGGCCCTCCGGATGGCCACCACCGTGCACGAGGCCGGGTACACCCCCGCCTTCATCTCCTTCGAGATGAGCAACGAGGAGCAGCAGAAGCGCTACGACGCGATGAAGTTCGGGCTCAGTCACGGACGCCTGCTCAACGGTGACCTCGTGGCGTCCGAGGAGAAGAAGTACGAGAAGGGGCTCGAGAGCCTCAAGGGCGCTCACCCATTCATCCTGATGGACTCGACGCAGGGCCAGACGGTGTCCGCCATCGGCGCGCAGGTCATGTCCTACAAGCCCGACGTGCTGTTCATCGACGGCGTCTACCTGATGGTGGACGAGGTGACCGGCGAGTCCAACACCGCTCAGGCCCTGACCAACATCACCCGGGCACTCAAGCGGCTGGCCCAGCGCCTCAACATCCCCATCGTGATCACCACGCAGACGCTGACGTGGAAGATGAAGAAGAACAAGCTGGACGCCAACTCGATCGGCTACTCGTCCTCGTTCTACCAGGACTCGGACGTCATCTTCGGTCTCGAGCGTGGCGACCAGGAGGATGAGGCGTACCGGCTGCTCAAGATTGTGGCGAGCCGCAACTGTGGACCAGCGGAGGTCGACCTCGATTGGGACTGGTCCACCGGCACCTTCGAGGAAGTTTCGGCCTCCGCCCCGACGTACGTCTATGGTCAGCCCTGATGTACGAACCGATCCTCCGCCGTCTCGTCGGCGATGACTACGAGCTGTCCGGCGACGAGGCCAGGCTGCTCTGTCCGGTCCACGAGGCCCGCACCGGCAAGCCGGACCACAAGCCCTCGTTCTACTTCAATGTCGAGAGCGGGCTGTGCTTCTGCTTCTCCTGCGGGTACCGGGCCAACGCCTACCTGCTGTGGCGAGACCTCAAGGGCGAGGACCTCGAGATCGACGAGGAGATCGAGCCGGATGAGCAGATCTCCGCGCTCCGACGACGACTGGAGCGGGTACCCATCCGGGAGCTGTACGTCCCCACCGTGATGGACGAGGCTGATCTGGACTCATTCCAGCGTCCCAATGTTGAGATGCTGGAGTCCCGAGGGATCTCGAAGATCGTGGCTGAGATGCTGGAGATCCGCTCGAGCGGCGGCGCCTGGATCCTGCCCGTTCGGCACATCACCTCCGGCATCCTGATGGGCATCCAGATCAAGGACGGCAAGTACGTCCGCAACGCCCCGGTGGGAATCAAGAAGGGGCTCTCCCTGTTCGGCTTGAACACGGAGTACGAGCACAACTCGGACGCCCCAACGCTGGTGGTGGAGTCCCCGCTGGACGTGGCGGTCTGCTTCACCCACGGGCTGCAGGCGGTGGCCACCTACGGGGCCAACGTCACCGAGTACCAGATGCAGGAGCTCAAGAGGATGAACCACCTGGTCCTGGCGTTCGACAATGATGACGCCGGGAGGGAGGTGACCAAGGAGGTCGAGCAGGCACTGCTCACAGTCGTGTCGGACCACCGTTCTATCGTGTGGCCGGACGGAATCAAGGATCCGGGAGACGCCCGGGCGAAGATGCGAGAACTGACGGAGAACGCGCCCAGCCGTTTGGCAGAGCGCATGAGGAGATTCAGGTGAAGAACGTAAGCGTGATGCTGACCAAGGTCGGCGTGAACATGGGGGACCACGCACAGGATGTGGTGCGTGCCGTGGAGGTGTCCCCCGACGAGACCGTGCAGGAGATGGCCAACCGTGTCCTCAGCGTCGACAAGTGGGTGCCGCAGGGCCCTGTCGGCTTCGACTACCAGTACGACTGGTACCTGATCGTGCGCCTCGTGGAGCCCGCGCCATGAACCGCGAATGGGATGGCGTGATCCGGCACAAGACCAAGCCGGGCAACTCGGGGTACAAGCGCTGGCACTGCAGGTGCCCTGAGTGCTGTGCGGCCGGGGACGAGATCAATCGCCGCAACCGGGAGCGGGAGCAGGCGATCCGCGACGGCGAGTACAAGGTGGAGAACTTCACCCACGGGATCCAGGGGTGGCGACTGCATGGGTGCCGGTGCCACGAGTGTGAGGACGCGTACCGCGCCTTCCTGTCCGACAACCGGGCGGCAGGGCGCAACCGACGCTCCTACAAGAAGGCGGAGACCCCGGAGCAGCAGCTCGCTGCGGTGCCGGACGAGGTCCCCAGTGTTGATTGGTCTGAGGTGGCTCACCTGAGGCCGGGCGCCAATGTTCGGAGGAGGTCAGCGTGAGCCTGTATCCGTATCAGCAGGCGGCCGTGGACATGGTCTCGTACAACCATCGGGCTCTCATCGCCTACGAGATGGGGCTGGGCAAGACGCCGATCACCATCACGGCCATGGAGAACCTGATGACGGCCGGGACCATCGGACACCCGGTTCTGGTGGTGGTGCTGTCCAGCCTCAAGTTCCAGTGGCAGGACGAGATCCGCAAGTGGGCCCCGGACTCGGTTCCGCTGGTGATCGACGGGCCCCCGGCCAAGCGTGAGGAGCTCTACTCGAACTACGAGATGGCGTTCGTCACCGGGGAGCAGCCCGACTACGTGATCACCACGTACGACCTCATCGTTCGGGACTACTCGTGGTACGAGACCCATTGTTGGGGCGCGATCGTGCTCGACGAGATGACGGCGATCAAGTCCTTCCGGGCCAAGCGCTCGAAGGCGATCAAGCACCTTTCCCGCAACATTCCCGTCCGAGTGGGGCTCACGGGCACGCCGATCACCAACGGCAAGGCCGAGGAGATCTTCTCCCTGATGGAGTTCGTGGATCCCAAGGTCCTGGGTTCGTTCTGGACCTTCGACAAGCGGTACATCTCCCGGCACCCCAACGGGTGGGTGACCAAGTACCGGAACATGCCCGAGCTCCACAAGAAGCTGCAGCCGCACGTTGCTCGTAAGCGCCAGATGGACCCGGACGTGAAGGACTACCTGCCCGAGGTCCTGGACATGGCACCCCGGCTGGTCTCGATGGACCGCTATACCAAGCGCATGTACGCCCGGATCTCCCAGGACTGCAGGCTGGCCCTGGATGAGGCGCAGGAGCTCTTCGGCTCGAGCTTCACCTGGAACGCGGCCTTCCACTACGGCCAGTCCGATGTGCAGCAGCACGACGCCGTGGCCAGCGAGATCCGGGGCCGGATCATGTCCACCTACTCCGCGCTCCGAATGTTGTGCGACCACCCGCAGCTGTTGATGGACTCGGCCCTGGAGTTCGAGGCGGACAACGGCACCGGATCCGGGTACTGCTGGGAGCTCCTCCGGGATCCCACGGTCTCGCTGATGGCCCACCAGAAGTCGCCCAAGCTCGAGTCGCTGATGGAGTACGTCAAGGATGCGGTGGAGGCGGACCCGGACGTGAAGATCGTGGTGTTCGCCACCTTCACCCGGCTGTTCCCCTACGTCGTGGAGGCCATGGAGAAGGCCAAGATTGGAGTGGTTCAATTCCACGGTGGGATGAGCGCCACGGCCAAGCACCAGGCCAAGCTCCAGTTCCAGAACGACAAGGACATCCGGGTGTTCCTGTCCAGTGACGCCGGGGGCTACGGGGTGGACCTGCCCCAGGCCAGCATCCTGGTCAACTACAACCTGCCTTGGAGTGCAGGCACCGCACTCCAACGGAACAGCCGGATCATTAGGGCTTCCTCCGGGCACAAGCAGGTGCGGATCGAGCGGCTGCTCATGGAGAAGTCGGTCGAGGTGCGCCAGTGGGACATGCTGGGCTTCAAGATGAGCGTCTCTGGCGGCATCGTGGACGGGGTGGTGTCGGACCCCTCTGGCAACATCGAGAACACGGTGGAGGGGCTAAGAAACTTCCTGCTCTCAGATAGTTGACCCGCCTCCTATGAGGTACTAGGTTTGGATATACCCACACATTGGAGGATCGATGGCGGTTCGGATCAAGCCCCCCGAGCAGGGTGGGGTGAACATTGACGAGCGCATGGTCATCGTTCGCCACATCATGGCGAAGGTGAAGGCCGATGAGGCCAAGACGGAGCAGGCAGATGTTCGCCCCAAGCTGGTTTCGATCCTCACCCAGATCGAGCCCGACGCCGACGGGCACCGGACCCTCAGGCTCGACGAGCCGGTCATGGGCTACGGTGCCGTGCAGTACCAGCGCCGAGTCAGCATCGTGCCCAACAATGAGCGGATCCTCGCCATTCTGGAGGAGCACGGCTTGACCGACTCCTGCACCGAGGTCACTCGGGTACCCAACGAGGAGGCCATCATGAACGCGGTCTACAGCGAGCAGCTCCCTGAGGTCCTGCTCAACGAGATGTACCCGCAGAAGGAGACGTTCGCAGTGGTGGTCAAGCGTGCCTGACGTCATCGACTCCATGTTCGGGGGAAGCGAGGAGGAGCCGGAGGTCATCCGGACCTATCCCGGATCCACCAAGCGCATCCGATGGGGGAACGACGCCCCGGACGTGGACAAGTTCAAGGTCCGCCCGGCCAGCGACCCCATCTTCAACAAGGCGAACTGGGGCAAGCCCACCGCCATCGAGGTGGTCCCGGACCACGTCTTCATGTTCTACCGGCCCAACGTCTTCGCCAAGATCCTCGGCAAGTCGGGGCCGACGCTCAAGTTCTGGGAGCAGAAGGGGTTCGTCCCCAAGCCCCCGTTCAGGTTCCGGTTCGAGAACACCGTCCGGAACTACTACAACGAGGAGACCATCCTGGCCTTCCTCAAACTGCTCAACGAGCGCGGCCAACTGCACGACGACCGCATCGACTGGGCACACTTCCCCGAACTGCCCGACCTCATCCGCAAGGAGTGGGAGCGCATCCGGGACGAGTGGCTCGCTGAAGTGAAGAAACTGACAACCCACTGAAACTGAGGAGAACCGGCAATGCCTATTGCCCGCAAGACCGCCACCCCAACGGCGGATGACTACACCCCCAAGGGTCGCCCGGCCCCCGACTTCGCCCCTGAGGGCGCCGAGGAGTCGGAGGTGTTCGAGGAGGAGTCCTTCGAGTCGACCCGGATCCCGGTGAAGGCCCGTGCTGGATGGGACGCGGCCGATGAGGTCCAGAAGAAGGTCAAGTCGCTGGGCGACTTCTTCACCCCGACCGAGGACCCGGCGCTCATCTGCTTCGTGCAGGGGGCCCCGTTCGACTCGTACCTCGTCCACTGGGTCGACACCAAGGATGGGCGTCGCTCGTTCCGCTGTGCCGATGAGGATGGGGACTGCGCGCTCTGCGAGATCGGCGACTCCCCGGCCGCCAAGTTCGCCTTCTGGGTGGTGGAGTTCACCATCAAGGAGGAGCAGGTGGACTACGACACCCGCGTCTGGGAGGTCGGCACCAAGCTCAAGAACACCCTCAAGGACATGAACGCCGAGCCCCGCAAGGGTGGCCCGCTGGACGGCAACTTCTTCTCCGCGCACCGCACGGGCAAGAAGCAGACCACCCAGTACCACGTCTCCCGGGTCAAGGATCGTGACCTTGAGGAGGACTGGGGCCTGAGCGCGGCCGACGGTCGCAAGGCCGTGGAGGAGCTCGCTGCGAAGGGCGAGCCCCGTCTCTTCATCCCGAACATCGAGGATGTCGAGGCTGCCGCCGCGTACATGAAGCGTCACGGCTGATGGCACTGGGGACGGCGGGTCGCATGCGGCCCGCCGTTCCTGTCGTCTCCACCTCCGAACAGTTGGCGTCTCTGCTCGCGTACTACCGCAAGCAGGACGCCTTCGCCTTCGACATCGAGACGCAGGCAGAGGATCCCCGGGACCGGCTGGACCCGGCCATCAATGACGTGGCGTGGCTCAGCCTTGCCACCTATGGCCGGGCTGACGTCATCCCCATGGGCTTCCGCAACGGGGACCTCCTCGAGTACCGCACGCCGGTGCTCAAGTCCGGTCTGGCCCGGTTGAAGGAGGGCAAGTCCCTCCGTGCCAGTGACGTGAGCCAGGCCGACTCCCGGATGCGCCCAGTCTTCGGGCCCCCGCCTGAGCAGCTGAGCCGCACCGAGGTGTTCACCACGCTCGAGCCCCTGTTCATGGGAGACCAGATCAAGGTCGCCCACAACATGAAGTTCGACGCTCCCAGCATCGCCAAGTACCTGCCCGGCATACCCACGCCGCCTTACGCCTGCACCCAGATCATGGAGACCATCATTGACTCCAGGATCCAGCACCAGTACCTGAAGCTGCAGTCCGCCGTGAAGCGCCGGTTGGGCTATGCCATGGACAAGGGCATCGGCGAGAACATCCTGCTGCACTCCTTCGGGGATGTCGCCAAGTACAGCCTGCTCGACGCCAAGATGGACTGGCTTCTGTACCAAAGGCAGATGCAGCTCATCAAGGAGTTGGGCGTCGAGCACCTGCTCAAGCTTGAGATGGACGTCCTCGAACCCGTGATGGCCATGATGATGACCGGGACCCTCGTGGACCGGGGCGCCATGCTCGTGTTCCAGGCCGAGATCCAGGCGGAACTCGATCGGTGCCGTCAGGAGGCGTACCGCCGGGCGGGCCGGGAGTTCAACTTCGCCTCTCCGGCCGACAAGATCAGCGTGCTCTACTCTCCCAAACCACAGGGCCAGGGACTCAAGCCGTACAAGATGACCAAGAAGAACGGCCAGCCCAGCACGGATGCGGACTCCCTGGAGCACCACTCCCGCAACCCGTTGGTCAAGTCAATGTTGGAGCACGCGGAGTACGCCAAGCTGATGGACACCTACCTGGTGCCCTACCTCGGCGGGACCACCACGGCAGGCAAGGTGAAGGAGCCCCACCTCCGCAACGGCCGGGTGCACACCCAGTTCAACCAGACCGGTACCGAGACCGGGCGCATGTCCTCGTCCAACCCCAACCTGCAGAACATCCCCAGTCGGGGCAAGTACGGCAAGGTGGTCCGGGGACTGTTCATCGCGGACCCCGGCTGCAAGGTGGTCGTGGGCGACTACTCCCAGATCGAGCCCCGCATCATTGCCAGCCTCTCCGAGGACCCGGTCATGATGGCGGCCTACCTGTCGGGCCGGGATCTGTACCAGGAGATCGCGGACACGCTGGACATCACTCGAGCGGCGGGCAAGGAGCTCGTCCTCTCGATGTCGTACGGCATCGGGCCGGACAAGCTGGCCGACCGCATTGATGGTGTCACCGTGGGGAAGGCCAAGGAGTTGCTCGATGACTTCGAGCACCGATTCCCGGCGGTCGGTCGCCTCAAAGCCCGAGTGATCCGGGATGCCCGGGCCAAGCGCCCCATGCCCTACGTCACCACGGTGGTCGGGCGGCGGCGGTACATCCCGGAGTTGCTGTCCCGGGATCGCGGCCAGTTCGGGTCCGGGCAGCGCAAGGCGTTCAACACCCTGATCCAGGGCAGCGCCGCTGACATCATGAAGATCGGGATGGTCCGGGCGTACAGGATGGTCCCAGACGAGGCTAGACTTCTATTGACGGTACACGACGAGTTGGTCGTCCTGGCCCCCGATGCGATCGCCGAGGAAACTCGCGTCGCCTTGAAGGAGGCCATGGAGGGTGTCAGCATCGGAGCGATGAAGGTTCCTCTCATCGCCGAGGTTGGCATCGGGAACACATGGGCGGAAGGAAAGTGATCATGACGGAGAACAGGTATGGCTCGGATGTCTGGGTCAACAAGGAGTACATCGAGCGGTCGCAGGACATGGCCCTCGTGGAGGCGGAGCGGAAGCTGATCGCCGAGGTCTACGAGAGGGCAGACTTCCCCCGTGACTTCCGCGTCCAGATCCGGCACGAGGATGACGGGTCCCGGGATGCCGTCCGGGTCAGCGTGCGGCTGACGCCGATCGATCCCACCAACCCCAGGGTGGAGAAGGACCCTGCGTTCTTTCGCATGGAGACCCCTGCTCAGACTGAGCGCCACCTCCAGGAGCTGAAGTCAATGTTGGCGCCCCGGACTCACAGTGAGTCCTTCCTGATGGGAGCACTCCGCGAGGAGGAGGCCCGACGCATCCGGGATGCCCTGGACAATGAGCGGGAGCTGGCCAAGGCCAAGGCCCTGAAGGAGCTGGCCACCAAGAAGATCGATGGCCTCAAGCTGACCGGTGGGATCTGGATGGACGAGATTCAGGGTGCCGGGGACATCCCCCAGGAGTTCATCGATGCGTACCGGGTCAAGGACGTTCCCAAGATCAAGCTGAACGGGAAGGACATCGCGTGAGTGTCGTCCAGGTGGGCCAGGTGATGAAGCGGCAGTGCGAGGGCTGCCACATGTTCGAGTTCATCTACAACAAGATGAGCATGCCCATCGGGTGGGCCAAGATTCAGGGCCGGGACTACTGCGGCGCCTGTCTCGAGGGTGAGATCCAGCTGAAGTTGGATCCCTCCTCATGAGCAGCAGCGCCGATTGGTACGCCCGCAAGCTCCGTGGCGAGCCGACGGTCCGTCAGGAGCCGCTGCCGCCCATCCCGGTGGCCCGGCCCCAGGTCCCGCAGCAGGTCCATCAGCAGCTCCAGCAGCCCTCGCGGCAGCCGCTGGGCTCGGTGCCCTCCCAGGGTGGAGGCTGCCCCAACTGTGGCAGTCCCAACTACGGGGCGCCGAGCAAGAACATGCTGCCCCGGTGCTTCGAGTGTGGGGAGGGCCTCGCCATCCAGAACAGCACCCAGGGCCTGTCTGGCTCCACCTCAGACGGCCCGGCCACCCCGGCGGTCCAGGTTCCCACGGCTGGATACAACCCACAGCAGATCGTGGGCAAGGTCCAGTAGTGGATGAGGACACCCTCAACGAGCTCTGGGTCTGGATCACCCGGCAGAAGGCGGTCTGGCAGAAGAAGAACAGCGGTGTCAGATCCCCGGACTACCGTGACGGGTACATCGACGCGTTGACGGACATGCTCAGCACGATCACCCACATGAAGGACGAGGAGCTCTGATGGACCCACTGGTCATGCAGGTCGTGAAGGACCTGAACAAGAAGCACGGTCACGGGACGGTGGTCCGGGCGTCCGAGATCACGAGTGACATGACTCCCCGGTTCACCACCGGATCATTGGGGATGGACCTCATCCTTGGCGGTGGGTGGCCGGGCAACCAGTGGAACGAGATCGTGGGCGAGGAGTCGTCCGGCAAGACGGCCATCGCCATGAAGACCATCGCCGCCAACCAGGCCCTGGACCCGGACTTCACCACGGTGTGGATCGCGGCCGAGGAGTGGGTGCCGAGCTACGCCGAGATGCTGGGCGTCGATCCCACCCGGGTGTTCGTGGTGGAGACCAACATCAGCGAGCACGCCTTCGACGCGGCGCTCAAGTTCGCCGAGACCAAGAACATCGACTGCATCGTCATCGACAGCATGCCTGCGCTCATCCCCTCACCGGAGGACGAGAAGGACATGGAGGGCAACACGATGGGCCAGCAGGCCCGGATCGTGAACAAGTTCTTCCGGAAGACCGGCGCCGTGATGAAGCGCAGCCTGATCGAGCACGAGCGCCCCATCCTTGGCCTGGTCATCCAGCAGTACCGCTCCAAGATCGGGGTGATGTACGGGCCGGACAAGACCACCCCGGGAGGTCAGGGCAAGAACTACGCCTACTTCGCTCGAGTCGAGGTGAAGCGGGACGCCTGGATCGAGGAGGGCCCCAAGACCGCCAAGGTCAAGGTCGGCCAGAACATTCGGGTCCGCACCATCAAGAACAAGAGCTCCCGGCCGCAGCAGACCGCCTACGTGGACTTCTACTTCACGGACTCCATCGACTGCGCCGCCGGGGACTACGACTTCGGCAAGGAGCTGACCGCCATCGGGGTGATGCTGGGCGTGATCGAGCGGGCCGGATCGTGGTACTCCTACGGCGAGCACAAGTGGCAGGGCATCGACAGCATCCCTCCGGACGTGCGTCAGCTACCCGATCTTCGGGAGTCCCTGGAGAAGGAGATCCGGGCTCTTAGCCCCACGCTGCCAGATGTGGGCTCCGTAGACTGACCCGCATGAAGGGCTTCTTGGGCGGCACCTACTCGGATGTGAAGAGCGTCCAGGCGTACAACGGTGGGTACCGTCCGGTGAAGTCCATCCAGCGGTTCCAGGGCGGGACCTGGACATCACTGGCCCGGTGCACCGTGGCCATTTCGGCCAGTGTCGCCTCCCTCGCAGAGGGCGCCAGCGTCACCTACACCGCCGTGCCTTCTATCCCATCATTCGTGGAGAGCTACGAGTGGTGGTACAAGGTTCCCGGTGGTGCCTGGGTCCAGCACGGGCCCTTGGGCGCCTCGTTCGCGTGGACGGCCTGGGGCCCGGGAGCGTGGCAGTGGAAGGTCGTCGCTATCCAATACGACGGCACTCGGGTCGAGTCAGCTCCGGTGGACACGACGGTCACCCACATGACCCTGTCCATGAGCATCTCAGCGTCCTCGGCACAGGACGGGACCGTGGTCACCCTCACGGCCACCGCAGGGGCCCCCGCTCTGGTGTCCTCCTACTCCTGGGAGTACCTGCCCCCCGGTGGTGGCTGGACGTACTGGGCTGGACAGGACACCGCCTCCCCGGCCAAGACCAAGTCATGGACCGTCAACACGCCAGGGGCGTGGCAGTGGCGGGTGCGCGCCAACAAGCTCTACGGCGGCGCATCGACCACCTCGGCGCCCGTGCCCATCACCGTGACCGCTATCCCAGTGGCAACCGAGGTGACGGCCCTCTCGGGGGGCAACGCCCAGACCATCCAGGCGTGCTTGGACGCGGCGTACAACTCGGCGCACAAGAAGGCTCGACTCGGGGGCACCTTCTACGGAGGCAACCCGAGCTCCGTTCGAGTTCCGGGTGGCATCACGGTGGATGCGAACGCCGCCACCTTCCAGAACATCCAGTTCTTCAACGACAACCGGACCAACTACGGGGCGCGTGGCGACGGCGGGTACAACCGGGCCGGGGGCATCGTCTGGTACGGCGGGGCCTTCGACCAGTGGAACTCCAAGAGCACCGCGTGGTCCATCTCGCACTGTCCCTCGTTCCACCTTGAGGGCGCCCACATCTGGAACACCACCACCAAGGGCCACGGGATCGAGATCAACTCCTCGGGCAGCGCGGCGTACGGCGGCGATGTCCGGAACATGGCCGACTCGGACTTCAAGATCAAGATCATCGGGTGCACGTTCTCGGGCATGGACCAGACGCCTCGGGACACCGGCTACGACGAGGCGGTGCACTTCGACTACGCCTGGGACGGCGCGACGGCTGCGGGCACCTATCCGGATGGCACGGTGTGCCACAACATTCTGATCCGGGGCTGCCACTTCCGGCGCTGGAGGACATACCCGTACCCGACGAGCATCGGCAACCACAAGTACAGCGTGGGCGACCCAGGTCTGAGCCAGCTCCACTCGCACATCCGGATCGACGGCAACCACTTCGACCAGGTGGGTGCCTGCTCCAACCCGGGCAGCGACACCATCATGTCGGCGACCATGGCCTCTCGAGGGACGGTGCACCTCATCGCCTTCCGGGAGGTGCAGGTCAAGGCCAACCACTTCAACCACAATGTTCGGGGGTTCGCCTTCGAGAGCCGATCGAACGTCCCGCAGACCCAGCACAGCATCTTCGTCCACGACAACACGTTCACCGCGAACGGGCACATGAAGAACCATGCCGGTGGGTGGGTGTCCAAGAACTACCCATGGCTGGACACCGACGTGAACGACAACACCGGCGGCCGGATCTCGGGCTTCTACGTCTGGGGCAACAAGTTCACCGCCACCGTGGGTGCAGCTCAGGCCACCTGGCTGATCCGGTGCAACGACGTGGACACCCTGCAGGTCAACGCCAACAACTTCTGGGGACTCATCGGGAACGCCAACTACACCGGGAAGGACGGGAACCGGATCCACGGGTCGGAAGCGGCTCCGTCGGGTACGGTCTCCAACTATCAATGTCGGGACAACACCTGGAGCGCATCCGCCGATGGAGCGGGCAGGGTGGTCAGCAACTCGTAGGAGAACAGTGGCGAAGACAGAGGGCCAGATCCAGTCGCAGAAGCACGAGCGCCGGTTGGCCAAGCGGTACGACGGAACAACGAACGCAGGATCCGGATCGTTCTGGAGTCGCAAGGGAGATGTCCGAGCACTCCGGTACGTGATCGAGCACAAGTACACCGGTGCCAAGAAGTCCATCTCCATCAAGGCCGAGTGGTTGAGGACCATTCACAACATTGGTCTAATGGAGTCGAAGATGCCCATTCTGGCGTTCCATCTGGATGGGAAGGACTACTTCATCCTGTCCGAGGATGACTTCGACGAGCTGACGGAGCGCGCCTATGGCATGGCAGGAGCAGGCGAAGTGTGATGGGCACGATACCGAGCTGTTCTACCCGCCCCGGGATTCCACGTACTCGAAGCACGCTGACCAGGCCCGTGCGGTATGCCATGGGAATCCAACGTTGGGGAACCCTAGGTGTCCAGTCATTAGAGAATGCCTGCTATATGCTCTAGTCATGCCAGACCAGCACGGGGTCTGGGGAGGGATGTCCTCGCGGGAGCGCAAGACACTCCATCGGCGCAAGGACCTGCCGGACTACGTGACCCGTGAGGACCTTGAGAGGTTGGGACTACTCGATGGCGCAGGCGAAGAACAGCTTGAGGAAGCACCTGGAGACGAAGAAGAAGCCGACGGTGATGCTTGGGCTAGTTGAGCGGTACCTGCTCAGCCAGCCTCGAGATCCCAGGGCCTCGGATGTCCTTCATCCATCAGAGATCACCAAGCCCTCGTGGTGCCCCCGCGAGGGGTGGTACCTGCTCTCGGGCCACACCAAGGTTGAGGCCAAGCCCGGGATGCAGATGCTCTCCATCTTCGAGGAGGGCCATGCCATCCACGAGAAGTGGCAACGTTGGCTGGAGGGCGCTGAGATCCTGATCGGTGCCGAGGTGCCGGTGAAGTACCCGAACTATCGGGTGGACGGCCGGGCCGATGGGGTGGTGTTCGTCGACAAGCCCTACCTGCTGGAGATCAAGTCGATCGGTCTCGGCACCCTGCGGATGAACAACTTCCCGATCCAGGGAGGGTTGAGCGCCTCGTTCCGAATGATCACGCGGCCGTTCAACGATCACATGCGTCAGGCGATGTTCTACGCCTGGGTCCTGCGCCAGGGACCCTTCCCGGATCTCGAGGACCTGATCTTCCTGTACGAGTGCAAGGAGGACCAGGCGGCCCGGGAGTTCACGGCCAAGTACGACGAGGACTGGATCGCCGTCACGCTCGAGAAGCTGGCCACCTTGTTCCCTGACCACGACGGGGTGCTGGTGAGCTCCCCGCCGGTCTGCTCGTTCGCCGATGACTGCCCTTGCGAGGCGTACTGATGGAGTGGGCGAACAGTCACATCGTCCTGGAGGGACACCCGGACTGGTGGGTGTGCAAGAAGTGCGGGGCGCTCATCCGGGACCCCTTCCAGCACCACAACTTCCATGTGGCCCTCGAGGTCACTGCGTTCCGAGGAGGACGATGAACGACCCGGTAAACCACCCCAGCCACTACACCGCGTACAAGGGCCTGGAGATCATCGACCTCACGGAGCAGATGAATTTCAACAGAGGCAATGCCGTGAAGTACATCGCCCGCGCTGGCCTGAAGAACCCCACCAGGGATGCGGAGATCGAGGACCTCGAGAAGGCGGCGTGGTACATCCGCAGAGAGATCATGAGACTGAAGGAGCAATGATGGGACTGATCAAGCGCAACACCGGCGAGGCCCAGGTCATCCAGCAGGGGATCGCCCTGCCCACCCAGCCCAAGCACCAGCCTCCGGACCTGCCTCGGGATCCCACGGAGCTGGATGACGCCTCATTGATGGGGATCTGGACTGAGTTCACGGCGTGGACGGACTACATGGCCGTGCAGGTGGCGATCGCCTACTCTGACGAGAAGCGGCTGGCCAAGAAGATCGAGCGGATGGAGCAGCGGGCCCTCCTCAAGGGAGACAAGGTCACCGTCGCCCGGGCCGAGATCAAGGCGTCCGACGAGCACGAGAAGCTGGCCCAGGAGTGGCTGGAGGCCGAGGCGTACCGGAAGCTCCTGGAGGCCCTGTTCAACAACTACGACCGGGACGCTGCCCTGCTCAGCCGGGAGCTGACCCGTCGGACGGGTGACGTGAAGAGCCGCCAGCGGACGTGGCAGCCATGAGCAGTGTCGATGGGGACTGGGTCCAGCAGGAACGGGACCACGAGTACCGGATGGCCTCGCTCAAGGAGGACGTGGACCGGAGACGCCGGGACAACCTGACCGAGCGGCTCGTCGCGTTCATGTGGGGCTTCGGCATCGTGCTGGTCGTGGGCATCGTCGCGGCGCTGGTGTTCTTCTGGCAGCAGGACGCCGGGAACCGTGGCCAGAAGGCGGAGCTGGCATGCCTCACCAGCGGCGGTACGTGGACCGGTCTGAACGGTGGATCCGATATCTGCGTGGCGCGGGTGGATCCTCGATGAAGGTGAGCGTCATCAGCAAGCCCGTCGTGCAGCAGTACACCAACCATGACGGCGCTGGCCTCAATGATGAGGAGGGCATCTGGCTGGGCATCGACCAATCTCTGACCGGGTTTGCGGTTTGCGCGTTGGACTCCTTCGACCACTACGAGATCGGGGTGCTCCAGTCGAAGGCCCGGGGCGCTGAGCGGCTGTTCGAGATCAAGCAGTACCTGCAGCTGGTGCTGAAGGGGTGGAACTACGACGACGTGGCCATGGAGGGCACTGTCGTGCACTCGGCCAGCGCCTCAGTGTTGGGAGAGCTCGCCGGGGTGGTCAAGGTGACCCTGTTCGAGCACGCCCATCAGCCCCTGATCGTTCCGCCCCTCACCCTGAAGAAGTTCGTGATCGGGAACGCGAAGTCTTCACAGAAGAGCCATATGCTCTTGGCGGCGTACAAGAGGTACGGCGTGGACATCCCCAACGACAATGCCATCGACGCGTACGGGATTGCCCGTATCGTTCGTGGGGTACCACAAGGCGCAGTGGAGAAGTCCGTGATCGAGAAGTTGTCCGATCCGAAGTTCAGGGAGTAGCAGTGATGGAGCTAATCAAGGTACGTGGAGATTCCAACGTCAAGGAGGTGGCCGGGAGCATCGCCCGGTCGCTGGACCATGCCGACGAGGCTGAGGTTCGAGCCGTCGGAGCCAGTGCAGTCAGCCAAGCGGCCAAGTCCGTGGCCATCGCTCGCGGGCTGATCGCCCCACGGGGCAAGGACCTGTGGACCAAGATCGGGTTCACCAACGTGGACAACGCCAACGGCGACGGCACCATCAGTGCTGTCGTGTTCTATGTAGAAGTCAGGTAGTCTAGAGTGCGCTAGACCCACCACACACAACAATTGAGGGACTAATGAAGTTGATCGTATCGCCACACGCCGACGACGAGGTTCTCGGCTGTGGAGGGCTCATCGCCAAGGATCCACAGGACATCGCCGTCGCCATCCTCTCCGACAAGGGAGACGGGAGGATGGAGGAGTACTACCGCGCCAAGGGAATCTTGGGGTACGAGCGCACCTACCTCGCGGAGTTCCAAACCGGAACGCTCACGGGCAACGCCCGGATGCTCGTCACCTGGCTGGACTCAGTCATCAGTGCGCTCCAGCCGGTCGAGATCTACCTGCCCACCCCGGGCGCCCATCAGGACCACATCGCCGCCTACGAGGCCGGGATCCGCGCCTCACGGTTGTCCTACACCAACAAGGACGCCTGGTACGTGCCCACGGTCCTGCTGTACGAGATCCCCAGCTACACCACGGACCTCTACACCATCCCCTACCAGTGGAACCGGTTCGAGGGACTGACCGAGGCGCAGATGGAGACCAAGATGGCCGCCATCCGGGCGTACGAGTCCCAGGCCAACGGGTCATTCGATCCCGCCAAGCTGGCATTCGAGCACGGTCGCTGGATCGGGTCCGGGCGCAACCTGCCCTTCGCCGAGCAGTTCGCCGTGGTTCGTGAGGTGCGCTCATGATCGTCGCCGGACATCAGCCGAACTTCTTGCCCAACTCGCGGTTCTGGTACAAGACCGCCCGCGCAGACATCATGGACATCCGCTACCGGGCCCAGCTCCACGAGCGCGGCTACCAGCGCCGCGTGATGATGCGGGACAACTGGTGCACTCTGCCATTGGCACAGAAGTACCGCTACGAGCCCATCAATGAGGTCATGCTCGACATCCCCAAGTTCCGGGAGATGTTCCCCAAGATCATGCACGGCCGGTACTCCGGGGCGCCCCACTACAAGACGCGCGGGGCGGATCTCGTGGACTACGCGATGAGCCTCGAGAGCCCCTACCTCTGGCAGTTCAATCTTGACCTGCTCGTGTACGTGCGGGATCTTCTGGGTATCACTACCCCGTTCGCTCTCGGTCTGGACTCCATCGGGACCAAGGCCGAGGGCCTTCTCAGCACCTTCCGTGCCTACCCCCAGATGGACGTCTACCTCTCCGGAACCGGAGCCAGGGCATACATGGGGGACACCACCATCTTCGAGGAAGCGGGGATCAAGGTCGAGTGGTCGCGGCATCACGCCACCACGAACGACAGCATCGTCACCCTGCTCATGGACTACGACAACCCCATCGAGCTCGTCATGTTGGAGGAACAGTGAAGTGCAAGCGAGGTTGCATGGTGTTCAGCCGAAAAGGTGTGCAGCAGTTCTGCATCATCTGCGGCAAGGAGGAGAAGCGCAGTGAGTAACGTCCTGATCGTCGGCATGGGCTACGTCGGTCTGCCCATCGCCATCCGAGCGGCTGAGGCCGGTCACGTTGTCGTCGGCGTCGACGTGGACAAGAGCAAGATCGACGCCCTGCACAACGAGCAGTCCTATGTCGAGGACGTGTCCGACGAGCGCCTGGCCAAGATGCAGCGCAGTGGGTGGTTCAAGGCGTACACCGACACGGCGTACACCGAGTTCGTGGCGCCCCACCAGCCATTCGACATCGCACTGATCACGGTGCCCACCCCGGTGGATGAGCTCAAGCATCCGGACCTGACCTACATCAAGAGCGCCGCCTCCTTCATCGCCAAGCACATGCGTGGCGGGGAGCTGATCGTGCTGGAGTCCACCACCTACCCCGGCACCACTGAGGATGTCGTGGTCCAGACCATCGGGTACGTCAACGGGATGCGTCCGGAGCGGGACTACGAGATCGGGTACAGCCCCGAGCGGATCAACCCAGGGGACAAGGTCAACACCTTTCAGCGCATCCCGAAGATCGTGTCGGGACTGGGTGACGAGGCGTTGGCTCAGGTTCAGGAGTTCTACTCGACGTTGGTAGACACCGTGGTCCCGGTCTCCAGCCCCCGTGCCGCCGAGCTGGCCAAGGTGTTCGAGAACACGTTCGCCCAGGTCAACATCGCCCTGGTCAACGAGATGGCCGTGGTGTGCTCCGAGCTGGGGCTGGACGTGGACGAGGTCCTCGACGCGGCGGCCACCAAGGGCCACGCCATCATGCGGTTCCGGCCGGGACCAGGTGTGGGCGGGCACTGCATCGCGGTGGACCCGCTGTACCTGACCTGGATGCGGCGCAACCATCACGGCAAGGCGTTCAAGTTCGCCGAGCTGGCCGACGAGATCAACAACGGGATGCCCGGACATGTCGTGTGCCGATCGAGGTCGCTGCTCGCGGAGCGGGACATCAAGCTGTGGCAGGCGCGCATCCTGTGCCTCGGGGTGGCCTACAAGCCCAATGTTGCCGACACCCGGGAGTCCCCGGCGCTGGAGGTGGTGCGCCTGCTCCGGGAGGCCGGTGCGGATGTCACGGTGTCCGATCCCCACGTCTACTCGATCAGCGACGCCGAGCTTGCCGCCAAGGCCGCCGGGTCGTTCGATCTGGTGATCGTGCTCACGGACCATGCGGTCTTCGATTGGGGTCTCATCCACGAGAACGCGGAGCAGATCCTGGACACCCGCAACGTCTACCCGCAGGGTGCCGACAAGGTCCACAAGCTGTGACGGCGTTCTGCCCCGTGGCCCGGGGGGCGTTCAACGTGGGCCCCATCCAGATCGGTCAGGGCTTCATCATCGCCGTGTTCGTGCTCACGGCGGTCATCGTGGTCGTCGGGTACCGGTTCAAGACCCGCAACAACAAGTACAAGGGGAACTCGTGACGTACATCGGACGGAACAGGCCCGCTCGCGGGTGGTCATTGGTTGTCGCGCTGCTCTTCCTCGGGCTGTTCGTGACCTACTTCGTGTGGACGATGAGTGGGTGGATCGGGTGGAACTCCTGGTTCCTGGCCGGGTTCTTCTCCTTCTTCGCCTGCATCACCACGGCCAACATCATCTCGGGGTTCTGGTGGCGCACCTTCAAGAACAACCCGGTCCCCGAGGCTCGCGTGGTGGCGATCGTGCCCATCTACGAGGAGAACGAGGAGCGGGTTCACGAGGTGGTGTGGTCGCTGATTCGCCAGACCCGGCCACCGGACCACATCTACGTCATGGACGACGGGTCGGAGTTCCCGCTCATGGGGTTCGACCACCCGCTGGTCACCTGGATGCGGCAGGAGAACGCGGGCAAGCGGCACGCGCAGGCGGCGATGCTGGCCCAGTTCACCAAGGATGACTACGACCTGATCGTGACGGTGGACTCGGACTCGGTGTTCGATCTGGACGCCGTCGAGCACCTGATGCGGGCGTTCCACGATCCGGAGGTGATGGCCACCACGGCCATCTGCTACACCGCCAACTGGCGGCACAACCTCATGACGAGGCTAACGGACATCAACCTGCAGATCTCAACCTTGCAGATGCGGATGCTCCGCTCCCGCATGTCCATCGTGACGCCCACCTCGGGAGCGATCGCGGTGTATCGCCCCTGGGTGTTCTTCGACAACATGGAGGACTACCTGAACTCGGGCAGCATCGGAGATGACCGGCGCCTGAGCTTCTACGCCCTGATGAAGGGCAAGGTGGTCACGGTCAACGAGGCGGCGTGCGAGACGCACCTCCCGGAGACACCCCGGGGCATCTTCAAGCAGCGCACCCGGTGGTCGAAGTCCGCATGGTTGGGGGCCCCGTTCGTGGTCACCAACCTTCGGCCGCTGGTGGTGTTCTTCTACTGCTACCCGCTGGTGTTCGCCCTGGCGTTCCCCTTCGCCGTGGCGGTGTTGAGCACCGTGTGGATCAGGTTCGGGGAGCCCACCCTGATGTACGGCGTGGCCTTCTGGTTCGTCACCTCGTTCTGCATGGCGGGGGCTGCCTACGCATCCCGTCCGTCGATGTCCTTGGGCAACAAGATCCTCCAGGTGTTCCTGGCGGGGACGCTGTACCCGCTCTGGGGTCTGTTCCTCCTGCGGGTGGCCGTGTACAAGGCAGTCCTCACCCTTGGGGACCAGTCCTGGGGCACTCGTGGAGCAGGGGCACCTGAGCCTGAGAAGGTTGGAGTGTCTAGCTACACTCCAGACTTCAGCGTCGAAGAGATCACATCCATGTCGAAGATTGAGGAGTCATGAGGAAGCTATCCGTTCTATTCGCTGCCATGGCCGTGATTCTGGGGATGTCCGTCGCCCCAGCACAGGCAGCGGCCAACGACGTCACCATCAATGGGCAGACGCTCGCGCTGACCGGGGTCAACGTCTACCGGTCCACCAACGCCTTCGTGCAGTACACCCCCGCCTACGGGGCCACCACGGGGACCAACATCTACGGGTACGAGGCCGCTGTGGTGGGGGGTGTCATCACCAAGGCCGAGGATGGCGTTGGCAACATGGCCATCCCCGCCAACGGGTATGTGCTCTCCGGGCATGGCACGTCGAGGACGTGGCTCAAGGCCAACGCCAAGGTGGGCGCCACCGTCACCATCGGAGGCACTCCGCCGCCCCCGCCGTCGGGCGCCACCGAGCTCCTGCCGGACACGGGCATCCGCACCCTGCGTCAGTTCACCATCGTCAACACCGGCGGCAAGAAGCTGCTCAAGTTCCCGGGTGTGACCGCCAACGTGGGCAAGGGCCCACTCGAGATCCTGGGCAAGCGCTCCTCGTCCACCTCGACGGATTGGGTCGCCAACCAGGTCGTGTACATGTCGGACGGCACCAAGAAGACGCTTCCGGCAGCTGCGGCCACCTTCTACTACGCGGGTGACGGGCACACGCACTGGCACATCAAGGACTTCGACGCCTACGAGATCTACAACAAGAACGGGAAGAAGCTCCGCGACGGCGAGAAGCATGGGTTCTGCTTCGAGGACAACACCTCGTACCGGAACTGGCCGGGCAACCCCAGCTACCCGGCGTCGCCCCTGAACCCGGTCTACACCCACGACAACGTCTGCGGTGTCGGGGACCCGAACGCGACGAGCATCATGCACGGGTTGTCGGTCGGATGGTCGGACACCTACCCGGCAACGCTTCCGGATCAGGCCATTGACATCACCACCCTTCCTGATGACACATACACCGTGAAGGTCACTGCTGACTGGCAGAACTTCTGGAAGGAGACGAACGAGAACAACAACTCGGCAACCGCCAAGATCACCATCGCAGGGAACACCGTTACCTTGATCAGCGCCACCGACGGCCTCTGAGATTGAGGTGGGTCTGGCTACTCGCAGCGGGCCTCATCCTCACAACGTTGGCGCCCCCATCACCGGAGACACACGGTGGTGGGGGCGCTGACATCGGCGGGGACAGCTGCGAACCCCAGCCGATACAGTTCTTCTACTCACCCATAGGAGCCTTCACCATGACCAGCTTCCAGGACACCATCAAGGCCATTCCGGGTCTCACGCACTACTACCCCCTCGATGATGTCGGTCGGGCGCGGGACGTGATCGGCAACATTGACGGCGTGGCCCACGGCAACGTCACCTTCGCTGCCGACGGTGCCCACTTCGATGGCCGGTCGTGGATCGAGCTCGCGGACAGCCCGGACTTCTCGGTGCCCACCACCAAGGAGCTGACCATCATCGCCTTCCTGACGGTGGATGACTGGAAGCGGGTCTCCAACAACAACGAGTACCTGCACTGGATGGGCAAGGGCAGGCCCAACGCCCACGAGTGGACGTTCCGGACCTACATCGACGGTGGCGGTGGCGAGGCCCCGGCGCGCAAGCGGCGCATCTCGTTCTACAACTTCGTGCCCAACGGCGGCCTGGGCACCGGGTCGTACGTGCAGGACCCGCACGCGGCCGAGCATGTCGAGCAGGTCATCGGTGGAGTGGCCACCACCAAGGGCAGCGGGCCCACGCCCGGGTACTCGGCGATCTACTGCAACGGGGTCCAGCGGGACAAGGACATGTTCACCTCGTACAAGACGGTCCCGGCGAACACCTCCACCCCGGTGTGCATCGGGACGCGCGGTGACAGCACCGGGTTCCTAGTGGGGCGCATCCGTCGGGTGGCGTTCTTCAACCGGGTGCTCACCGACGCGGAGCTGAAGCGCATCTACGACGCCCACGCGGCCGAGGAGCGGACGCCTGAGGTCGTGACCCCGCCTCCGGTCGTGACCCCGCCGGTGGTGACGCCCCCGGTGACCCCGCCGCCAGTACACCCGACCGTTCCCGATACGACGCTGGCGGCGGCCGCCATCCGCACCGAGGCTCAGGCGCTGCGAGCTCAGGCGGCGAGGCTCGAGGAGATCGCCAACACGGTTGAGGGTTAGCCGCCCCAATCGTGAGCCTGCCGCTCTAGCATGGGTCCATGGCTGAGAACACGATTGCACCGCTGACCCCGATCAAGAACTCGCTCGGCGAGACCATGGGCTCCATCCTCGGGATGGTCGCCAACCCGCACGGCGCCACCGGTGGCATCAGGCGGCCCCGGTACAACGCCAATGTTGGCGATCCTGGGGTGGAGATGGCTCCCGGGCGCCCGGCGACCATGAAGGGCATCGACGTCACCCGCGTCGGGGATCCCTACGAGCACGAGCGTGGCTCGGGAGTCCGCACCCTTTCGCCCGCCATCGTCCGTCGGCGGTTCGACGAGGGCATCTGACGATGTCCACGTCGGAGCGGTCAGCGTTCGCCCCCAATGACTACGGCACGGGGGTGTCGGGCGCTGCCAAGCATGGGATCGAGGCGTACGGTCGGTTCTCCTACGGCGAGTCGTTCGGGTCCAACTCAGCGCTCAAGGGCATGAACACCTCGGACCTCAACCTGGTCGGTCAGGGGCATGGGTCGTTCACGTCGTGGGACAAGCTCGACAAGAGCCCGATGAAGCAGGGGTAGATGAGCGCACCGCACCAGAACTGGCAGGCCCTTGCGGCCGGAGGGTTCCAGGACGCCAACGCGTCGGGAACCGGTTCTGTGGTGTCTCGAGACTTCCTCGATCGGTTGAGGATGGCCCAGTCGGGCAACAACATGAACATCCCCACCGGGAGCTACCCGGATGGGTACCTGGGAACGATCCGGTCGCGCCAGGATGATCGGTTGCTGGACTCGATCAAGAATCGGGAGAACCAACGGGCCTACCAGAGGGGCGTGCACAAGGGTGAGCGCATCGATCCCGCCCAGTACATCTGGCCCACGGACATGGACCCTGTTCGGGGCCTGCGTAACCAGGCTCGAGGCGGTAGCCGCAATGTCCCGCTGGCCGAGCTCGTGGACCCTCCCCATCTGGTGAACGATGGGAAGGCCGGTCCCAGTGTTGTCGGCAACGAGCCGGGCGTCATCGATCCCTTCCGGGCGTCGCAGCTGTCTGCGCTGCGGCCTCCGTGGAGGTGACCCATGGCTGCTCCACACTGGTCGCATCACTATCCCCCCGGCACCAAGCCGTCCGAGTTCCACCAGAAGGTGCGCCGCGAGGCCAGCGCCGAGTGGAACAAGCGCTACGGGTCTGAGAAGGCCAAGGCGAAGGACCGCAACGAGGGCGTGGCGATCTACCACAAGCATCGCGCGTGGATGAAGACCGCCGAGGCGAAGGCGGGCGTTGACCCGACGAAGAGCGTGGCCCAGCACTACGCTGACCTGCACCAGAAGGAGCTCGACGCTCAGGCGAACGCGGCCAGGCCCAAGAAGAAGACCACTCCCAGGAGGAAGCCGTGATTGCCAACAGCAACACTGCATCCGGGCGCTATGCCGAAAAGCCATGGGGGATGCCCGATGAGGGAATGGGTGTGCCCAACCAGGCGGTGGGCCCCGATCGCTCCAATGTTGAGCGAATAACGGGAGAACGCCTCCAGAACGCCCTTCTCGCACAAGCTGTCCCGCCAACTGTCCGGTTGTTCAGGCCACGGTTCGGGTACCGGGTCGGTGCCTATGGGATAGACGACGTCCTCAATGTTGACCAACTGTTCCAGCCGCCCAACACCGGGGCGTGGTACTCCGGAGGACCGCCGGAGACCAACAGCTCGAGCACGTACTCGAACTATGACGCCACCTTCGGAAACCTCTAGGAGATCGCATGTCGTACGCACCATCCCGCAGCAAGGAAGCCGCGCTCCTCAAGGGGACCACCGAGGGCAAGTACTTCTACGCCCGGCCGGACACCGAGGATCCCCAGGGCCGGAACACGGCGGCAACGTTGGCCGATCGCGCCACGCTGAACATGTGGGATGGGTACACCTCGCAGGAGGCCCCGTCCAAGGACAGCCCGGGGCGCTGACATGGCCAGGCTCACAGCAGCGGAGCGGGCGAAGCTCCCCAAGTCTGATTTCGCCAACAAGCCAGCGGCCAAGTCGGTCAAGGGCAAGAAGGAGCCGGGCAGCTACCCGATCCCCGATGCGAAGCACGCGCGCCTGGCGCTGGCGATGGTGGCCAAGCATGGCAGCGAGGCGGAGCAGCGCCGCGTCAAGAACGCCGTTCGGAAGAAGTACCCCGGCATCGGTAGCTAATCTCCAAAGGTTGGGTAGCATTCCAACCATGACTGTTGCTCCAGATGCTTACGCTGATGCTCCACACATGCGCGTCCTGGTCTGCCGGGACTGCCGGAACCTCGAGGAGCTCCCGGACTTCCAGGGCCATCCGGATGACGACGTGTTCCTGGAGTACGTCGTGCAGGAGCACCCCAACCACATGGGCCAGCTGTTCAGGCTCCCCATTGGGATCTGGATGATGCCCGAGGCCCGGGACACCCTGATCAAGCAGATGATGGGGTTCAACGAGGGTCTGGCCGCGTTCGATCCCTCGTTCTACGAGGTGCGGAACACCTTCAAGGAGGACGCCCTCATCTGCTTCAAGGCGCACAACCGCCCCAAGGGTGGCTGCGGTGACTTCAACAGTGAGAAGAAGGAGCTGAAGCCCAAGACGGCGGCCGAGCGCAAAGAGGCCGGGCTCAGCACTCGCGCACTCCCCAAGATCCACCTCTGTTCGTTCTGCCCCGTGCGCCTGCACTACGAGAAGATGGCGGCACAATGATCCAGAACTCAACGTTGGACGTTCGTGACGCCAAGATCAGTCAGCTGGAGAAGAAGGTTCGGGACCTCGAGGCGGAGCTCACGTTGGCGTACGAGGCGTTGACACGAGTCAAGGTCTGCACCTGCTACATCGAGAAGAAGGCCGAGGAGTTCCATGCCTGAGACCGGATCGTTCATCGTCGTGGACAGCGACGGGGACCTTCATGACTACCACGACGTGCACTCCATCCAGCTGCAGGATGGCGCCCTGTGGCTGATGGGGGAGAACCGGTCCATCCTGCATCTCTACGCCCCCGGTGCATGGTTGGAGCTGATGGCTGCGGAGGTGCCCAGTGAGTGAGGCACCCGAGCAGCCCACTGAGGAGCAGCCCATCCCGGTGTACGTGTATGCCGTGGTGATGATGCCCAGCGGTGAGGTGAAGGTGATCAGTCGCCTGCCCTTCGACGCCCAGCGAGAGGCGGTTGCGTCAGACATCGTGATGACCAGCGGGTACGTCCACGATCTGATGAAGGCGGGCAGCATCAATGCCGAGTGACCTGCCCGACGTTGCCCTTACCCCGGGGAGCTCCTCAATGTTCTCCCCGGGCAAGCCATCGTTGGACCCGGACCTCTTCGCCGAGGGCCGGATGCATGCACATGTCCGGAAGCAGCTGCTCGAGCACTTCCACAAGAACATCGGGTACAACAACCCGTCGGCGTGGGCCGAGGTCCACCTCGCCGGGTCCGGGGCGTCCTACCAATGGCAGGAGGGCCCGCACGCGGACCTCGACATGCTGGTGAGCGTGGACTACCCCGAGTTCCGCGCCCACAACGCCAACCTTCGGGGCCTCACGGACAACGAGATCGCCTGGGTCCTCAACAGTCACATGCGGAAGAACCTCAACCAGGACAACTGGTGGGACCGCTACGAGATGACTTGGTACAACAACCCGGAGCCGGACATCCGGAAGATGAACCCCTACGCGGCCTACAGCCTCACCAAGGACGTCTGGCACGTCCAGCCGACGTTGCAGGCCCCGCCGTCCTTCGATCCGAACGCCTTCGGGGACACCACCAAGGCCCAGGAGATCCTGGATCGCTACACACGGGCCCGTACGGCCCTGGAGCGCCGCGACCTGCGCCCGGAGCTGAGGAAGGCCCACGCGAGCTCTCTGAGCGCCGCCATGGCCCAGGGGCACGCCCTGTTCGAGAGCATCCACAGCAACCGCAAGGCGGCGTTCGGTCCCGGAGGGCACGGGTACAGCGATCCGGCCAACGTGCGCTGGCAGACGGCCAAGGCCAGTGGGGTGGTTCCTGCCCTGAGGGTCCTCTCCGAGCAGCACCGGAAGGGCATCTCGGAGCAGGCCATGGCGCAGTACGGGATGGCCTTCCCAGACGTGAAGGAGCTCGTGATCCGGGCAATGATGTACCAGGACGAGCGGTGACATGTCGACGGTCGTTGTCCCGTTCGACGGGCTGATCAGGACGGACCAAGGACACCCGTTCCAGCTCGGCCAGGTGCTCTACAAGGTGCTGGTGGGCAACTACCGGGTGGTCCTCGCCAGCAGCCTCACCCAGGACCAGACCGAGGGCTACCTCAAGCGCAACGGGCTTTTGGGTTGGGCACGCATCCACGAGGGGACCGTCCTTGAGGCCCTGGCCTACGAGAGGGTGCAGGCACACGTCCATTTCGCCATGACCCCTGACGACATGGAGGCTCGGAAGATCTTCGAGCAGGGCATCACTGTCCTGCTGGTGGGCGCCTCTGACTTCGTGGATCCCCGATGGCGGCCGGAGCGTCCCACCTGGGGCCAGTTGATGAAGGGAGTCGAGCATGATCTCGGATGACTGGTGCGAGAAATGTGAGCAGCGCGAGGACCTCTGCAGGTGTCCTAAGTGAAGTTCATCTGGATGGGCGCTGAGGCTCCCAATGATGTGGACCTGCTCTACGGGGCGGGCGTCCGCGACATGGGCCTGTCCCTCAGCTCCTTCCGGCGGCGGGTCAAGTCGCCTCAGAACAACCTCGATCGGTTCCCTGATGACGTCCGGCTCTACCTGTACGACAGTGCGGCATGGGCCACGGATGCCACCCAGGACGACCTGATCGCGGGCGCCGAGGGCTACGAGAAGTTCCTGCATCAGTGGTACGGCAAGTTCTTCGCCTTCACCGAGTTCGACGCCCCAACCTTGGGCAAGGAGTACATCCTCGAGCGGAGGGAGGACTTCTACGACGAGGATCGGTTCGCGGAGAAGTTCTGGGTCTCGTGGAATCCGTCCTACGGCCTGGACCACCTGAAGTACCTTGGAGAGTCCTACACGGATGTAGTTGTACCAGTTTCGTCCCTTCAAGACCGGCAGACATTGAATGTCATTGGAATCTTGAAGCGGGAGTACCAGACTTCCTTCCACTGTCACGGGTTCAGCCTCGACCGAGACGTCAGGCACGAGCTCTTCGACACGATCTTCATGTCCACCTGGTCCTCCGCTCTTCGTCACAGTGATATCTACGTCCCCACAGGAGGGAACTGGGTCGTCCGTGCGCCCAAGAATGAGCAGGCCGCTCAGCTCAAGCGCCACGCCAAGTTCGTCGAGGACATGGGGTGCGACCTGCAGATGCTGATCGACGGCAACGCGGCCGAGCGCGAGCTCTACACCATCCGGCTGTTCCGGTGGCTGGAGTCCGGCTACTCTTCCATACTCGACGTACTATCCGAGAGTTCGGACGAATCGGCTCCTACCCGATCTTCCGCACCCACTCCCTTGGTTTCGGATAGTGAGGGTCTGGATCAAGTCCAAAATGTCATCCCATTGCTGCCCGAGCGCTATCCCATTACATCCAATGACACTTATCCGATAACGGGCACCAGTCTGCCGGGCATCCAAACTGAGGTGGTGCGGTCCTTCCAGCCAGATGAGGAAGGCAGGATGGTCATCAGCGACCAACCGCTCCTGCGGCGATCGGCTGTTCCAGTCAGGTCCTGCAACACCTGCTCACTCTCGTCCAACTGCCCAGCGTTCCAGCCTGGGGCTCAGTGCAAGTTCCATGTGCCAGTCCAGATTCGGACTCGGGAGCAGATGGCCGCCCTCACGGAAGCGATCCTCGAGATGCAGGCGTCCCGGGTGATGTTCGCCCAGTTCGCCGAGGAGACCTCTGGCTACCACGACCCAGTCGTAGGCAAGGAGATGGATCGGTTCGCCAAGCTGGCCGCCGTCTTCGCCAAGTTGGGGGAGTCCAAGGAGACCGTTCGCATCGAGGCATCCCGAACGACTCAGGGCGGTGTTCTCAGCCAGATCTTCGGGCAGAAGGTTCAGTCGGCGTCCGACGAGTAACTATCAGATGGAGCAGCCCCCGGCGCGCACGGGGGACGAGACGCGCCGGGGGCTGGTCTGGGGTTAGACGGCGTGACCGTCCTGGGGGAACGCCTGGATGATGACGGTTCCCTCGTCCTTGTTGGTGGTCGTGCGGACCTTCAGGTTCCGCTTGCTGGCTGCGACGAACACGGAGTTCCGCAGGTTGGCCAGCGAGATGGTGAAGTCGACTCCGTGCTGGAGCTTCCACACGCGGCCGTCCAGCCATGCATCCCAGTCGTATCGGACGGGGAATCCCTCGGCCCGGCTGGTGAAGCTGAAGTCCTCAAGCACTTCGGCCATGACGCCTCCTAGATATAGCCATCCCAACCATGGTACTACCAATGATGGCTCTACGGTTAGCTTGGATTTGATTCACGCCCCATCCACTTCCTGAATGTGGACGTGGCCTCGAGCTGCTGGGTGATCAACGGGCCGAAGACAGTGGCGATCGACTTCTCCATCTCGGTGAGAACCCGCTCGCCTCCCCAGGGCCGCCACTCCCGGCAGAGCTCCAGACACTGCTGGCAGATGTCCCTGCCGCCGTAGACGACGTAGTCCTCGCCAACCTCGTGCTGGCCCGGGAAGTCGATCGTGCAGCTGCAGTCGCACATCCGCTTCAGAGCCACTGGAGCACCGCCCAGGCCGTGAGCATGATGAGGCCCCACAGGATCATCGAGATGCCCAGGCCCCAGAAGACCCCGCGCAGGGAGATGCCCTCCCGATCGTGGCTGTCGGAGCAGATGACCTCCCCATCGATCACGGTCCATCCCGGTTGGCGAGAGAGCTTCTCCAGGGCACTGGCCCTGGTCTCCCCGGGATTCACCAGGAGCTTCACTCCCTTGTGACACACGGAGCAGCGCATCCGGTACTCGTCGGGCCGCCCGTTCATGACGTCACCATGGAGCAGCGGTGATCCGGGAACTTGGACCCGCACCGGTAGCACCCGCCGGTCAGGCCCATGGCCTTCCGGTTCTTGTCGATCTGCTGGTGGAGGCGGTAGGCATCCTCGCAGGGCCCACAGATGCCCCAGTCGGCCGCATCAGCCCCGCACACCAGGCAGGATTTTGGGTCGGTCATGACTCCCCTCCGAATCCGTCAGGGGACCAGCCCTGTCCCGCTCGGTATGCGTCGATCTCCTCGATCACCCGCGCACACCACTGGTCGTCCTGTCCGGTCTGGCTCTGGACCACGTCGCGGAACATGGAGATCAGTTCACGGGCCTCGAACATGAGCCTGCTCATCTGGGCAGGGCTGAGCTCCACGCGGGTGGGGCACTCCTTGCACACCGTCTTGCCACTCGTCTTCTTCCGCAGCGTCACGACGGCTCCTTCCGCTCACCATCGGAGTTGACGAAGCCGTAGGACCCGACGGGGTTGCCGTTGTAGTCGTGCAGGTAGCGGGCCTCGATGCCCCGGTTCTCGATCTGCGTGGCGGCCTCGCGCAGCAGTCGGGCCACCTCCAGCTCGGGGGCGAACTCTGGCTCGTCCGGGTTCTCGTGGTCGGATGACGCGTACTGGGTGAAGAAGGCGTCATTGTTGACCTCGATCTCGAGGACGAACATCACGGGATAGCTCATCAGTTGGGTACTCCTGTTGTGTCGGTCTTTCTTCCTGCGGTACTGGCGGTGCGGGCGCACATCTCCTGGACGGAGATGAACACGTCGACTGGGTCGGCGTTGCGCCGGACGACGGGAATGATGGCGCGGATCTCGGCACTGATGAGGTCCTCCATGGCTTCGGCGACCGACTCCGCGAGGACGTAGGCCACCGTCATCACTCGGCATGCCTCCTCGCCCGGGAACTTCAGCGCGTTGTGGGCGGTGCACCAGTTGGCGTCCCGATCCTGCACGCAGTAGCCCATCTCAGTACGGGCCACGTCCTGCACCCGTTCGACTCGGTAGTCCCTCACGGCTTCTCCTCCTTCGGGTGTGGTGCGCCATCAGCCTTGCCCGGCCAGTCATGCCCCTGGGGCTTCCCGCACCAGCACTCGTGAGATCCAATGGGGTACAAGATCTCGTCGTCCGATACGCGGGGCCGTCGGGCCGGGTTGTCGAAACGCCCACCACTGGGGCTCCATCCGGTGGGTCGGCGTTCAGTCCCCACTGGACTCACCTTGGGCGATGTTGAAGTACGGCACGCACTTCGCGCATACCGGCCACTCGGGCGGCGTCGCGATGCGATCCCTGTGCGAGAGCTTGTCGCAGCGCGCCTCAATGTCGGCGGCGATCTGGGCGCGGAGTGCGCGCCGGATGTCCTCGCGGGCTGGGCCATTGAAGTCGATCTCCTGCCGCTCTCGCTCGTCGGAGCGGATCATCGGCTCCCAGAGATCGAACAGCCTCTCCAGGTGCCGAGGAGCCCACCAGCGCCAGTTGGAACTCCGGCCCATGGCCTCACGACCGACTTCGATGCACTTCTCTCGGAGGCTCATGCGAACCTCGACCCTGGTTGCCCCGGATCATTGGACAGGGTGCAGTCCAGCTCATGGTTGGTGGCCTTGGGACAGCGCTTGTTGCCACAGAGGGCACACACGATCATCCGGCTGCGGTAGGTGAGCCTCTGGGTTACGTCCTCGATCAGCTCGGCGCGGTCGTTGACGCACAGCCAGCACCCGCACCCCTCATCCTCGACGACGGGCTTCTCCACCATGGCGTCCTCCACGTAGGAGCCCTCAAGGGCAACCTTGGCGGCCATCGATCGACCGACCAGGACCTTGCCGTCCCACGTCTGCGGGTATCCGGGCTTCATCTTCCGGATGCGCCTGGCGATGTCCTCCATGACGTCCTGCTCGTGGCGACGGATCACCTTGAGCAGATGCTCGGCCACCTCGGTCGCCAGGTCCTCGCGGAAGACTGCCGACCCTGTGCCACCCTCCCAGCAGACGGAGGCTGCACCCACACCGGTGTAGACGTACGTCTTGAGCTCTTCGTCGGTCATTCCTCCACCTCCGGCCACATGCCGAACTTGGCCATGTACTCGCGGTGGTCCTGATAGGTCGCCTGATCCGGCCACAGGTGGTCGCAGCAGGGACAGCGCAGGCTGCTCATGTGATCCCCTGCCAATCGTCGTCCTCATCCTCGGGGAGGATGGCGAACCAGATGATGCAGATGACGGCCGCGAACACCGTCTTGATGTCTCGGATGAGGTTCACTTCTTCTTCTCCTGTTCGTAGCCAGAGGACTCCCACGGCCGAGGCCAGCGGATCCCGTTCCAGAGGAATGCCGAGCACTTGTGCGGACGGGCCTCGGTGCCCCTGCTGCCGAACCGGCAGCCGACTGCGGGGTCGACTCCATGGCAGCCCTTCTCGTCGTGGCGCATCGCCATGTGCCCGCAGTTGCCACACAGGGCACCAGGGCCGAAGGGCTGCTCCGGAGCTGAGATGAGACTCACTTCAGCTCCTCCTTGAACGTCATGTCCTTGAACAGCAGGTACCGAGCGTCCCCAACCTTGAGGCCGCCCTTGACGTGGTAGCCCTTGGGGTAGGCGTACCGGCTGTGCACACGCTCCACGCTCTGGGCCGTGATCCGGTACGTGTCAATGCGGAGGGTCTCGCAGCGTGGGCACTCCAACGTTCGGGTGAACACGCGAATCTTGCCCTTGCGCTCGACGAGGATGTTGTCGCCGAGGCGGCGCCATGCGTGGCGCATGTCCCGGCACTCCAGGCTGATGGAGCTGATCTCCTGCGTGCTCATGGCTTGCCCCAACCTTCAGACGCGAACCTGTCTTCGATGGACTTGATGGCCACCGGGCAGGTCACCTTCTCGTAGACGAACCACTGGCCGGTGGGGCGCACCTTCCCGTCCTCCTCGTCCTCGCGCCAGATCTCGAAGAGGGCGGTCGCAGGGGCCTCCTTCTCCTCCAGTTCCTTGAGGCTCGCCTTGGAGGCGTACGCGGGGGCCTGGACGTAGGCGTGCCACGCGACAGCGTGGGCGTACGTGGGCTTTTGGGTTGACATCAGCTCTCCACCTCGATCGGGTCGTTGGTCTGGTCGTACTTGGCCAGCTTGGTGAACCAGCCTCGGTACTGGGCGATGTGCTCGGCGCACATGTCCACCTTGATGGGGTGGGTCTTGCGACCGCCCTTGACGTTGACCCAGATCTCGATGGTCTGGACCGTCTGGCCCATCTCGTCGTGGTGCTCGTCCCGACACCCGGGCTCATCGCACCACGCGATGATGAAAACGTCCTTTGCCACTTCAGTTCTCCTTCATTGTTGGGGCCAGTAGTAGGCCAGATCAGGACCGACATTGGGGAACATCGGTCCGTAGTGCTGTGGGTCCTTGCGAACCAGGTTGGACTGGTGGGACAGGTGGAGCTCCTGTCGTCCCAACCAGGGCGGCGCCTGGGAGGACAGTCCGTCTGCGAGTAGCAACGACTTGGCCAAGCAGGTGTCTGCGTAGCCACGCCGTGACCACTCCGCGCAGATGCGGATCTGGTACTGCAGCAGCGAGCCCTCGTACCCACGCCACATCCTGACGGCGGGGTGGTTCTGCCAGCCTCCACCGATGAGAAGGGCCTTGAGGATCTGCAGGTTCTCCACCCGCTGCTTGCCCAGTCGTTGACGATCGAGTGCTTGCGCCGACAGATCGAAGTCGGCATAGGGCAGGAACGTCTGCATCAGGGCTCGGGGACGGTGGCGATGACCCGCCGCCCGTACTCGTGGGTGATGGTGACCCGGCCCTCATTGGCGAGGAACCGGATGGCATTGGCATAGGTGCTCAGTGCCATGGAGTCCAGCATTGCCGGACGATCGAGCTCTGCGGGAAGCCAGCATGCTTGCTTCACCAGATCCTCGATGATGTCGATGAGCGGCTCGCGCTCGTCGGGGTTGTCCATCAGTTCTCCTTCTAGTGTGTCTAGAGTCTAGAACTCTATTGATGTGTGGACAACTCAGTCCCAGTGGATGACGGTGTCACTGTCCACGGTGGTCTTGAACCCGCAGTGGTCACACTCCAGGTGGTAGACCTCGTCACCGTCTTCGGTCCAGCCCTTGTGGGAGGCCCAGAGCTCACCCTTCTCGTCGGTCTCGGCCGCCCAGTAGCGGATGTAGCCGCGCTCGGTCATGGTCCAGGTGCCATGGGTGCACTCGTCGGAGTCGTTGTTGTCCACGGCGTCCTGCACAGTTAGCAGGATCCGGTTGACCATCTCGATCTCGATGCCCTCGGCCAACATTGCCAGCGTGAACGAGCCCGCGAGCTCCCTCTCAACCTTGCTCTCGAACTCAGGCATCAGCTGCTGGCCGTCCAGTAGTAGTGCTCGGCGTTGTAGTCCCAGTCCAGGTACTCGTTGACCTGGCCGCACTTGGTGCAGGTGCGCTCGTCACCCTCCTCGACATGGAGGGTCTCCTCGTCACAGTTGCTGCACTCGATCCAGATGTCTGGGGTACTCAGGGGGTGCGTCACCACGCCTCCTTCTCGGTCTCGGACAGGGCGAAGCCCTTGCCCAGCTTCTCGATGGCCGCGTCTGCGGCCTCCTTGGTGGCGTAGATCCAGTAGGTGAACTGGTCGGTCTCCGCGCGGTCCCGATCGTCTTCGGGGTAGTACTTCTTCACGGTCTGCGTCACGGCCCAGGCCATCAGAGGCTCCCCTCGATGGACGCGCGCTGGGCCTCGAGGACCTTGAGGTCGTCCTTGATCTGGTCCAGGATCGCCTGCGTTCCGGCGGCCATGACCTCGGGCGGGACCAGGACTCCCTGGTTGTGGATGTTGTTCGTGAGGTGCCACTTCTCCCGAACGGTCCACGTCTTCTTCTGGGTGCGAGTGGCGTAGTCGAACGCGTTCAGCCGCCACTGGTTCACGTCATCGAGGAACATCGCATGGACCTTCCGGTACTGGCGCTCCTCGCCATTGACCCAGGTCTCCACATGGATGACCGCTTGCCTGTGCATTGGAACTGTGATCATTGCTACTTCAGTGCTCCTTCATTGATGTGGACGGTCAGGCCGTCCTGGTGTTGTGGTACTCGAACATGGGCGCGCCCGTCACCATGTCGATGCAGCGCTGGTTGGCATCTGCATGACAGGTGGGGCAGGGCACGTACAACGGGCTCTCGATCACTCGTCGTCCTCCTCTCCACAGACGGTCTCGGTCATGTGGTGGTACATCTCGTGGTCCATCGACATGAGGGTGTGGCCGAGCAGTGCTGGGGTGACCAGCACGCGGGTCTCCTTGTCGCACTTGCAGTTGCGCGAGAGCTTGGCGCAGACCACACAGACCTTGGCGGACTTGGACCGGTCGAAGCCGGTGTGCAGGCCACCATCGGCCCATGGGGTCTTCCACTCAACATTGAGGGCTCGTTGGAGCTCATTGCCGAGGAGGTTCACCTCGAGGGCGAACCCGGCGATCTGGATGTTGATCACCATCCGTACTCCTTACTTGTGAGATGCCAACCGTTGCACGTCGGGCAGTGGTACGTCCTTGTTGGGAGGTAGCCCCGATCTGGGTTGGCGTGCTTGAGGGTTTCGATCTTCCTGAGGGCAGATGCCCTGTCGGGCAAGCGGAGCTTGCCAGTGCTGCAGTGACGTCGGCGGGGGAGGCGATGGCGCTTTTGGGTTGCCATCGCTACACCCCTCCTCCTAGGGCCAGCCAGGTGGCGTATGCCCGCTCCCCGTAGTGCCGGAGGATGAATTCGCCCTGCTCCGTGGTGACGTTCCTGATGAGCTGATGCTTCAACAGGTCGACATCTGCCTCACTCAGAAAGGGAGAGCGACCGCGTTGGCGAGGTCGACCTTGGGCTTCTCCACCGGCTTCTTGTACAGACCGGACAGCATGACGCGCTTGACGGTGGCCTCGTCGTAGGTGAACGGGACGTCCTCATGCGCCTTGGCCAGCTCGACCTTCTTGTAGCAGTCGAGGATCTTGGCCACGTCATCCGGGAACTGCCGCTGGCCCATCTTGAGGATGGTCGAGTGGATGAACGCGGTCTGCGCGGGCTGCAGGGCCGAGTAGCCCTGGTAGGTGTTGACGGCCCCCATCAATGAGGCGAGGAAGTTGTTCCGGTTGGAGAACACGTCGATGCCCTGCTTGTACTGGGCGCTCTTCACGTCGGCCGGGGTCATCTTCTTGACCAGGTCCTCGAACAGCTTCTTGGCTCGCTCGTGGTTGTGTGCGGCCACCTTCTCCAGCTGGGAGGACTTGCTCGGGGGCTGGCGCAGCACGTTCCAGACGTGCGCGTGCAGGTTGTTGATGGGGTTGTTCTTGTGCTCCCAGTCCGTGCGGTCCCACTCCATGTCGTCGAGGGACGGCAGGTAGAGGATGTTGCCCACCGATCGGGAGGTGACCTGCTGGGTGTTCAGTGTCCACAGCTGGTTCATGGTCTTGTCGACGGACACACCGATCTGGCTGACCACGTAGCTGACCATGGGGGCGGTGGATCCGCTGAACGAGACGCTGAGCTTGCCCGCTCCGCCGTGGGTCTTGCAGCTCCCCTGGCCCTTGAGCAGCTCGCAGTTGGGCCCGCAGATCGTGTCGAGGCCCTTGGGCATCTGGATGGCATCGCCGGACAGCTTGGGGGTCTCGCCCTTGGCGTAGCGCCCGTGCACGTAGTACAGCTGGCTGCCAGAGACATAGACCGTCTTGACCTTGATGTCGTTGTGGGTCTTCTCCGTACTCATCATTGCTCCTTCAATTTTGGGTTGGGCTGAGTTGCCCGGGGAACACTGGGACTTGCGCCCCAGTGCTCCACGCGCGCTCAGCTGTTGGCGATCTTCTGCTGAATGCGCTTCTCGACCACCTTGAAGATGAAGTCGGTCACGGACTCCACGCCACCCCCGGAGCCGTCCACGGCACCGTAGTCGTTGATGTTGGCCGGGTCGAAGCCACCGAAGCCGAGGATGTAGGTGTCCACGTCGGACGCCTTCTTCATGCCCTCGATCAGCAGCTTGGCCTCCTGCATGTTGGACCACCAACCGTCGGTGAGGATGAAGCACACCTTCTGCTTCTTGCGGCTGTTCTTGAACAGCTTGCCCGCGAACTTGATGGCCTCACCCGGAGACGTGCCACCGGTCGCCTGGATGGTGGGCACGTACTTGGCGCGCCACTTCTCCGAGGGCACCTTCCAGAGCTGGAAGTTGCTGTTCCACAGCACCACGGTGACAGCCGGACCACCGACGGACTCGAGCGCCGTGACCAGCGCCCACATCACGCCGGAGAGCTCGTTCTGGACGTGGTAGATGGAGCCGGAGTTGTCCACGAGCAGGACGACCTCCATGTCCAGCGCGTCCTGAACATTGGGACGGAACTTGTCGAACACGATCTTCTCGATGTCCATGCGGTCCCGGCCACGCGCATAGCGGCCAACGTTGAGCCTGCCCTTGGGACGGCGACGATCGAGCCCGCCCTTGGCCTGCTCGGCCAGCTGCTTGAGAGCCGCCACCATGTTGCGCTGCATGGCGGTCTCGTTCCACAGCGGCTTGCGGATGTTGCCATCGCCGAACGCCTCGGACTTGATCAGCTCGAAGTCCTCCTCGTAGTCCTGGGCGATGCGGTCCTGCAGCGAGTCCGACATGGTCTGGAGCTTCTCCAGCAGCTCCTCGGGCGTGCCCAGGTCCTCGGGCGCGATGGAGTTCTCCTCGGGAGCACCCCCGTCGCCCTGAGCATCCGGCGGCGGGGCATCGGAGGCACCACCAGCGCCCTCGCCACCCGACTCGTTGGAGGCGTCCTCGGACTCGCCAGAGCTCTCGTCCTCCTCGTCACCGTCACCGTCACTGTCAGAGTCGGAGGAGACGTCGAGGTCGGCATCGGACTTGGCCTTGGCCTTCTCGCCCTCCTGCTCCTCGCCCTCACCCTCCTCGAAGTCCTCGTCCAGCCAGTCCATGTCCTCGTCGCCGCCGCCAGCGTCCTTCTCCTGGTCGTCGTGCTCGGCATCGTCATCGGACCCGGGCTTCTTCTCCTTGTCCTTGCTGACCTTGTCCTTGTCCTTCTTCTTGGACTTCTTCTTGCGGTCCTTGATCGGGTTCCAGTCCTTGGGGTCCTCCTTGGTGTCCCCATTGGTGGGAGCCGAACCGCAGCCCACCTGAGTGGGGAACAGGTTCTTGATGTCGGAGATGATCTGGGCCGCCTCCATCGGGTTGGCGTACACGTCAATGGCGTAGAAGTCCTGCAGCAGGTCGTCGAACTCATCGACAACGTCGTCGCCATATGCCATAGCGCAGAACATTCGGGCCTTGGCCCTCAGGTTCTCCGGGAGGTACGTGCGCCCCGCGATGACCGGGTACAGGGCCTGGATGGTCTGTGGCTGCACGGTGGCGAGCAGGTGACGCAGGATGGCCCAGCGCAGGTACTTCTCGAAGCCCGGCCGGTAGGCCAGCAGCTTCATCTCCTGCTTGCCGTCCTCGACCATGTTGAAGGTCGGGAACAGCCCCTGGGCGTTGATCTCCTGGATGAAGCGGTCACTGAGCTTGGGCGTGTAGAACAGGTGCCCGATCTCATGGACCACGATGCCGACGGCAGCCGCGAGGTCCTTGGCCGAACGGGGCAGCAGCACTGCGTCGTCGAGCCAGATCATGTCGAGGTCATCCTCGGTGGTGGTGCTGGCGCCCACGCCAACGTTGCCGTGCTTGACGGTGACCGGGCGGCCACCGTTCCACGCCTTGGCCAGGGCCTGGGCCCATTGCTTGGTGACGGCGCGCAGGGCCTCGTCATTCTGCTTCTTGGGCGCCCAGCTGATGTTGTAGCGGCCGAGGCTTCTGCCTTGGGCCGCGATCGCCGGATCGATGTCGTGATCGGCGTTGCGACGGGAATCCATCATTGCTCCTTCAGGGGTTGGTGGTAGCCCGCCCGCGCTTTTGGGTTGGACGGGCTACCGGGGGATAGCATTCTCCAATGAATGCCATTGAGCGGTTCTGGCTTGGTGTTGTCAAGGGTCAGCCAACTGAGTGTTGGCTTTGGACCCGTGCTTCTAACGGCAGCGGGTACGGGATCTTCAATGGTGCACCCGGAATCAAGATGTACGCCCATCGCTTCTCCTACGAGATCCACGTTGGGCCCATTCCTGAAGGGATGTACGTCTGTCACAGCTGTGACAACCCGTCGTGTGTGAACCCGGGGCACCTGTTCATTGGCACGCCCGCCAAGAATCAGCAGGACATGTACGCCAAGCGAAGGCATCCCAACGCTCGGCTTACCAATGAACAGGTGCGGGCCATCCGTGATGACCCTCGGCCACAGAAAGAGATCATGGCCGAGTACGGGCTTCAGAGTCGAGACACCGTCTACCGGATCAAGACTCGGCGGTTGTGGGCGCACCTTCCCTGACCTTTCACCAAGAAAGGTCGGCCTCTTCGACGTCGGACTCGACCTCCTGGTTGTAGGCGGTGCCCAGCTCGGTGAGCCGCACGTCAATGATGGGACGCACGATCTCTCGGGCAGCCGAGTCGCGGAACATGGTGATCATGCCGGTGACGCCCTGCTTGAGACCGAAGTCCTGGATGGCCTTGTGGACCTTGACCAGGGAGTCGGTGCCGAAGGGCTGCTGGATGTCGGAGCGGCGGATCTCCTGCGCGATCTCACGCAGCGCCTTGACCGGGACCAGCTTCTCCTCGATCTCGGTCATGTAGCCCATCTCGACGTGCCAGAAGCGGCGGTCGAGCGCGGTGGACATGTGCGACGCGTGGCTGTGCGCGGCGTCCACCGGGTTCTGGGTGGCGATGATGATGCAGTCCTTGTGCAGCGGGATGGTGGACCCGTTGGACAGGGTGATCTGCCGACCGAAGTCGAGCACGCCGTAGATGGCGGTCAGCATGGCGTCAGCCGCACCGTTGATCTCCTGCCACTCCATGACGCCGCCGTACTTGGCGACCATGCCCGCAGCGGTGAGCACGCGCATCGAACGGGTGCCGCCCATGCCGTCCGGCACGAGCAGGGAGTCGTCCCAGAGCGCGGTGGTGTCCGTGGCCTCCGAGAACGGGATGGCCGCGTACGCGGTGCCCCACTTGACCGCCGTGTTGTAGCACAGGGCGGACTTGCCACAGCCGGTCGAGCCGGTGATGGCGATGTTCCAGCCGCCGTTCTTGGCGCGCTCGAGGTACTCGATGCTGTCGATGTCGGTGTCCGTGAACTTGACCGGCACCCACTCCTCGACGGCGACGGGCACCTTGTAGGCCGCCATGTTGTCGTGCACCTTGAGCGCCGAGGAGGCCGTGTCAGCGTCCATGACGATGTTCGGCAGCTCGCCCACGGGGGCGATGACCTCGACCGGGCTGGCCTCGGTGACCTGCACGACGGGTGCGGTGACCACGGGCGCGGCCTCGACGGGCCACGACGGCGTGGTGGTGGAGCCGATCCACTCCTGGGTCTTGATGCCGTCCTGCACCCGGATGGGCGCGTGCTCCCACGCCTTCTTGAGCGCGTTCACGATGCTGGCCTCGTCACCGGTGGCGTAGCCACGCTCGACGAGCGCACGGAGCATGTCCGCGTCCATCTCGACGTCGCCGATCCGCATGAGCAGGATCTCGTTCTCGGGCAGGTCGGTGGTCTTGTGGCCACGGTCGTCGGCGTACAGCGCGATGCGGTTGGCACGGCCCTTGACGCCGGTGTCCAGCCGCCCGAGCACGCCCTCGGGCGTGAGCGCGATCTGGAGCATGTGACCCTCGCCGTTGGGGATGCTGACGGCGACGGGGATGGTGATCTTCATTCTGTTCTCCTTCAGTGATACTTCAATGTTGGCAGTGCCGTCTGACATTGCCGTGGTGCTCGGATGCACCTGCACGCCCACCGACTTTTGGGTTGGCGGTGGGCGTGAGTACTACCTCCGAGCTGTGGATGTTCGTGGTGCAGTGGGCTAATCGACGTGGCGATGTGGGCTCCCAATGATGGAGTTGCGCCCATGCGGTTGTCACTGTCCGGGGCCTCATGACCACAGAACATCCTTGGCCCTAGAAGGGGCTCTCCATCTCCCAGATGATCCCTCCGTGATCGATCGACCAGGGATCCTTGTCGATCTTCTCCTCGGGGTGCTTGACCTCATGGATGAGGCGCGCGAACGTGGCCTGAGCCTCGTCCTCGCACTCCATCCAATGTTGGGTGAGCAGGATCTCCAGCCGGTCGATGAGGGTGAGGTAGTCGTCCTCGGTCAGGAAGAGACTGTCCTCGACAGCCTCCCACTCACCCTTGCCGTTCTTGGTGGCCAGGATGTAGCCGTCGGGGTCGGGGTTGTTCTCGATGAAGTCTGAGAACACGATGTCCTCGTTCGACATGCCCTTGAGCTCCACACCGGTCTCCTCGTGGAGGCAGGTGTAGCCGAACCTCAGCTCCGACGTGTAGCTCCCACTGTCCACGAGCAGGATCACACCAAGGGCATCACGATCGGCCAGGCTGAAGTCGGTGACCTCGATGCTCTCGATGCGGTACGTCATGGCTGGTAGTTCCGCACGAACGTGGGGAAGCGGGGCACCCCATCGTTGGTGAGCTCCTGGTACCGGTAGGTGATGATCGTGCCCACGGGGAAGTAGTGCAGCGCGTTGCGACGCTGCTCATCCGTGAACCCGCTCCCCACCTTGAACGCCACCTTGCACTCGGGGTAGTCGAGGAGCTCGAGAGCGCCCATGACTCCGTCGTGCCTGCCCTTGCCCGGCTGGTGCCCCGTCACCACGGCCTCAGCATCGTGGAAGCGCTTCACCTTGAGCAGGTCAGTGGTGCGGCCTGCGGTGTACAGCGAGCCTGCCTTCTTGAGCATCAGGCCCTCACCGCCCTTGGCCATGACCTCGTCCATCCGCTTCATGAGGTCGTCCTCGTCGCCACAGCGGTTCTGCGGGAGGACGTACGCCTTGTCGGCCAACCGGATGGGCTGAGTGTCCCCAGCCTGTGGGAAGTTGGTCCTGGCGTAGCCCACCAGCGTGGTCCACCGTGCCTCGAAGTCCATGTTCAGGTTGGTGCCGGTCTTGGGCATGTCGAAGACCATGTAGAACACGCTCGCCCACAGGTCCCCGGCGTCAGCCTGACGCACGATGCTGACGGTCTCCTGGAACTTGCCACGGCCGGTCCAGAGCTCCCCATCCAGCGTGTTGTGCGGCAAGCCATTCTTGAACCAGTCAGGGGCGTTGAAGATGTTGCCCTGGCGGCTGATGAAGTTCTTGCCATCCCACCACGCACGCACCCCGTCGAGCTTCTCGCTGGCGTAGTAGCCGGTGGGATCCTGTCCCTCCCACTTCTCAGCCAGCTGCACGGGCGGCACGTCTTTGGGTTGGGCCGCAGCCGCCAGCTGCGATGTCCCGGACGGGAGCGTGGCCACCATGCCAGCGAACCCGGCCACGGCCACACAGTGCTTGCAGCTGCGCTGGTCGATGGGCTTGCTCTGGTTGCGCCACGCAGGGCACGAGCAGGACCACACGGTGTTGATGTACTTCACCAGGTACGGGCTCTTGCCCGAACCCTGCATGCTCCACTGATGGTTGGAGCCATCGCCGGTGTAGGCGATGTCACCCTTCGCCATCGTCTTCCTCCTTCTCCACGGTGTTGATGAACTCGACGAACGTGTCGCCGATCTCGGTGTCGTCCTCGCCCCAGGTCTGGGCGAAGTCCTCTGCGTCCTCACGGGTCTTGAACGGGCCGTACAGGCCCACACCAGGTGAGCCCTCCGAGTCGTTCCACTCGATCTGGACAGTCCACGCGATGTCCCGCACCTGCCAGCTCATGAGACCTCCCGCTGGGATGCGAGGATCTTGCGCTCAGCGCGGTAGAGCCGCTTGGACACCCGACTGGTTGCTGCCTCCATCACGTCATCGATCGCCCAGATTGCCTTGAGCGCCTGATTGATGAGGAAGAGTTTGATGTCGTCGTTCATGCGGACTTCTTCGCGGCCTTGGCCTTGGCCTTCTTGATGGCGGCGGCGGCCTTGAGCTGTGCCATGGGGTCGACGGTCGCCTCAACCTTGACGGTCTTGGTGACGCCCAA